CCGCCTCGGGCGGTGTGGGTGGCGCGGCGTCTGCCGCTGCCGGTATCGGCGGCGCGGGCGGCGCTTCTACCGCATCTGGTGGAGCCGGCGGTGCTTCGACTCATGCCTCTGCCGGAAACGGCGGCGCGGGTGGAGCGACAACTAACTCTGGTGGCGCAGGTGGTGCGACGACGATCGGGTCTGGCGGCGCGGGTGGTGCTCGTGTCGGGTCTGGTGGAGCCGGTGGCGCTGCCTCGGCGGCCGCAGGCATCGGCGGAGCCGGTGGTTCGAACACGATGAACGGTGGTGCTGGTGGTGCTGCGTCGCACGCCTCTGGCGGAAACGCTGGAGCCGGAGGGGCGGTAGCCAATGCCGGTGGAGCCGGTGGAGCTGCCACGGGGACAGGCGCGGCTGCTGGCGGAGTCGGCGGCGCGTGGACTGCTGGCGGCGGCGCGGGCGGTACGGCTGCTGGAACTTCCGCAGCCGGCGCTGGCGGCGATGCCACGTTAACTTCAGGAGCTGGCGGCGCAAAAACCGGCACCGGTGCTGCCGCTGGCGGAGCTGGTGGGTCTCTCATTATCACGGGTGGCGTCGGTGGCGCTACCGCTTCTAGCGGCGCGAATGCGGGCGGCGCTGGCGGAGCGATTACGGTCACGGCCGGAGCGGGAGGCGCTGCGTCGGCTGGGACTGGCGCAGGTGGAGCCGGTGCCGCAAATTCCTTGATTGGAGGAGCCGGTGGCAACAGTGCAGGCGGCGCGGCCGGTGTTGGCGGAGCGATCGCCATCACAGGCGGTGCGTCCGGAACAGGAACGGCAGCGGCCGGCGGGGCCGTCGCCATTACAGGCGGAGCGGCAAACGCAACCGACGGCGCTGGCGGATCGATCACACTCGTGGGCGGTGCTCCCAACGGCACTGGTGCGCGTGGCACAGTCACGGCAACGGGCCTCATCGCCAAGTCAGCGTCGGCCGCAGCCATTACCACAACCAGAGTGCTCACGGCTGCGGACTCCGGGGGCGTTTTCAGTGTGGACAAGGGGTCGGCGTACGCCATCACTCTGCCCACGCCCGCGCAAGGCCTCCGGTTCAAGTTCTTGGTTCTCGATACGGGCGCGAACATCGTCACCATTTCCGACGGGTCCGCTCACTTGAATGGCATCGTATCGGTCAACAGCGTCGGCACAGTCATGACCGGAACTACGCTCTCCCTCGCCTCTGGCGGTGCGCTCGGAGATTGGGTGGAGTTCGAGGGCATCGACGCCACCCACTACCTCGTAACAGGTGCCTGCCTCAACGCTGCCGACATCACAATCGCGTAAGCACCAGGGAAATAGCCCGTGGTCGGACACCGCGTGACGAAAGGAAAACAAAAATGGCATTCCCACTCCCAGCTTCTCCTGCTGAGGCGACGATTCCTCCTCCGGAGCCATTCGACTTCACGGTTGATTCCCCGCCGATCAGCAAGCAGCAACTTGCGCAGTTGTCGGCCTATCGCGGGCGAGTGAACGACCGGGCCGTCGATCTCAACGACAAGGAGCATCAACCACGCACCTTGAAGTTCGTAACGTTCGCGGGCGCGCTCGACCTGTCCGACAAACTCTACCACGGCGTGCTGCGGTTCAAGGAAGTCACTGCCGATGCCGAGGCGGTTGCCTTCGACTTCTCGAACCTGCTTCGCGTCGATGCGCTTCGTTCTCCACCAAGCCCGATTCCGGTTCACTCCGAACCCATTGAGGAATAGTCAGTCATGGCAACTCATGTTCATAGCCGTGGATTCACTCGCGGTCTTGGGGCCGTGGTTTCCGACGAAACTCTGACAATCCAGGGGGGCGGAGAGGTTGAGCAGATTACCATCGCCGATGGCGTGACGGACCAGGAAGCCGCCTGCGGCATCGACTTCAGTCAACTGACGAGTCTATACATCCTGGCATCGGTGGCAATGACCCTGGAAACAAACTCCAGCAGCGCAGCCACGAATACCATCGTACTCAAGGCTGGTATTGCATACCGTTGGACCTCGCCCGGGAGTTACGATACCTGCAAAATCACGGCCGACGTGACCAAGATTTTCCTCACCAATGCCAGTGGCGGGTCTGGGACATTCGAGATGTATTGGGGCTATGGAGATGTGACCCCGTAAAATGGCCAGACTGCATCGCGACCTCAAAACCATTCTGCTGGCCATCGTCGCACGCCTTCGCAACGAAATCGAGTGGTGCAACGAGTCCACTTGCTATTTCACGCTCAACCCCCGCGCCAAGCCGTCTAACACGGGAGACAGGTGGATAACCGTTTCACCTGGTGGTGGCAAGTTCGACGAAAGCCAGTTCGCCGGCGGCGGGCGCGTGCTGCTGACTGCAGACAGCAGGTTCACGGTAACGATCCATTCTCCAGTTGCGTTGGACGAGGTTGGTCACGACACCGAATTCTTAATGAACGAATCTCTGGGCGTGCTGGAAGCGATGGATGAGGTCCTGGAAATCTTCGCGGAGTTCGACCCGCTGGACCCGGATGGCAACGAAATGCTGCGACAGCCAATCTGCCCGGACGGCTGGGAGGAACCAGAGCGTCAAAGCGAGTGGCTTGGGTCTCTGGGAGTCGTGTTCCAGATCATGTTCGATTGGGATTTGTCGGCCACGGTGCCGTAGGGGGCATCGTGATTTCTTATGCAGGCGTGCCGCTTCTGCTTCCCGACGAAGACGGCGAGTTGGCGCGCTTCCTCGATCACTACTTGCCCCTGGAAGATTTACGGCTGTTTGGCGAGCGTCCCGTATCCGTCGAGAGTAACCGGACGCAGAGCCGAGAAGGGTGCGGAGCAAGAACCGGGCTTGGGAGGCCGAATTATCCAGCACCTCCGCGGCTCAAGATTAACTCCCTCTATTGGCCGACCGGGGCATCTCGCTGGGCGCACGGCCTGTTTCTTTGCACTGGCGCGGCACTGCTGGAAATACTACCAACGGTTACGAGTGCATCGGGAAGCACGTCGGCGGTCCTCAAGATGTCAGACGAAGATCGGCAGTCTTTGTCTACGTCGATGCACCTACTGCCGCCGCGAAAACTTACGGCAGTTGTCGATCCAGACAACGACTCGCTCTGGCTCCTGCCATTAGTTGACGAGCGGTGGTTCTGGCAACTAAAGAATGCCGGTGATATGGAGGTTACTTCAAGCAGCACGTGGGCCAGCGTTTTCACGGCACTCGGCACGGCGATCGGGTCAACCATTGAGCATGTCGCAGCGGACGCCGATTACTTCAAACCCGACCCCACGGAGTTAACTAGGCGATATGAGAATGCGGCTGTTCTCATGGATTCCGTGGCGCATTCTGTTGGTCAGCGGATCGTTCGTGATTTGGACGGTACGGTTTACTCTCTCGATTGGACCACATCGGACGATCGACTGGGAAATAATTTGGATGGTTCATGGGGTCTGCTGGCTGGTGCGGATTTCTCCGGTACGCGTGATGGCGCTGTAACTCCGCAGTATGTACGAGTAGTGTTCCCAACTTTCATTAACCGGATGCCCGACAAGGATCGCGGGGTGTTCTCTGTCATCCGGGAGGCTTCCTCGTATGGCTTTACGGTTTTTAAGGCCAACGCGACAAAAACCATCTTTTCCACGGCAGCAGCCAATGGCGATAGCACTCCGGACAATGAATCCGATCTAACAACACTGGCAACTCAAATTGCCAGCGATTTTTACGCATCGCTTGTGTCCCGATACGATTATGCCTTTGCATCTATTAAGCCGTGGTTGCTTACGGGCTACGACGACCATGTTGAATGGTCGTTTGGATTTCAGCGCAAGGATTTGACCTTCGACGCCAGGACAAGGGTGCAGAGCGCTCCCTACAACTTCGGCGTGGAGGAAATGCAGCACCAGGTCTTGTCGCCGCTGCTGCCGTGTAGCGAACTACAACTTCTGCGCCTTGAATCCGACCTCTGCCGCGGCGGCAGCGCGACGGCGCGGATCGTATCCTGCGCGACTTCGTTAACACTGCCAGGCGATACCGTGACCGTGACCGACCCGACGAAGGCGGCGTTCTGTAAAGGCTCTGCGGCGGGGTCCGGCAGCACCGGCGGCGACTCTCAGGGACAAGCCAATCTGATTTGGGGCCGGCCGTGTGGCAGTGCGTACAGGTTCGTCAACGGCGGGACTTACTACCGCTACATCGAGGGCACGCTGGCGGCCGGGCAAATCTCCACTCCCTGGAAGGTGCTGGTCGGCGCGATCACGGGTTACGACGGCGAGTTTCTCTACGGCATTCAAGCGGGAATCTCTGGCGCATCGGACTACATCACGCTGTCCGGCACGCCCTGCGGTTCGCCGATGGACGGGCTGGCGTTCGGGGCCGTGGCGCACGACTGCGGGGCGTATCGAGTCATTTGGATGTGCTGCGCGTGAGCTATGGCCGGATGCTTTAAGACAATGCCGCCGTGCTGCCAGGAATACCCGTGCGCCTGTGTTTACTGTGATGACGAGACCGCGCCGTGCTGCCTATTGATCGAGATCGCCGGAATCAGAAATCGTCCATATGACGTGACAAAGCCGAATGGGCTTCAGAGTTGCCATCGCTTCTGCGACCGCTGGAATGGCACATTTCAGCTCAATTACAACGGTTCGTGTGCATGGTCGAGCAGGTGTGCGTTGTACGAGAGCGGGCCGCCAAATTGCGGCGCGACTCCCGGCACATACATGGCCAACAGGGGCGATGCCGGCCCGGTGTACGCGCAACTGGGAATCACCGAGGGCGGCGACTATCTTTTGACGGTTTACCTGGCTTCACCAGCGAGTTCAACGCCAGAACTATGCGGCCGATGGACGTACAACTTCGGACCATATAAGCCGGATTGCATGGCGTGGAGTCAACTTGAACTTACTCGCGAAGTTCCCTGTGATGACGATTTCAGTGAAGACGCCGATTGCGATTTCACTTACGCCACGTGCAAAGTTACTTCGCAGAGCGCGGCGTGTCCGAGCTACGAGTGTGACGAAGCAGCTACGACCGCCTGCGTTCCAGTGGGCATCGGCTGCTGCTGCGACTCGGCAGCAAGTTGGGCGGTTGATCTTGGAGACGGCGGCTGGGCGGCCGGCGACGCCTGTCTGGGCGGCTGCGAAGATGTGCAGGGAATCTATATCGTGGATTGTTGCGGCGGTGATGGCGGCTGCGAAGACGTTGGATTCACCGACTACTACGACTGCTACGAATCGACGTTTTGGGCAGAGGATTGCGCCTTCGGAACCGACAATCAGTTGCGACTAAGGATCATTGTCCACAATGGAGTAGCCGGAAACGGCATTGGCGGCACGTTCATCGGCGGGCCGGCGGCGGTCTCTGAAATTATGCATGAGGAATACTGCTGCGCGATCTACGTCGAGATCATGCTGGACATCGGCGTGTTTATCGGAGAAACCTGGATTACTCTCGGTTATTACTCTTATGCGTGCTATCGCGCAATCAACATTGAGCCTGATGGCTCTGATCTGTGCGTCGGACCTTACACCCTGACGAAAATCTACGAAGAACACGTCGGCCTGAATGACCCTGGGCACTTCTGCGACGGGTCCACGGTGTGCATCGGCTATCTCCCCGACACAATCACAGTCCAAGGCGCATGAGTATTTGCATTCTCACATTGATGCCGGACGGGACGCGCCGCTGTTTCAATTGCGATCAGCCGCCCATCAGCCGTGAGCTATCGGAGCAGGCCGGCGCACGCGGCATCAAGAGGATGTGCTTTGACCCGAATGCCAAGCCGAAGCCAGCGCAAGAACCAAGTACAATCCGCCGCGCGTTCAATTTCTCCGTAGCCTTGAGCAAGCACGTCGCCAGCGGAGCCAAGCAGCGCACGAAAGAAGAAATCCTAAACATCCTGGAGACGCATTGCAGTCGCTGCCAGTGGTACAAAAAAGATGGCGACAACGGCCGCTGCTCGCACGTCAAGTGCGGTTGTTCGGTGAACGGATCGCAGAAATTTCTGAACAAGCTCGCCTGGAAAAGCGAATCGTGTCCTATCGGACTCTGGGGCGATGTTCGCAAGAGTCCTCCGCCGCGCCCACAAGCTCGCGGCAACAGAGGCGCGGCCAGCCAAGCGGTATCACTTCCGGCATCCGGCGCTATCGCGCTGCGGTTCACGCACGGCCTAGGGGACGCCGTCCAGTTCGCCACGATCTTGCGATACATCCGCCGCAAGCTGCCGGCATTGCAGCTCACGCTTGGCGCGCACCGCGGCTATCCGTCGCTGTTCCGTTGCCTATGCCACGAATCGCTGACGGGTGGAGATCAAACCGTGCAGCAGGTCACCTGGAGCGAGCCGACCGAAGCCTGGGACGATCGGCCGGCTGGCAAGATCGAGCACTGGCTGAAGCGGCAGGGCTGGGCATTCGAGCCGGACTTGATCGGCTATCACAACCCGATTACCGCCGACGCCCTGGCCGCGGCGCGGGCGTGCATGGCGGCTGTTGGCCTGGACGAGCAAGGCTTCTGCCTGTTGCACAACAGCCCCAACACCAACCGCCGCGGCAAGATTCTCGGCGGGCAAGAGGACAGCGACGAGATGATTGTGCTGTGCAAGTTGATTGCGGTCCGTGGCCTGCGCCCCGTGGTGCTCGATTGGAAGCGCAAGGCTGGCCGGCTTGCTGAGCACGCCATGATTCTCGGCAGCGGCACGCCGTACCTGTCACCCGAAACCGTAGCCGACGCAGCGACGCTATGCGCCCTTGGCTCACTGGCGAAACTCTGCATCGGCATTGACACCGGGCCATCACATTGCTTCGTGGCCGGCGGCGCTAACACACTGGTCTACTGGAACACGAATCACCCGGTGAATTACTTTCAGCCGATGGGCAACGTGCTGCATCTGGTTCCCCAAGGGCACGCCAAGAACGTCCGTGGAGATGACCGATCCAAGGACGTTGGCTCGGCTTACTTCCACCGCAATTACCTCTACACCGAATACACGAACCTGCGGCCGGCGCTCTTGGATGCCGTGGAAGCCAAGCTGGCGAATCAACCCATCGGTCACAATCTAGCGGCACCAACAGAACTAGTGCAGGCCGATCACGGCTTCTGGATTCGCGACGGGCTGAAGCGGGAAGATACCATCGTAGTCAAGGACGTTTACGCGGGCGACTGCTACGGCCTCAAGTCGCTGGGCTTCACCCCGGAAACGATTCTCGACATTGGCGCGCACATCGGCTGCTTCTCCCGGCTGGCGCACGAGCTTTTCCCGCAAGCCAAGATCATCGCCGTGGAAGCCAATCCGCGCAACATTCCTGCGCTACAAAAGAACGCCGGCGACTTCGCGGAGATTGTCGAGGCGGCCTGCACCTACGAGCAAGGCGAACTGTCGCTGGCAAGCACCGTTTACGCGGGCAGCCGCAACAGCGGGGGAAGCGTGCTGATTGCGGGGGACCGGCCAGCGAAGCGACTGGTGGATGTCTACGAGCCTCTGCCGGTCAAGCGGCGCGTAACGCTGGAAGAGCTTGCGGAGCGCATCGACGTGCTAAAGCTGGATTGCGAGGGATCGGAAATCAGCGTGCTCCGAAATTGCGAACTATCGCGCGTCGGCGTGGTTGTCGCGGAGTGGCACGACGATTTGGCGTGGCAAGAATTGCTGGCTGAAAGGTTCCAGGGATGGACCTGCAAGATGGACCGCGGCAAGCACCTTGCGATATTGCGGAGGCGCGCATGAGCGACCCCATCATCGTGACCGGCATCGGCCGCAGCGGGACCACGTTCACGCAGCACTTGCTCTGCCGGCACCCGCACATCTGGATTAGCGGGCAGCCGGTGATTGCGCTGTCCACGCTGAATGGCTGGCTGGATCAGCTTGTGAGCAGCGCCGCCAGTGGTGCAGAGCAAAACGAGCGTCTGAATTACTACGTGCCGCACTTCGTTTCACAAGACCCCATAGAGATTGCGGCCGACTTCGCGGACCTGCTTTATCACCGCTGGGCACCGCAGTGGTACTATCGCCGTCGCTGGGGCATCAAATCGCCGTGGGCTTTCCTGCCGGCGGAGTGCAAACTGATCGACCGGCTCTGGCCCAATGCCGAATGGATCGTCTGCTTCCGCGATCCGCAACGAGTCTACGAAAGCCTATGCGGCACCGGGCACAGCTTCACGCGGGAGCAAGTCCAGGCGATGCACGAGACGGCCAAGGCGTTCGCCGAAGAGCGCGGCGCGCTGACCTTGTTCGTGGACGAGTGGGATGCGGAGTCTCGCCCCGTCCACGTTGCCAATCTACTGAGGTCGCTGGGCGAAGAAATGACGCCGGAGGTGGCGGCGTTCGTCGAGCGCTGGCCGAGGATTCACGCGCGGGAGACGCTGCCATGTTGATTGCTGTTCCGCCTGGAATCGGGGACGCCTTTTGGGCGCTCACGAAGATCCCCGCCATGCTACGTGAAGCCGGCGAGAGTAAAGCCGACTTGATCGTGGCAGACAACGCGCCGCGACGTTCCAAGGAATTCCTTGAGGCGTTCGACTTTATCGGCAAGGTCGAATACAAGCCGTTGCGATTCACGCTCGGCACGCACAAGTGCGGGCGCTACAACTATTGGCCAACGCGGAGCGTGCATCCCGAATGCGCCGGTGCAATCTGGTTGATCCCGAACGAGCATTTAGAGCAAGGCTTGCGGCTCGAAACTTGGTTGACGGAATACGAAATAGATTGGCACATCCAAGAGCGGTTCTTGTGGCAGGAATCCGACTTGGACTTTGCCGCCCAGCTCAAGCAACGGCTCGGGGAATACGTCGTGTTCTACCTCGGGCCAGAAGAGGGAAACACCACAGGCGGGCACAATCGCGGCGGAATCTGGAGTATGGCCGATTGGGTTACGCTGGGCCTGGAAATCGGCAAGCCAATCGTCGTTGTCGGCGCGGAGTATGACCGCAGCTACAGCAACAAGGTTCTGGACCTGGCCCACGCGCGCGGCTCGCACTGGCTGGACTACGTGGGGCGATGGCCGATCGGCAGGACGTTCGCCGTGGTACGCGAGGCTGCCGCGTGTATTTCTTACCAAAGCGGAATTGGCATCTTCGCGACCTACCTGCGCGTGCCAACCGCGATGTGGTGGCGCGCCTATGGGGACTCGTGCGTGCCCGGCAAGCTGGTGAGCTTTCACGAGGATATGCGCACGGCCTGGGTGCCACCGGACATGCTCGACCGCGGGAAGTATCTCGGAATGATTTACGGCAGGTGCGAGCCGGGCACGGTGCTGAAGTGGAACCAAATCACGAGTTCCTGACTTCCAACTGCATGAACCCCTCCAGCGTCTGCGCGGGACTGCTGGTAGTGCCGCACGCCGCCTTGAGGATGTAATCGGTATCAACCGTGCCTCCGGTAACCTTGAACTGTACCGCCATGCCGATGGGCACGCTGACGCCGTTGATCGTCTTGGCGGCAGTGTTCACGGCTGCACCGCTGATCGTCGGTCCCGAAGGCGTAGACGTGACCGTGGGGGTGCCGGTCAACAGTTCGCCGGGATCCAGCTTGTTTGCGAACGACACGGCACAGTTGCGGACCTCTGCAACAGTCTTACGGTTTACCTGGGGCGCTGTGTTGGTGGCCATGTCCTAACCGTCCGCTGGGATGGTGTATTGGATTCGATTTGGCGGCAATATAGCCCCTACTCGGTTTTCTGACAGCGTCCAGGCGATGCGGTTCGCTGGCAGTGTCCATTCAAGCCCGGGGAATCCCGTTGTTGGCTCTTCGGCACTAAACATCCAATCCAGCGCCGGCAAAAACGGCATCAGACCGCCCATGCTCTAATCTCCCTTGTTCACGTTACGCCGACAACCGGATCGGCCGCCGCGTCAACCGTCAGCGTTTTCGTCGCGTGCGTAGTCGATCCGTTGGTGCGCTTAATCGTCCAGGTCGTCCCGCTGCGGCTGCTTTCCAGGCTCGCGAGAATGACCGTGCAAAGCGTGTGCTCGCCCGCCGTTGCCTCGACGTTTGACACGCTGCGAATCAACAGCGCGTCCGCGTTCTCGATGGCCGTTGGAACCGAGGCTGTCACGTCGGCTGTGGAGATGTCGTTGAATCCGGTGATGCCGGTCCCCTTGGCCAGAACGATGTTCGTCCCGGCGGTCAGCGTGCGTGTAGCGGCGGCCCACACGTCGGCCGCGCTGTGCGTGCTGAAGCCCGTTGCCGTGTTCCACGCTGCGTCGCCACGGTCCCGCAAGGCTTCCAGGGAATCGCTCGTTTCCAGGTATGCTCCGCTGCCTGCGCCAGTTGCCCGCAATTCCGTCCTGGCGGTCGAGTCGCCGGTTTGCTTTCCTGCAATCAGTCCAAGCCACTGGGCCAGCGACGTGATTCCTGAGAAGAGCGTTGACGTGATGCGTGTGACCAGATTTCCAGTGTCCGTCTTGACGGCGGCAATATCCACGCTGATCGATGCCCCAGCAGGTGCTCCAAGCCGAGCGAACGAGTCCCCTGTCTGCGGAGTGTTGCCCGTGTAGGTCGTGAGTGTGGAGACTGTGCCGACCAGATTGCCGGTGATGTTGCCCGTGATATTCGCCGTCAGCGTTTGGCCAGCAGTCCCATCCAGCATACTCTCCAGGCTGGCCGCCACGAAAAAGTCATTACTGATGCCCTCGACGTTGGCCCCGATGAATGCCGATCCTCCAAAGGTATACGACGCCACTTGGGTTCCGCGAATCATCGCCAGGTCAACCCGACCATTCGGCAGGATTTCGTAGGTGACGCCCGCAGCAACCGCCGCTGGCAGGTCAGGCGTCCAGCTAATTTGATCCGTGCCGGAGTTGAATCCATTGATGAGCCGCGTCAACCCGACGTTCGAGCCGCTGGTGAACTTGATATGCATCCCCACCCAATAATCGTCGGGTGATTCGGTGCGCTCGGTGTCTACGAGGTCGCTGATGGTTCCACTGTCAGCCGTGCCGCTGGCGCATGCGTCGGTGGATTGCATCTTGCCGTTGAGCAGCGCGGCCGGCAAACGCGATTGAATGTCGTCCGTCTGGCTTTCGATATCAACGAGATTTGCCGCAAGAGTTGCGCCGCTGCCCAGGTTCGACGGCCCGCCAATCCTGTTCACGACATCGGTTTGAACGAAGTCGTTCAAATCCTGTACGGCGGACCCCAGCGCCAGAGACAGGCCGCTGTCGCCCTTGACGCGGATATCGTTGCTCACGTGGTCAGCGGTCACAACCCCGGTAAGGGTGGTTGCGCCGCTGACCGTGAGTGTTGCGAATGTCGTGGCCGCGTTGCTGCCGGCGATGAACACTCCACCTGCGGAGCCGGCAGTCGCGGAAGGCAGGAAGTCGGTCTTAGTCTTAACGGCGTCAACGAGTAGGTCTAACCGTCCGCCGTCAATCCAGTCCGTGAGCGCCCCCATGCGGGCTGCCGTAACCTCGTTCGTGTTGGCCAGCTTCGCGTCCAAGTCCAGCCCGCCCGCGTCGCTGATCGGCAAGCCGCCTGCGGCATCGGCTGCGGCGTTGGGGAGTGCGGTCCCTGCCAGCCCCCGCGTCGTACTCCATGCGTTATCGACAAGCGCGTCATTGAGCGCAGCCGCTCGGAAGCAGATCGTCGGCCCGCGCCACGGCAGGACGCCGGTCGCCTTTCCGGTGAACCAGCCATAGCCGGCGGTGTTGTTGTTGATCGACGCCCCGCCACTCGCGGGAATCTCGATCGTGTACATGCCGCCGTCCTGATGCGCCCAGTCGTAGACTCCTGCGGCAGTCGGCGTGACGACTGTGGCCGAGTACGCCCCGGCAGACGTAACGAAATGCCAAATCAGCTCCATGCCGGCGGCATCGAAGGCGACGGCTTCTTCGATGGATACGAAGTCCGTCGAGTCCGTCAATGGGACAATGTTCACCGGAACCTCGGCTAGGGCGGCGTCAACATCCATTGCGATCATGCGGCGGCCCTCTGCTGAAGATGGTAATACCACGGCGAACCAGTAACGCCACCCACCGCCGGCGCCATCCACGGCCGGCGAATCCAGTTCAGCGTGTCGGGGTTGCTCTGCCGGGACTCGGCATAATCTGCCGCAACCTCCGCTGCCGACCAGGGGCGCGACGCGAGAACGATATCGTCTACCGGACCAGGCCACACAAATGACCCATCGACGCGCGCCCCGATTGCCATTTGCAGCGCCGCGCTTTCGGCGGTGGTCGAGTCGGAGCCCACGCTTACGCCGTCGCGGTATAGCGCAGAGCCTGTTGGACCTGTCGTGGCGATCCAGCGATGCCAGCCGGTACCGACATCGGATGTTCCATAGGTGGTGACAAGACGACTGCCGACAATCAACTGCAAGGTGCCCCCGCCCCCTGCTCCACGAATTTCAAGCGCATAACTCGGAGTCGTTTGAAATGCCACAAGCATCGGGAACGAGCCCGCGCTATCGAGCCGCGCCCATGCACCAAACGTCAGGTTCGCATGGTCTCCTTGAACACTGCCTACGCTCACATAGTCGTTGGTCCCGTCCAGCAGCAGCGACCCGAACCCGCCCGTCCGGCCCATCGCGCTCTGCCAGAGTGGCCCGTTGGTCAGCACGCCGTGATTGCGCATGCACAAATCGCGGAACATGACGCCGCGCTGCTGGTCTGGAAGCGCAAGCCACCTGCTGACCAATCCGCCCTTTTGGTTGAGCGGATGATCTGGATTTAGGGCGTCACCGATGCAAATTTCGCCGTGCATTGTTGCTCAATCAGTTACTACGCCCGCAAGCGGGCTTACAAGAACGGACATCTCGACGGCATCACTGTGCAGTGCCGCCCCTGACTCGTTCCGAACAACCAGCGTTCCATAGCGATGTTTCGGCCGGAACGCGCCGACTCTTGCGATTTGCACCGTGCCTGTCGCCTGTGCCGTGCAAACGAAATCGCCAATGAATTGCAATTGTTTGATTGCAGCAGCCATGTTGGCCGAGTAGCCGGCGTATGCCGCATCTGCGCCGCCGACTCCGCCGGGGTTTGCCGTGCCGGCGGTGCCGCTTGGCGACGGTGCCCACCAGAATTCAATCACTTCCCCGGCAGTCGGTGTGGCGGCAATCTCAATCGCGGCCACAACCTCGTAGACTTCGGCTCGCGTTGCGCCGAGATCCACCTTGTCGGATTGCCTGGCAGCAGCGTCAGCCACGCCGGTCAAGTCGATCTGGGCTGTGCGCGTGCCAAGATTGTTGGCAGCCGCTGGGGCATGGTCCGTAACGTCCGCGAATACAATTGCGGTTCCGTTCTGGACTAACAGATTGTCGGGCAAGGCCATTGAGTCACCTGAATAAAGTAGGTCCGCTAATTCGTTCGCCGCCGCCGCAATCGCCGCGCGGATGTCCGATGAATCCCACTCTCGCACGCCGGATTTCTCCAGCATCCGCATTGCGAGAACGAGGGCGATTTCTGATTTGCTGGGCATGGGTCATGTAGCGTTTCTGGCGTTGCTAATATCGCTGGGAGTCGCGTTGCCGCCTTTGCTCAACAGCCCGCCCTTGAACATCTGCGTGATTCTGCTGGCCGGCTCTTTCAAAATCGCCACGAGGTTCGCGCGGCTCTCTGTCCCGGCCGCAAACAATTGCAGGATGCCTTCGTAGACTTCGCCGCCTTGTTTGGGGTTGATCGTGCCGCCCTGTCCGACTCCAAGAATCCACTGACGATCGCCTGCTGACATAGCCACGAACTCATCGCGGTCGATGTTCAACATGATCTCCGCCGTAGGAATCGCTTCGCGGTCGATCGATGTGGCTGCGCTGACGACGTTGAGTTTGTTCGCGTTGGCCTCGTCGTCAGCCGGAACCGTAGTCAGCCCAAGACCCAGCGGGTCGTTAGTTAGCTCCGCCTTAATGCTCAAGAGGTCTGCATTCAGGGTAAACGCCATTGGAATCTCCTTTAAGGTAATCGCTTGGCATCCGCGATATCGGACTCAGTGACATGGCCAAGCCCAAGCTCGTCGGCACGGCTGCCGCTGCGCTTGAGCAACGCAATGATGTTCGCGCGGGTCGCCGTGCCGGCCCCGAATACGGCTCCCACTTCGGTCTTGAAGTTGGCGGTTAGCGGGATAGAGTCAGCCCCGATCAACGCCCGCACGTAGTTCTGCTCACCTGCGGTCAATGCAGCCAACTCCGCGCGCACAAGGCTGGCTGCAATCTCGCCGCCCGTGATGCTGGTGCGATCCACCTGCCGGCCGTTGGCGTTGAGGCTGGCGGCGGCTTCTTCGTCGGACATGCCGGAATAGCCGCGCGCCAACGGGTCCGCAGTCAGTTCGTTTTTGAGTGCTTGTAAGTCCATGATTTATCCCTGCAAAGGTTCCGTTTCGATATGCCGCCCGGTCACGTCGTCTCCTCGTTTGCCATCGGCGACGCTTCGCGCGGTGCCAAGCCAAGCTCCAATGTCGCGGCCACCAGTCTGGCACGCATGGTCGCCAGGTCCGCTGTCTCTTGCTGCTTCTGGCTGACAGGGCTGCTGTGCTCAGGAATCACGTCTGCCACCTTAGTAAAGTGCTGCTTGCCCTCTGCCCTCAGTTTTCTGTTGGCCGCCTTCTCTAAGTCGTCGATTGCCTCCTCAGCCATCTCGCGATAGCTGTCCCCGCGGTCCTGCGCCGACTTGATGTGCTGGTCTTTTGCGTCGATGAGCTTTTTGAACAGGATGCCGATTGCGCCCCACAGCGCGCCCAGCAGCGTGAGGATCACGGTCAACCCCTCGGTTGTGAATGTCACGTCTGCGAACATGCGACTGGTCACCCCGGCGTTAGTGGCTCACTGCTTTTGCGGCTAAGTCGATCACGAGCCCAATCAGTCCCCAACCTATTCTCAGGCCCATCCCACAAATGATGGCCCACACGAACGTCTGCCAACTCATGCCGGTATTCATTGGTTGCTCCCTATTTGCGTAGTGCGGACTTTCCCTACTGGTTAAGGGTTGCGCCGCGTCTGTTGTCCGTGTGCTGCTAAGGCTGTGCGTAGCGTTGACTGGCTCTTAGTGACCGCCGGTTTTTATCGAAACATCAGTTGTGGACCCGGACGCAGACCACGTTGCCGCATCTACTAGCGACGCGTTGCCGGGGCAAACCCATTGCTGGGAACCACACGTTTCGAGCCTGTCATTCATCCTTCCGCCTCGCCCCGCACTGCTGCGGGACACTTTTCGGATTACGCTAACTGGGGAGTTTTTAACCCAGTCCCTTTTCTATCCCGGCTTCTTTTGGTTCAGGTCAACAAGCCGGCCCAAAAACCTGTAGACAACAGAGCGTTCAAAACCTATACTTTGGTTGCGACGTATACTCCGCTGTCCTCCACACGGACACTCGATTGCAGCCGGTTAACCCCGGCTGCTTTCGTTTCTACTCCCGATGATTTGCTGCCACCTCCAGCACCGGCAAGCACACCTTGCACGGCACTTTCCCATCTGCCGCCGCTTCCTCGTGGCTCGCGTACTCGCGCCGATGTGCCATGCTCGCGGCATAGCGGCAGTCGGCCCGGTGGTAAACGCCCTTGATCGATGAGGCGACGTAGGGATAGTCGATAGTCGGTAATGCACGATGGGTCGTGGATGATGCGTGATCGATGGTCAGCAGTCGCTGATTGATGGTCGATGGTCCCGCTGACCCCACGCTCACCGCACGCACAACCCGGCTCACGAAATAGATCGCAGCCCACACGACGAACGGCGACAGCACGATCAATACGGCAATCGGAATCCAGTTGCGGACGGGCTTGATGACGACGTGGTGTGCCATTGCGGTGCGCTTCGGGTGCGGGGTGATTGGGGTTACGGGACTCATTTCGTTTCGCAGGTGCATCCACCTTCGCCTTTGCCATCGTGTCTCGCGCCAACAGCGACAAGCCCATGCACGGCGCACTCGTGCCAGTTGTGTTTGTTCTTGCACATCGTGTCGCCCAGCATGCAGCGGCAAACCGACATCGCTGGCTCACCGCACGTCGGGCACTTGCTGCCATAGCCGGACAACACCAGCGTTCGCTTGCCGAGATTCTTTGCAGCTTTGGTTTTCATTTCAGCCTAATCCAGCATTTGGAAACAAATCATCGCGTCGCACGGTCCCTGCCTGCTGCAACGTCGCGAGCATGTCGGCATCGCTCTTGCCCATGAACACGACCATCTCGCGGAAGCCATACTCCGGGCTGCCGTGCTTTGTTTTGGTGAGTCCCTTGCGCATCTCGGCAATGTCGGATTCGGTTAGCCCGACGATGAGCATGTGCCCGCCATGCAGTTCTCCAGCGGCAACGATCATGTGTAAATGCACTCCGTGACCATCCGCAGGTACGGGATGATGTTTTTCGATGGCATCGTGCGTTCGTCGGTCCGATCATCGACGGCGCGAAGCGTCATCAGGTTCACGCCGTTGTGCTCGATGCGCCGCGTGATTCGCCAGAGCTTTTCGGTTACGTCGCGGCGGTCGCACACCTTGTCTCCCGGCAGGAACGTCGGCCGCTCTGCTGGGTCGTATGGGTTGACTGGTCGCGTCATGCGCACCCCCTTATGCAGCGATAGCCGTATAGTCTGTAATGGGCCATGACTCCGCCGCATTTCGGACAACGCAAGCCGGAGCGTGGAGGCTGTTGCTCCTCGTCCAACTGCCGCAGAATTTCAGCGTATTTGGACTTGGTGTTTTCAGCGCTCAGTTTAACGCCTTGATCGGTTATGTCTGCTTTGCCTTTCATATTCCGGCCCCCAAATGCTTCTCGTTCGCCTTGCGTTGCTTCTCCGCGAGATACGCCGCAGCCTCTTCCGCCGTGCTGCCAACCGGCTCGCCATCGGGCCACTCGAAAGCCGGCTTGAAAATATCTTCGCCCTTCGCTTCTGATGCCGCCCGGTCGTAGTCCACCAAGCGGAAGTGTCGGCCGCAGTGGCAACAGAACGTGCCGCCGTAGAACTTCGGATTTCGCGCGTACGTCTCGGACAACGCCAAGCCCATCGTTGTCTCTGTGCCGCACGCAAGATGGATATAGCTGGTCCGCACCGGCCGCACGAATCCCTTTGCCCGCTCCTCATCGCTGAGAACGAGATACGATTCCTGCTGCCCATCGGACTTGATCTTGGCAAGCCCAGGATCGTTGCGGTCAGTTGTGATTCCCATATCTATTTGAACAACAGGTCAATGAGTTTCAGTCCGATTGACGACAGGATAAAGCCTGCCGCTGCGATCACGGCTCGCCAGTACATGCGGTTGCGGTACTTCTCTTTTTCGTAATCCTCTTCCAGCTTCTCGTGGTCCGCCTCGACTCGTTTCAGGTGCTCCTCGATGTCGTGGATTCTGCCGTTCGTCTCCGCTTCAAGTTTCTTGGCTGCCTTGCCCGGTGAATGTCCGTCCGCAACCCGGAACGGCTTGCCGCAGTTGACGCACGGCACGCGCGGCTCGCCTCGCGGGTAGTAAGCGCCTTTGGTCCCGCACAGCGGACACCAGAGGTTGACGCTGGAGTCGTGGGTGGTTGACATTCATTAGTTCGCCGTTCGTGTTTCTGTTCCTGCCACTGCTCATTACGCCCGCAAGTCGCGGGCACGCTACAGGCGGCGGTCGTGCCATGATGCCGACTGTGCGGCGTTCGGGTTTCGTTGGTCGCTGTTGCTTCGGGGTTGGTTCGCTTGTGGGTTGCTTCTCTGGTTGCTCTGGTGGCGTGAACGGCGGCGGCTTTTTATCTTCCTCATCATGCTCTGCGCACGAATTCCAACTGGTCTCGTAGGTCCAACCAGTCCAGTTAGTCGTGTCGTCTGTTCCGGTCCACGGTGCCAATCATGTTCCTTTCAAAAACCCGCCGGTCCGAAGGGGTATTACGGTCCCGGCGGGCGCGCGAAGTCCGGGAAGTCCCTCCCGAAACTCTATCGATGTGTCTCCAGTGATTTGATTTTCTGCATTGTGTGATACAATGAAGCGGCCCGAACAGAACGCGCAAACGCTCTGCCGGGCCTAACCACTCCGCAACCTTCACTGGAGGTCACGTCATGGCTAAGCCAACTATTGCAACGCGCACCAGCCAAATCAAGGTTGGTCAGCAATTTGGGCGATGGACAGTTCTTTCCTGGGTGAGCGGATCCCCTTCTATGGCTATTTGGCTTTGTCTGTGTGATTGCGGAACAACTAAACCAGTTCGCGCTGCCGGACTCTCGAGGGGCACTAGCCGATCGTGCGGCTGCTTTGCAAAAGAGTTGCACGCGAAGAGGAATCATAAGCACGGGCTGTTCTACACTCCCGAGTATGATGTCTGGCACGCAATGAAGGGACGATGCTACAGGCCCAAGCACAAGTGGTATCACCGCTACGGTGGACGTGGAATCAAAGTCTGCGACCGCTGGCTCAATTCGCCAGAAAACTTCGTTGCCGACATGGGCAAGCGCCCGTCGCCAGCGCATAAACTCGAACGCAAAGACAACGATGGCGACTACTGCCCAGAGAATTGCGTGTGGGCTACTCAGGAGCATCAGAACAACAACCGTGGAGAGTACAACAGGATCCTTGAGTTCAATGGCGAGACACTGACGCTCTCTCAGTGGGCGCGCCGGGTTGGACTCCGAACGGGAACAATCAGCGAGCGCCTTCGGCATGGGTGGACCATTTCCGATGCACTGACTCGTCCGCTTCAATCGCGTCGTCGTCGTATTCATCTCGGAAGTTCCTGACAACTACAACAGCGGCAGCCACTCCCGCAACTGCACCGCTTCGGCGTGTGGATCACATCAGGCATCGCACGCACCAGTGCCGCCATTTCCCGCAACTGCCCTTGCCGCGTCGTGTCGCTGCCGTGTTGCTCACCGCCCAAGTACGCCGCAAAGCCAACGACGAGCAGCACCATCGCGGCGAGGATCGCTTCAGCGATTCGCCAATCGCGGGGCGCGGGCTCTGGTTTCTGGGTGAGCTTCATGCAACCTCCGAATCAATCACAGACCGGCTTTCGGCCGACTCCAGCGCGTGACGCTCGGCAAGGGTCTCCGGCTCACCGCCGAATCCGCTGGGGCCAAATGGCTCGTTGAATGACACCACCGGTACGGCCACCTGCGGCGGGTCAACGTGATACGTGTACGCGATCTTCCGTTTGCCGTCGCTCGTTCCAATCCGGCTGCCGGCCGTCAGTTCGCGCAGCATCGCGGACACGGCGGAAAGCATGTCAACTTCCGTGTCGGCTTCAATCGCGGCGGTTAGTTGGTGTGAGTGGTGCATTCGTATCCTCAAAAAACCGGGCGGGCTTCATGCCCTTTGGCGGCTGCGTGCCGTGCCCGGCGTAGTTCAAAGAGGCTCCCGCCGGTCGGTGGTGTAACTCTGGCAAGTGCCGGCGGGAGCCGTAGGGACCGGCACGGGAACGGGAACCGGAACGCCGAAGTTGCGAACCGGCACTCCGTAGCTGTAGACCGGAACGCCGAAGTTGAACGACCGAATCTGGGCATTGCGAATCTGCTGGGCGCGAAGGAATGCCAGTTCATTCGCGCGGGCCTGCTGGCGGATAGCCGCTCCTGGAAACAGGAATCCACGGCGAACAACTGGCCCGCCAGCCTGGCACATGTCCGCCGCGAGGCAGAGCGCGAGTACGGCGATGAGGGAAATGAGACGCTTCATGGGGTTTCTCCTAGGGTTGGTTTTCAACGACGTGTTTCGTTGCATTGCTCGAACGTCACGCCGTCCGTTCGACCAAATAACTTTCCATTGACTCGCCAAACCCTGCCGCCAGACGGGTGTTCTCGTTGTTCGATCAAGCCTTCTTGTGCCATCAGGTCAAGCACTGCGTCAGCTCCATCCCTGCGACTGAATACGCGTGTCCAGTTCCACTTGAAGTGGTCTGCTAAGTGCGCGACGACTCGCTCTAGTGCCTCACTCACAATTGCCTACATCTGCGGCCCGCGTCCGGTTAGTTGCTGGTGATGCTTCTGTAATAGCTCAACCACGGCGTCGAACTTCGCATTGACCGTGTAGCTGATTCCGTCCTGGCTGATGCTGGTTGTGGTGGCTGACTTCTCGACCGGCGCGCCGCACGTCAAAGGGTTGAATGCGACGCGCTTGTTGTTGAGTGATCCTGTGGCGTTGATGGTGAAGGTGACGTACATATCAATTCAAAACGGCAACGCTGATGCCGGCAATTAGCAGCCCGATGCCAAGTATGCCGAACGGGAACGATCTAGGTTCGGTGGCGATTATGTTGTTGACCTCCATTTGGCGGGCCTCATCTCTTGCGTCGAAAAGGAAACCCCTGGACCAGAACACTGAACGAGCCATCAGTCTCCGATAAGAGCCACAGCCGCGCAGGAAATACCCCAGCATCAGGCATCCGGCGCACATCAGGATTTCGTCTGCGTAGTCCATGTCACCGTGTCCGTAGTGAGTAAAGTGAAATCCAGAACATAGTCCACAAAAACTGTCCAACCAGCGACATGGCTGCGAACTGTTTGGCAGACTCAATCACAGCGTCATCTGTAGTTCGTCCCATCCAGTTCGATATGCAACATCCGGCAATACAGGTCAACCCGGCAATAAACGGTGTAAGAATCCATGCGAGGCCGATCGCGATTGCTCCAATTGTGTCGTCGGGCTTTGCGCCGCTAGTTGCCGGCGAAGCGTATGGATTCTGGTCGTCAAGTCTCATGCTTACTTGCCTCCCATCGGCTGTGCTGGTTGCGGCGGCGCGGGCGCCGGGTCCGGCGGTGGCGACGAGCCTTGCACGGACACGCCTGATTCGACAATCGCCTCGACCTCATCCAAGATGCCGACTTTCTGCGCTTGTGTTGGTTGCTTTTCTTTAGCCGGCGGCATGGTGATAACCTTGACAACTTTCCCGGTTTCGTCCCTCACTTTTTTTCCGCTGGACAATACCTGGCTGATGGTCAAATACTTCGACTGCATGCGTTCATCGCCAATCACAAAGCCGCCCTTTGCTTCCGTCTGGTCGTGGCAGCGAGTGCAGAACTGCGCGAGCAACGGGTACGGCTGTGGCGGCGGTGCCGTCTCTGCTTGGTACTTTTGGCCGTTGTAAGGCTGGCCTCCCATGTAACCGTTCGCCTGCCCGTTGATCGCCTGCAATTGCTGCTGGTTCAGCGGGGTGACTTGCACGCCGTTTGCGCTATGCGTCACGACCACGGCGGACGACTGGCCTTGCGCTTGATAGCCAGGTGTCAGGCCAGCGGCGTTCAAAACCATCGCGGCGCTTTGGCCGACGGCATACTGTTGGGCGATGGGTGCATCGAGTTCTGCGAACCGCACGGCCTGCGCATCGACGCGCGCCATTGAGGCTGCCCCGACGCTATTGAATGCCAAGAGCAGTTGCTGCTGGCCGTGCATGAATGCGTTCCTGTCAAAGTACGGGTACGCCCCTTGCTGATAACCGCCGTTGCTCACGCCGAGACTCGCACCCTGCGCGACGAGTGGCGTTGGTGTGCCGGCATTCTGGATGACATAGACATTGCTTTGCACTTGCTGAAGCGGTGGCGGCGGGACGTAAGCCTTCGGCACGTAGCGGCACGATCGGTAATTTCCGCACCGGAAGCAGGCTTGGGCATCAGAAGCAAATCCCAGCAACACGGCGATGGCAAGTAGCGTTCTCATCAATTGTTCTCCCCGGCGAAAAGGGTTCGGTTTGGCAAGGCTCGCCGCATCAAGTCAACGTGCAGCGGGTCGTAATCGTCCGGCTTAATCAGCGCCCCATTTCGCATCAGGCCGATCAGTAAATCTTCCCCGCTTCCCTTGGGAAGCGCCGGCACGAGCTTCCGCAGCACGGCGGTCCCCTGTCCTTCGGGAACGCGCACGCCGAGGCGCAGGCACACGCCGTCAGCACTGATCCCGCCGTGAGTCGCAAACACTGGCTTGCCTTCCTTGTCGGACCCAGCGCGGACAGAGGAAGTCGGGTAACGCTGCGAGTGATAGATTTCTTTGACCTTTTGGCCGAGCCGCTGAACTGGACTCGGCCCATCGGCAATCACGGGGTAGTCGGTGAGATAGGAAACGGCCTTAACGAAGTCCCGCCGGGCACGGCCAAGGATTCCGTCGCCCAGGTAAATCGGCTCGCCATAGCGGCCGACGACAACGGCCTCGGCTTGCTGCTTGTTGAGCGTGACTTTCTTGCCGCGGCGCGTGAAGCTGAACTCGTCACCGAAGTAATCCACGTCGCTTCCTAACAACAGTTCCATGTCGTTGCGCTTCGTTTTGTAGCCGTCGTCCGGCGAGTGACAAACTACGCACGACATGCCCATTTCCAGTTCTTTTGTGTGGCCGTCTGGCTTCGTCGAGTCCACCACGATATCGGGTGGAGCGGAGCGGAGGATATTTCCCTTGGCGTCTGTCAGCACGTACTCAAGCAATCCGTTCGTCAGCGGAATGAAAATCTCGTTGGCATCGCTGAACGCCACGAACTCCACAAGGTTGCGGATGAATTGCTCGTCTGGACGCGTGCGGCTGTCCTTGAAATCGAACGTGATAACCGTAGGTCGCCCGCCTCCAGTCAGCCCGGACAGACACAATACTATGCGGGTTTTCCCCGTCACATCCGACTGCAAAAGCAGACAGCCCTTGTCGCCCAATCGCTCGATTGACTCCTCCAGGAAGAATCCCCGCTTGTCGAACAGCGATTGGATAGGTGTTCCCTTCTCCACCTTGAAATCGATCTGGCGGAATTCGGGATACTTCCCGCGAACGCTCGTCAGCAGTTGCTCAAGCAGGAAGTCGGCAGGGTAGATGCCGCCCGTCGAGCGAGTGAGTTGCGTAATGAGCACGTCCAACCGCTGGGACTTTTCCGGCTCTGTGACGTGGCGAGCCAATGCGGCTTCCAGATGCGGAGCCAGCACGAAGATTCGTTTTTTCACCTGCACGGTTTTCTTTTGCTTGACCGGCTGTCGCGTGCGCGGATCGGTGACGGTGACCTCTTGCACCGTGTCAACGAGATTGTCTTTAGGGACGTGCAGCCTCGATTCACGCTCTGCCAGGCTGTCCCAGGTCTCGATCAGCCGGGCGCATTGCACCGGGTCGGGCGCGAGCCGCTGAAGGTTGTAAGCCAGCAAAAAACCACCGGCATGAATATCCGCTTTAACGAGCACTGTAGTCTGCGAGCAACTAGCGTTGACCGCGAAGTTCATCACACCAATCCATTCGGCATCGGCGAACGGTGGAAGCCAAACGAATCTCAGATACGGTAGGACCGATGGATCATTCTCGGCGTATTGAATGAGGGCTGAAAATGCCCACCCGACGGCATCCACCTCGGTCGGGAGCAACTCAATCGCCGGAGTAGTAGGCTTTGCCGGTGCCGCAGGCTTTGCGGGTGGCGCAGAAACCTGACCGTGCGTGGAACACGAAAGCAAAACAATTGCGGCAATTATGATTAGCTTCGTTTTCATGCTCGCGGACGCTTCGACTTAGCCCTAAGTTCTGCGACATATATCCGGCTGATGCCAAACTGATTCGCAATGACAGCCTGGCGAATTCCAAGGTCACATTGCCTCCTGATCTCAACGACATCAGCGTTCGACAGTTTTGTGTTGTAGTGGTCCTCGCCGCTGTGATTGAGTCCGGTGTCGAATGCGTGGCGAATGTTGATCTTTCCCGTAACCCACTCTAGGTTGCTTGGCAAATTATTCGCCTTGTTGCCGTCCTTGTGATTGATTTCGTGGCCCGATGGGCGTGGCCCAATAAAGGCTTCCGCAACTAAGTGATGCACCTTGCGCGTTGTGTGATTTGGAGAAATAATGACGTAAGCATATCCGTTTTTGTCAGTTTTTAACTTCAAGACTCGGCCAGGCATTGGGCGAGTGTATGGCTGTCCATGCCAAAGAGACTCAATATCGCGATCCAAACTACGAACCCGCCCGAGATCGCTGACTTCGTAAAACTGGTGTCCTACAACTTGACGCCAAACTTCTGCTACGATCTCCATTGTCGATCCTTTCCTACGAAGGGTTGACCACGCCTCCGGCTGCTTCAACAGCGCGGGGGCACTTTTGTTGTGAATGATATGCACTGCCTGCGCAGCCGCCGGCACGGCGATAATCAGGGAAGTCAGGATGATGGTTTCGACTTTCACTTCAGCACTTCCATCGCGTCGTCCAAATGCCACAACTGTTCCGGCTTGCCATACCAGCACCGTTTTCAGATGGAGCACTTTCCCATCGGCCTCTTTCACGACGTGCGCCACGCAGGCCAGGTGCTCATCGTGTTCCGCCGGCCCGACAAGCAGGCCGCAGACCGGGTGCCCGCCGGCTATGCCGACTACACGGTCACCGATCGTTGCTGCGCGGCCGTTCTTGTATTTCATGGGTCCAAGACTGTTTTTCGCGTTTGGTCGAGGCCGCCGATGTCCGACGTGAGGATGAGCGGCGGCCCGAGTGGTCGCTGTGGTTCAATCCTTCTCAGTCGCTCCTGCATATCGCCGACTTGGCCTTGGAGAATCTGAACGTCAGCGTTCTGACTGCGAATTCTTGTCCCATCCTCCACGGCTTGCGTCCAGTTCCGCTCGTTCTGCTCGCGGTCCAGTCTGCGGACATAGTGCCACTGAATGTCCGTGTTGGCCTCAAGCAATCGCAGCCGGTTGATCGTGTCCCGCTGGCTGCGCGTCGCAGTGCCGTAGCCGGCCATCCAGGTTGCCGTGAGGACGGTAGAAGCCAGCAGGGTTCTGAGCGTGAATTGCATCATGGCTCACTCGAAACTTGAATTCAGTTGCCCGCTCACGTAATCCCCGGTCGGTCGCTTGGCGGCTTCGTGCCAGTCAACAAAACATGCTGAAGCACTGAACGCACAATCACCAAGAATTTTACCGTTTCGGGCTACCTCCCTCCCCTTTGCACGGCAGCCACAACCGCCCGCATGGCCCGCACGATCTGCTCACCGCTGCTCTTAGGAGTTATCTGCGACAGGACAGCGGTGACTTGCCTGCCGAGATTCTGCGGCGAGCGGTAGGTGGATTTGCAGTGTTTTGATTTGGTCATTCTCGCATCAGCACAACGCAGCCTCCGATGACCGAGCCCACCATCAGGCTCGCAATTATCAGCCCCGCCAGCATCAACGTGATCGCGTTCATTTCCATAACCCCATCAGATAAACTCTTGGCCAGGAATTCGCTTTAGTTTCTCAAGAAACCGCTGCTTGCATTCGTCGCACCGGCAGTACATCCCATCTTCACGATACGCGGCAGGCTCCCTGTCCTCCGCGGTGAAGATGAAACTCACGACGGCAGCAAGTCCAACGGCGACTAAGATCACTGTCATTTCCACAGCCCCAGTTCTTGTTCACTCAGTGAATGTACTCGCGGGCAAAACGACACAGCGCCAGAAAGATTTCATCCTTGATGCGCTCGGCCGCGTGTAGCTCCTCAAACGGAACCATGTCTGGGTGCGTCTTGGCCTCACGATCGCGAACTGGTCCGTACTTCCAGCCCATTGCCTCATAGGCACGCCACCACGAATCATGCTCTGCCTTGGGAGTCGTCTCATACCCATTCGCGCAAATCCGCTCAATGGTGGCAATGAACTGCGTGCGGAAAGCTTCTTCGCGTTGTTCCCACGGCTCTGGGATAATTGGCCGCTGCGAGGCAACACACTCAATGCGTGCGGCCTCGTAGATGTAGATGGCTCGACGTTCGGTGAGTGTCATTGCCACAACCCCAGTAGTTCCGTATCGCTGAACAGCCCCGGCTCGATCTCATTCGCCAGCAACCCGTGCGCAATCGCCCCCGGATGCACGCCGTCAACGGTGACATACTCGCGGCTGCCAAACTTCGGAAAGCCGACCAGTTGCAAGTCGCCGACCTTTGGCGGACTCAACAGCACGCGCTCGTACCAGTCGCCGAAGTCGATGATGCGAAATCGCGTGCTGGTGCTCAAAAGCTGCCGCAGTTCCTTGTTGAAAAACGCGATGTGGCTATCCGCGCACACGGCTTCATTGAGGGTCAGCCTGTAGCTCGGCGGCTGCAAGACGTGGAAGCTCGGCAGCGTGGTCAGGAACACCGTGGCCGATTCCGGGATGGCGGCGCAGGCTGTCTTGAGGTTGCTCACCATGCGGTCCGATAGCTTGTCGGCCTCGACGTGCGAGCCGCGCGCGTGCTGGGTCAGCAGCCCGTCGCGCTTCTTCGACATGCCAACGTCGTTGACGCCCATGTCCACGAACGCGCAGGTGATTTTTTTCCTGCGCACGGCTGGCATCGCCGTGATACGCTTGGCAATCACCGTTGACGGCGTGCCCGGCATGGCGAGGTTCTCATACGTGTCGCCGGCCAACTTGCTGCCGAGCTTGCGGAACAGCAGACCGGGCGCGCACTCGCCGAAGTCTTTGGCCTTGCCGATTGGCGGGAATCGCGCCATGCCCCACAGGCTGTTTCCGACTACCAGAGTGTTGTCGAAGCTCACGCCGTGCATATCAGTTTCCTAACAGCCTCATCAACGCCACGGTCGCACCCACCAACGCCAAGCCGCCAATCACCCCCAACAGCCCGCCGCAGACCGCGCCCAGGAATCGCCCGGCACGAAGGCCACGGTCGAATTCCAAGTCGAGGTCTTGTGGTAATGACATATACTCACCTTGTGGCGAGCCTGCCTTCCCGCTTCATCTGGCTTGCTTGATTTTGCGCAACGAGCGCAGAATCAGCGGCAAGGTCCATCGACGGGCGAATTGCTCCGGTTACCGCCAGAGCGCGAGCTAAGATCACCTGCGCCGCCGCGTGGTCCCTATGGCAGGTCAGGCCACACGCGCAAGAGTGGGTTCGCTCGGATAGTTTCTTTGGCTTGACCGCTCCACAGTTGGGACATTCTTGGCTGGTGTATCTGGCGTCAACCTCAACCAGTTGCGAGCCGGCGCATTCTGCCTTGCTTCGCAACTGACTGAGGAAGATCGACCAACCAGCATCGTGAATGCTCTTTCCAAATCGCGAGCGAACCATGCCCGCTACGTTCAGGTTTTCCACGGCAATCAGATCGTATTTCCGCACCAGTGCCGTGCTGTGCTGGTGGGCAAAGTTCCTGCGCTGGTCGGCTACTTGCTCGTGCTTGCGAGCCAAGGCGTTGATCGCCTTGCGACGGCGATTGCTGCCTTTCTTCCGGCGCGACACGCGACGCTGCAAGGCTCGCACACTACTGGACGATCTGGCAAGGTATCTCGGGTTTTCAATTTGCTCGCCGTCGCTCAGTGTGGCAAAGCTCGCTAGGCCCACGTCGATGCCGATTGCTGACTCAACGTGCCGCTTGTCCGGCAACGGCGGCTGCTTGCCATCATCCAGGATTATTTGGGCGTACCATCCTGTGGCACGCTTGATGACGCAGATGCCTTTTTGCAATCCTTCCGGGAGCAGTCGTCCGCGGCAGCGGATCGTGCCAAAATTCGGCACGCGGATGCGGTCGCCTTTCAGGTAGGTGCTGCTGGAATCCAAACACTCCATTGAATTCCAACGGCTTGCGGATTTGAATCGCGGGAATCCAGGGTGGTTGCCTGCTTTGAAGCGTCGAAAAAACGCTTTCATCCCACGGTCAACGCGGCGCAGTGCATCGCGTTCAAAATCCACTGGCACAGAACGCAATGAAGCAATTCGACCACGCAAATCAGTCAACCATGCGGTTTGCGTGTACAAGCTGACCGACTCGCCGCGTCGTCGATAAGCCTTGATCCGCATTTCCAGTGCTTGGTTGTGTAACCAACAGCAAGTGCGCAGCCACCGCTCCAGGGTCTTAATCTGGGCTTGGTTGGGGTACAGCTTGTACTGGAAAATGCGGATCATAGGTCTTGGCGGGATGGCGGCAGCATGGGTCATGCACCCAACAGGATCGGCAACAGCTTCGTCAGCACGCTCACCAGCTTGGCCCAGTCGAACTTCATGGCGGACGCCTTCTGCTGGAAACTGATGGTTCCATCGCCAGTGCCCAGCAGCATGTTGAGCAGGGCCACGAACGCCGTCATGGCCGCTTGCATGTCGCCAGCCTTGAGTGCGTTCGTCAGTTCAATCACCTTGCCAATCACGCCGCCGATAGCGCTAGCCTTGGCCTCTTCCAACTGAATTCCGTCGGCCGGGATGCAGGTCTCCAACTCGTCGCCCAAAGCGACCAACTCTGCTTGATTTTCCACGGGGATTTCTCCTTGTGTTGACAACTTCAAAACCTTCCAACCGGGCGGCAGGCGGAGATGCACCGTCTTGGCCGCAAAATCCATATTCATGTCCAACCCCTTGCCGACCGGAGGCTCCGGCGGCGGGGGCGGCGCTGTCTGCTTGGGATAAATCTTGGCGACAAAATCGATGTCCTGCGGTGCAATGTCGGAACCGCCGACAATCGGTCTGCCGTCGCGCGTGATGATGCCCGGCAAGCTGTAGGTCATCACCGATGTTTCGTCGGCATCAGGCGTTCCCATCAACGACGATTCAGCGAGGGGCGTCAGAACTTGCTGTTGCACCATCGTTGCCGACCACCCCTGAGTCTGCTTGAAATAAGCGATTGCTTTTGCCGGGTCGATGCGATTGACGATAGCGCTCCGCATGTGCTCGTGCGGGAATCCGAGCGTGTGCCCGGTTTCATGCCGCACGACACGGCGAAATTCAGCGTCCGATATGCTCATCGTGAACGCCTGCAAGCACATCGTCGCTTCGTTTTTTGGAATGTGGAAAATGTCGGTGCCGAGATACGACCAGTAGCCTTCCTGCGAACGGGTGATGCGGACCTGCGAGTCTGTTGGGGAGTAAACGAAATTGACATTCGCGTACTCGCTCCAGGCATTCATGTGAGCCAGGATGCGTTTTCGCAAATCATCTGGCGTCGGCTCCATAAATCCGACCGTCAAGCGAACGCCCTTTGCACCCCAATACTTCGACGTGAGAACTGCGAGGTGATCCGGCGGCAGCACCATGCCGGTGCTTGCGGCAGACTCACCGGCCGGGCGATTGATGGGATTTTGGACGATGGCTGTACGGGCCGCATCGATCGATACGTCGTAGGGCAAATACTTCGGCGTGCAAGGCAGGTCTAAGGCGGCCGTACTTGGCATGATCGCTCCTACTGTTGCGTCACTGGGTATAGCTCACTTTGCCTTGGCATACGGAGCAAACATGATCGCCCGGAATGTTGGCCTTAATTAGTCGCCCCTTGCTTGGCAGCTTCTTGCCGCATTGCGTCTTTCGTGTTGCATCGGCCACGTAGTGCCAGAGCGAGTTGCCCCACTTCACCCAGGCGGGGAACGTGATTGGTGTTTTCGTGCCCTTAATCACGTATATGTCCTTATTGGTTTGGCCTGAGTTTCCCCACGCATCCAAAGCCTTTCGGCCTGGGCGTGGCACTCGTCGCACAAAACAAAACGCTTAACCTGCCCGCCCGATGCCTTTTCCTTGTGGGCATAGCCCTCGCCCTGTCGGAGCGTTCGATTGCATTCGGGGTTGCCGCAGGTTGTTTCCGCAGACAAGGTGCAAGATCACCGCCTTTCTGCTGGCCACTGGCCGGTTAAGTCCATAAACGCAAAAAGGCCGGCACTCCCCAGCCCTTGCGAGCGGGAAATGACGGCCAGAAGCCAGTTCAAATTGTCAAAACGCTGGGGGTAGTCTACCCCGCTGGCTTGTTTTTTACAATCTTTCGTTTCCGCACGGGGATCGCGATAACCTCCCCGGCGTCTACAGGTTCTATCTTGAGCCGTACTTGTGCGGTCGTGCGCTGCTTATCCCTGATGCGCGTCACCTTGCACGCCGGCAGGTGGAACGGTGCATCGACCTCGATTTCAGCCGGATAGACCAGCATTGTTTTTGCTCCTGCGTTTATCCCTGGCCCGCGTGCTGCTGGCCTTCAATTTCCGCCACCGTTTCTGCTCGTGGCAAAACTCGACTTCCGATGCTGGTGGTCCGTCTGCACTTCCATCACGGTCAACACTTCCTCCACCACGCCGGCCCGCTTGCGCGCCTCTTGCGGCGTCCAGCCTGCTTGCAACGCCCGGCAATAGGCTTGGATCTCGTCCGGCGTCGGCGTGTACTTCTGCCCGGTGTCGATGCCTTGGCACTGCGGGCAGACGGCGCTGATGCTGCGGCGGTTGCAGAAGCGGCAGATCATTTCTCGACAACCTCTACTTTTCGATTCTGCAAAAGCGAACGTAGCAAGTGGTCGATCCACTGATCTCTCGGATACGACGCTTGCGCCTCCAGAATGAGCGCGGCAAAGAGCATTGCAATCGCCCGCTCCTTTGTTTCGGCGATGCCAACCGGCGGCGTGCCCGGCAAGTCCTTGCAGTCGGCTCGCCAGTAATCACGTGAATACTCAAGTTCGATTGTCACTTCGGCACCTCCGGCAGGGGCTTGGCGTGGGGGCAGTCGCTGTAATGGTCCGGCAGAAATTCGTCGCACGCTCGGCAGCGAGCATCACCGTTGACGACAAATGGTTCTGCATTCCGCACCGCCTCGCACTCTGCGCGAAGCTCGGCGGCGTAGTCGTGCAGCTTCTCGGCACGCTCCCGCTCGGCAGCCAACAGCGGCTCGATGTGCTTGAGGATGATGGCGGCAAGCCTCTCCGTGCGTTCGTCGAAATTGTGCGGCGAGCCTGGCGGAAGGAACTGCTGTAACTCCATTGCAGCCTCGCAGGCCGCTTGGGCGGGCGTGGTCATGTGCGATCACTTTCAGTATTTGGTCTATATGCGGACGTTCCGCAGTAGTTCCTCAGAACAAGCACGCCGCTCGCCACCATTTCGTCGATAGTATTACTGCGAACAGTCGCAATGGTCTTTCCGTTACGGCGAATGAATTGCGTCCTGAATGAAAAATCATTTTTCGCCAAGTACCCGCCGCTGCTCAAGTGGTTCAAGATGGCACGATGCGACGCTTTCATCGCTTTTCCTCCATCGCTTTCTTCACGGCCTGCACGGCCTGCTCGCGGGTGGGAAAACACTTTCCCTTGCCCGGCCGTTGCGTGGCTATGTAAAACTCGTCGGGTTCAATGTGATCGATCAGCAGCCCGTACAGCCCGTCAATCTCGCGTTGCTGGGCTTCGAGCGCGTCCAGGCATTCGTCCAAGAGAGGCGATTTCTTCGGCGTCGGCTCCAAGAGCTTGCGGCGTTGTAATTCCGCTTTGATGTCCCGCAATGCCGCCTCCAACTGCACGATCCGCTCTTGCTGCCGGCGTGCCTCTGCGGGCGGCTGAAAGCCGCGGCCAGCGGTGGTGGATAGTGCGGCATCGCGTCTGGCAAGCCATCTATGCCAAGCTGATTCTGGACCGTGGACCACGTTGCTTAATACACTCCGCATCGCACCGCATGCGGCCTCGCTGGCGGCAAGTTTCTTTTCGTAATTGCCAATCTCATCCACCAGTTGGTTTACTTCGGCGCTTGCTCGCTCCCGCTCCGCAGTCACGGCCACGAGTTGCTGACGGAATTCGTCACGCTCAGTGGCAATGGCCGCAATCTTCTGTACGGAGATTCGATTAAGGTACTGGACCTGCTGTTCAAGCTCGGTGATACGTTTCAGTCCGTGAGCGACGTGCCCCAGGTCAGTGGCGTTTACCTGCTGCTCAAGCTCGCGGCAGCGGGCTTCGGCGGCTTCGGCTTTCTGCTTTTGCTCAAGCCAAATGAAGTAGCCTGCGCCAGCCTGATACGCCTCTCGCCAAGAGGAGAATGGCCCAGTGCTCATGCCACCGTCGATTGGCTCCCACATCCAGTAGCCGTCGCGGTGCTGCGTGACAACCACTCGCTCCTCGATGTCGTCGGTGAACGGCGTGTTGCATTTTGCTAGCCGCTCGATTTCAGCCTCAGCGGCTTCGGCTCGCCCTTCGTTTGGGCATGGTAGTTTCATTTCCACTGGAGAATGATTGTCCATTTGGGTGTGCTCAGATATTCGTAGCCCGCAATGACACACCGCCTCATCCTGTTTCAGCCGCTCTATCTCCGCGTCTCGTTCGGCCAGTGTCGTCTGCTGCTTCTCGTACAACTCCACCAGTTGCCGGGCGGACGTGATAAGTGCTACGCCGGACGGGGCCAATGTTCGCAGCACGTCCTGTAGCTCATTGGCTTGGGATCGGGTAATGTCGCTGGCTCGTACCGACAACTCTTGCGTGAGCCGGGCATGGTCGCGGAGTGCTCGCCAGACTCGCTGCCATGTCTCGCTGGGAACCTCACGTAGCGGAATCTCAGACAAGCTATCAATCTCGTCGCTCGTCAGCGGCGGGACGTGTTCGGTGGTCATGTAGTGCTCGCTTTCACAAGTTCGTGTCCGACGTGCCCACTTGGAAAAATAAATTCCTTGCCCCTGACAAGCATCTCTCCGCCCATCACGTCGCACTGGCACATGAAGTCGGATGATGCTCCGATCCGGCGAACTTCGCCCATACAGAAGAACCGGAACAGCCCCCAGTAATCCGGCATGTAGACTCGCATCCAAGCGTAGACCTCGGCCAGCGATGGCTTAAAGAACACTGATGAGTGATGCTGCGTGATGATCTCGGTGATGTTTAGCGGTTCAAACGTGAACTCGTCGCCGGTCGGATTCGCGTTCCACAGAAACGACACGTCGCGCGGGTGCAGCGACTGGCAGCCAGCGATGCGTCGATACATGCAAGAGTCGGGCAACTTCAGCACCGGCTCAATGTGCCGCATCTCGGCTATTTGCTCGTCGGTAATTGGCGGCACGCGGTTTACTTTGTCATAAAGCCAGTCGCTCATTTCGGCTCCTTTGGTTTTTCATTAACCGCGTCCAAAACCCTCCACGCCTGCGCACGCGGCAGGCCGGTCAGCACCACACGCCCGTCTGCCGCCAGGATCGAAGCGATGCCCGGCGAGTCGTCGCGCAGGGTCCAGGGCAGCGGGCATGGCGGGGGTGCTGCCTCCCAGCGTTCGGCTATCGACGGCCACGGCTCGCCAAGCGCAGCGGCGACGGCGTGTAAGGCATTACGGCACTGCTCGAAATGCAGGTCGTATTGGCCGCACACCGTGTCCAGCGCGGCATCGTCGTCAGCTATCTCCGCAATTAGCTGCGCGACGGAAAACCGCGTGCCCTTCAGGAGCAGCTTTCCGCCGCACTTGCCGGGTGTGGCCTCCAGGATGTCCGTGTGGCGTGCCAGGAATTGAGCAGCAGGCGAGCCGTCTTTCGACGTGCTGGGGGTTGACACTCCCAGGGACTCGCCCGCCGCGTGGGCATCGATGTATTCCGGTTCGTCGCCGGCAGACTCCCGGCGAAACGGACGGATCGACTGGTACAGAGATTCGGTGACAACGATGCCGGGAAAGTCGGTCGGGTACTTTTTCATCTCCTCGACGATCTTAGTAACCTCTTCCATGCTGTCGTTCGCCCAATGAAATCCCCACCTATACCAAATCTGATAGCGCGGCAAAGGCTTGAGGTTCGCCGCCTCCACGCATGAGTCTGTCTCTTGGTGAAACGGATTGTCCTGCGGCTCCGGCGGCAATCCCGGCGGCTGGCCCCATTCGCCTAACGCCTTGGCCGCCTGCCGCACTTCCGCCTGCTGCCGCAGTATTTTCGGGATGTTTTCCATTGGCGTGTCCGATGGCACGCAATCTTGCACCACCGCTGCGGACTTGGGCGCGGCTCGCTGGGGAGCGACGGTGAACGATCCGCTCGCACTCCCCCAATCGACGCCACACTCAACCGCCGGATGCTCCCGGCAAATCCGCAGCAGTTCCGCCTGGCCTGCGGGGTAGGTGGCAAGCAGTGTGTGGGCTTCGGCGGGGGTAATTTCCAACAGCCCGCCAGATGAAACGCTTTCCCACGTTACGCGCGTGATTCTTTGTGCCGGCGCATCGATAAATACGCCGTCACTGTTCGGTGGGATAGCCCAGCAGGTTTGCTTGTAGGCCGGATGGGCAGTGCAATGCCAGCATCGCACGCTCGTCGGGGGGATGGTCGGGGTGGGGTCGGTCATGGTTGGCTCGCTTTCTTGACTTCATATTTGCCGCACGCACAGAACCGCACGTCAACGTATCGCACGCCGATTTGTTTCTGGCTCACCGGGAAAGGTTCACCGCCGATAGTCACAGCCCATATCGGCAGGTCCATTGTTTCCCATTCGGTCCACTCGCATACATGAAAGCCGCATAGCCTCTTGAGCCAGTCGAACATCACGCACCCCTTTCCGGCCACGTCGGCTCAACGGCCCGCTGGAACTGCCAGCCGGCGAGGTCGGCATAGCAATCGCTGCCACTGCACAATAGCAATCCGTCGCGGGCTGTTGAGATGAAGTCACCAGCAAGCACTTCGCCGTCCGGGGCAAGCGCCCAATAGAACACGCCGCATTCCACCGGCTTGCCGTCGATGTCGAGAGGTGGGGTCATAAGTCGCTACTCCAGGCAGTGACGCCCTTGCTTAGTTCAGCCAATCCCGCCTTAGCCGCCTTGCTCGCCAGCGAATGGCAAAGCGAGTGCGGCCAGTGTCCGTGCTTGCCGCGGCTGGGAAGTATCTCAATGGTCAGGTCCAGGTTGGCGGCGGCGTTGCGGATCGCGGCGGCCAGCGTGCGGTAGCCGGGATATTTCCAGTTGCCGCGAACGGCATTTCCAGCCTGTAAATAATCCGTCCGCAGAACCACAGTCGCCACACGAATGTCGATCGCCTGCCTCGCTCTCCGTAAACCTTCGTGGATGGCCGTCAATTCGCCAGCCATCGCGGTGTGCCACTCGCCGACGATGCCGGAACTGCTGCATAACCTGTCGCCGACGCTGTAAAGTTTTGTCGTGTCTCGCTCAGTCAACACGAAGGCCCAGCCAGCAATGCGACGGACGACGGGACCGCCAATCCCGCAGCCGTCGGTGTAGAGGTAGTGCGTGACGACTTCCGTCATGTTCGCTCCTATTCGTCGTCACAAACGTCGCAAAAAAGGCTTCTGCCGCAATCGCATTTCTTCGGCGCTTTCAGGTCTGCCGCCAACTCGCCGATGAGGTCCAGCGCGGCGCGAAAATGGTTGCGGGCTTCGGCACTCAAGCGATCATCCGCATCGTCGCGGTCGCCGCAAGCGCCATCCGTCGTGAACAGCACGGCGTTAAGCAACGGCGGGGTGTACTTCCACGGCGCGGGACTCGCCGCTGCTTCAATCGCCAGCAGCCGCTCGCGGTAGGCGGGATCGAGGAGTAGGGCTTTCAGGTCGGTGGGCATGGTTGCTCCTTGAACTTGATACAAACCCAGCAGCCGCGCGGCTCGTACCAAAACGGCTTGCGCTGCTCATATCGCCACACGTCAGCCGCGTCGTTGAACTTCGCCAACTCCGCAATCTGGTCACGAATCGCCTTGAATGTCCGTGCAAGGTTGTCGCTGTCTTGAGGCAACTGCGTCAGCAGAATGAACGTCACGCTTCGCGGAATTCCCCTGCCGACAATCTGCTCACCTAGTGCCTCGACCACGGCGGCTTTCTGTTCCGCCTTGCGGCGCAGACTGTCGCGGAGCTTTCCGTTGGCGTTTGCCTCGCTGCGAATGCTCATAGTTAGGAATGCCTTGACGGTTTTGGCTTCGCTGGCTGCGCGCTTCTGGACCTTAACGGCTGTGTTGCCGTGTACCCGGAAGCCCATGCGGCGGAGTTCGCCCTCCGTGATGTTCATGCTCGCCTTCCCTTCGGATAGCACTTCTTACACAACCGCAATCGCTTTTCCGTGCGGTTCCACGCCCACCGATTCCGGTTCTGCCATTGATATTCAGTGACGAGTTGTGGGTGGTAAATGTACTGGCGGCAAAGCGCTAGCCCGATGCCGCCCGCGTGGACGATGTTGGAATGCGGCGACTTAATCATTTCCGTGCCTCCCATAAGTGCCACACTTCCCCGACGATGCCCACGGCGATGAAGATGATGATGGTCATTTGCCATCCCTCGCCAGTAACGCATAGCCCGCGCAAATCCGGTCGCCGTGATGGCAAGCGAATTCCTCGCCTTCCATCAGGCACTTGATCGCATCGCCCACGGTTTGCAGGCAGCCGTTCGGAATCGAGCCGAGACGGAATGCGCAGTCGCGGCAGCGCTCGTCAGCCGCTCCGGTCGCGCACTTCTCGGTCACGTAGAACCGCGCGAGATGCTCGCCAAGCTGGCGCCCTTCCTCCGACGGCGCGTTGAGCGTCATCGGCACTGATGGGTCCGCCTCGCACGCGAACGGCCAAGGCATTTGAATCTTGTTCATGGTGAATCTCCGTTAAATCCCCCTGCAATCCGGGCATCGTCGCTGCCACTCCTCATCGTCATCCTGGAAGCATCGCCAGCCGCGCGCCTTTGCCGCCTCCCATGCGTCGCCGAACGTGCCGCCGGCAATCTCGATTTCTTCCAGGCACTCGGGGCATATGAACGTGAACAACTGACCGTCTTGCTGAAAGTTCACGACGGGTTTCTTTTCCTTCGGCGCGACGATGGGCAATGGTGCGCGTTCCAAGGCGTGGTCCCGGATCGCTTTCCAAAACTCATGTATCGCATCGTCGGTTTTCAGCTTGCCGGCTTCGTCGAGTGCCAGTTCCAGCACCGGCGCGGCGCTCTTGCGGGCCTCTACGCGAGCTGTAATTTCGGCGTCGGTCATGTTGCCTCCATAGCAATCAGCGAACCGGCTGGCTTGCCGGTGGGGCGGCGGCGCTCAAACTTCCGCGTTCCAACGCCGCCGGCAATCAGTGCTTCCACGATCTTCTTGACGCTGGTTCGCTTGTTCCAGGGCATCGTTACTTCAAACGGGACGCTCTCGTCCCCGTTAGTGCAACAGCCGCCGAACTTCTCGCGCACAGTCATTGTGGCCGTGCCATCATCGTTGAACCGCAGTCCGCCGAACCTGTACCAGTCCTCGTTGGTTTTCCAGAACGCTTTTTTGACCTTCAAGTCAAATTGATGCTTGCCGCCTTCCCAGAGGTCGTGTTCGCTCAGGCCGACGATGCAGTAGTAGCGCTCGTTGCTCATGCGGCAAGTTCGCTCCGTGCCAATCTCGCGGAGCAGTAGCCCGTGCCAGTCGGGATCGAACTTGTCCACCACAAAGCCAACGGTGAAATCGTGAATCCCGCTCGTCTGGCAAATTACCAAGTCGCCGGGTTTGATCTTGTCATACTCGCGGTGCTCAAAATGGACGTACTCCCGGCCAGCGGAGCGGTCGTGGAAGTCCAGTTGATACGCGCCGCGAGCCAACACAAGCATCGTCTGAAGCTCGCGAATGATGGTCAGCAGGATTCGCTCTTTGTCGGACATTTCGGGTGGGGCGATTCTCATGCGTCGTCCTCCAGGGTTATCAAGCAGCCGAACCGACATCCATTGCACCACTCGCCTGGAACGCCGCCGCCCTCGCATGGAATCGGCCCGTTCTTATCGAATTCGCTTTTCGCAGCCGCCGTCATTTGGTCCCACGGCTTGAATAGTTCGGGGTCCGCAAAGCACTGCGCCTCTAGTTCTGCCTTGCGGCGAATCGTGCTGAGCCGGAACTTGTTGGCCTTAGTAGTCATCGCGTAGCCTTTCCGCGTCTTTCTTCAGTGCCGATATGCTCATTTCCAGGCTGTCACGCGGCGGCTTGTTCATCCATCCCAGCATGGTGGCAATGCTCTTGACGGTACGCCACTCTTCGTCATACCAGCGCTTCCAGCCTTCAGCCGCTTCGCGTGCGTTCCCCGGCACCGTGCCGTCCGGGAATTGCAGCCGGCACACGGGCGGGTCGAGTTCGGATTCAAGCGCGGCGATGCGGGCTTTTAGCGTGCGGTTCTCCTCCCAGACGGCCGTAACGTCGGCGCTGTTCTTCTCGAAGATGTCGCACGCCTCATTGATTCGCTTGTTCTGTTCCTCAAGTTGCTTTATGCGTCCCTTGTCCTCCGAAGCCGCCTTACAGTACCCCTGCAAGTGCCGGAACTTATCTTCGTTCAGCAGCCGCAACTGTTTGATCTCCGCAGCCGCCAGCGTGAACACGTCCTGCTCTTGCACGCCGGTCACGCCCAGCGCTTCCCAGAGCTTGTCCAAGCCGGCGTGGTATTGCTCCGGGCTGATGTCGAATTTGGAACGCATTGTTTCGTCTCTCATTGGCAAAGCATCCTGATTGTGTTCTTGAGCCGCAGGAACGCGAGATACCACATTAGCTCTTGCTTCTCGGCGGCCGTGCAGCCGTTGGATTTGCACCATTCACGGAAGGTCATGGCTCGATTCCAAAGGCTGGGTGCCGTGCATCGCAGCGTGAGCACCCAAGGTCGCTAAAGTCATAAATCGGCTTTCCGCAGTGCGGGCAAATCGGCTCATCTTCTTGCGGCTCGCACGATGCGGCCACGGCGCAGCAACCATCACACGAACCTAATCCAATTGGACAATTGCACACACTGCACAAATCGTCGTCCGGCGTTCCGCCGCACCATGCCTCTTGCTCGATTCCCCAGTCGTGATGGCTACTCATGTTTTTCATCCTTCCAGAGCGGTCGATTGTCGCTCTCTGGGTTACGCGGCACTTGGCCAGAGCCGGGGCAAACGCTCCGGCATGGCTTTGGGTAATCGTGCGTCGGGATCAACTGGTTGCGGGCGCTGAATAGCTCGCCGCAGTGCGGGCACATAACGAGCGTGCGTGTGTAGGGTTCGTTCATTGCGTTTACTCCACAAGGTCAATGCAGGAATCGTCTGGCAACTTGCACGTATCGTCCAACAGAATGAAGCTGGTCGGCTGGCCCGGCGTCACGCGCACCAACCGGCCGACTTCCCAGGTTGCAAACACTGGCGGCTTGTCGCCGGTTCCGCCGCAATCGGGGCAAACATCCGGCCCAACAATCTCGCCGCCGGAAACGTAGGCCGGTTGATAGCCGCCAGTCCCGTCGCACGCTGTGCACTTCTCAAGCGGCATGGCCACGTTCTTGCTGTCGCATAGCTTCTCGCCGCAAAGGCTGCAACGCTGGATGATTCGGCCACAGGCTTCGATGCGTGGGCCGGCGATGTGGGTTGTGCTAGTCATCAATTCGCCTCCGCCATTTTTGCTTCCATCTTGTTCGCCAACTCACGCAACGCCTGCGGCATTTCTAGGCGGCGCACGTCCGCAATCTTAGGACATGGGCCGCTGTAGCCGTGAAACTTGAACATTTCCTCGCCGCGCGGCAGACAGATCGTTCGGTTCTGCCTTGAGCAGCTTGCGGGCCTTGCGAATTACCTTCCGAATCATGGCATCGCTCGGGCGCTCGTGTTTGTTTGAGTACCGCATCATTGCTCCGGGTCGTGATACCACCAACTGATATGCAACGGGACGCAGGGCAGGAAGCAAATCCACATATCCACGCAATGCCCACTCGTTTTCCAGAATGCGCCAACCCAGCAGTCGGCAAGCTTGAATTCAAATTGCCAGTGCCAGCCTTCAAAGACAAGTCGCCGGGTTATCGGGCCGTAGCCAAAGAGAAGTCGTTTCATTCAAAGTCTCCACGTTCAGGCTGCGCGTCGTTCTCGATTTCTGCGCTGCGTTCCGTCGCCTCATCCAACTCATCTTGAATATCCCAAATCGTGGCCGATATTTCCGACGCAGTTGGCGACGGGTCGTCAATCGACCTCCCAGCCGTGTGCTTATCGCAACCGCCGCTCACCATCTTGCTATAACGATGCGACTCCGGGTTAAGGCACAACGCCTGCATTTCCTGCCCGCCAATCTGCGCGGCGCATCGCTCACTCCAAAACTTGCAGCCGTCGCAAGTGCCACAGCCCACTGTCTGCATCGCTGATTTCCAGCTTGGGTCGAACATTGGATTAACCCTCAAGTTGTTGTCGCTTTCTGAATTCGTGCATCGCCATTGGTTCGCTCAACTCGCCCTGTCGCTCCCGGCATCGGTCGCAAGCCGGCTGTCCGCCCCACTCTCCCTGCCAGTCATTCGGCAAGATCAAATCTTCGTACATCGGAATCCCGCTCGCGTGCGAATCGTCGCCGCACACTACGCACTCCGCGACGATCGGCCAGAGTTCGATGACTTGGACGCGGCCTCTTTCTTCCTTCGTTTCCATGCCAACCTCAATCCTTCGCTGATGCGCCGTTGACGTTCAGTGATGGGGACACGGCTATTCTTCGTCATCCTCGTCGTCATCCTCGCCCTCGGCCAGTTCGTCCAAATCTTCCGCCAGCGCGTACAGGTCATCCGTGATTCGGTCGCACTCGTTCTCCTCGTCGTCGCTCATGTGCCGGCGTGTTTCTGCGCTCTGTAGATCGAACGCCACGGATCGAAGCGCTCCAGCAGCAGACGTGATCTTTTGGTTTTTCATTCGGTTATCGCCTCCCCGGTTTCACAGTCGAACATCTATCGTCCCTCCGTAATCGCACGCGGTTCATCGTCAATCCAAATGTCAATCGGCAAGCCGCGCTGCTTCATATGCCAGTCCTTCGCGGCCAGGCTGGTGAAGTGAATCGGCACCGGCACCTTGCATTCTTCGTAGTTCTCTGCGGTCGGTCGCCGGCAGGAGACGCACAAGACAAGATGCCCTCGAGCGCGGGCCAGCGCGATGAAGGCGTCCCATAGCTCGGAATCGGCTGTGTATGTGCCGTCGTAATCGAGCGCGATGCGCAGGCGCTTGGCTGGTTCGGTCATTTCCTGCCGTCGCTTTCTTTTATGGTCGTCGCACCGTGCTCGCGGAGAAACGATTCCGCCTCTTGCTGCGAGCCGCAGTCGATATGCAAGCCTTTGGTTTGAACCATGTCCACGCACCACAGGCCGTGTAATCCGATGTAGGCGCGGCCCACGTAGACGCCGCGCGCATCGAATGCGGTTAGTTCGGTGATGATCGGTTCAGTCATTGGATTCCCTTCTCTTTCAGCAGCCCCGACAACTCGCGGGCTTGTTCCAGAGCGGCGATGCGGGATTCTGCGGCCTGCAACGCGAGAATCACCCGCTCGTCAAGCGGCATCATGCGACCATCGACGATTGGACCAACACCACGCGAGCGGCAGGTGTCTGCGATGTTCGCCAGCGTGTTGCCGGCATTGCCGGAGTTGTCCATTTCGAACTGAATATCCTTTCGCAGCCTCTCGATTTCGCAAGCTAGGCACGGCTTTCCGGCCTGCTTGTCGCGATGGTCCGGGCAGAGATTGTTGGCGAGTGAGTTCCGACACTTCAGGGTCAGCCGCTTGTTTTCTTTTTCGACGGCTTCAAGCGATGTACGCTCCACCAGCACGTACTTATTTGGGTCAATCGGTTTGCCGCGAACAGACTGAATTGCCTTCTTCGTATAGTCGCTCAGACCAACACATCCGGGATCGCAAATCACGCTTTGCAGCACGTCACGTAGCCGCTCAATCTCCTGCGCCTCCAAGCCGTCGGGTGAAGGCGCCGCCGTCGCTACGGGCGGGGTGGTGTTGGGCGGGGTCAGGGCGGGTAGGGTTTGGGTCATTTGATCCTCAAGGGTTCTATCTTTCGCAGTTGCTCGATGCGCTTCGTCGCGAGCGTCAAGAGCGTTTCTTCCGTGGCTTCCGGTTTGCAACTCGTTTCCGCAATCTCATCAGCCACGGAACGCCAAGCCCGCAACAGCCGGTGCTTTCTCAGGCAGCCGGCGTAGTATCCCATGTGCGTACTGACGCATGCGCACGGCCTGAGGATTCCTTCCAGCCAGTCGATTGCGTCGCGCCCGCTCTCGAATCCGCCGGCCGATGCGATCTTCTTCCACCAGCCGGATTCCTTGAGCCAGTCCCGGAACGCCGCTGGTACGTGCGCTGGTATCGCTTTTTCCTTGGCTTCGATCAGTGCCGCAAACAGCATCGCATGCTCCTCCAGAAAGAAGTCTCTCCGCGTCAGTTTCCAAGCAGCGTCGATATCCTTTGACTCCCAGAACACCAGCAGGTTCGCCAGTAACTCCCGCTCCATGTCCGTGTCACAAGGCGTTCGTTTCTCCAGCAGTTTCCGATGCCGCCGCTGTTGCTCAATCGCCTGAAAGAACTTGAGCCGTTTGAGTTCGATCTTCTCCCAGGCTGCTTGGGCTTCCGGGTCGGCAAAGGTTGGTGTTGGGTTTGGCTTCGTTGCTTCCATTCTTCACCAACCAACGGAAACTCAGGCGCGCACCACCACTAGCAAATACGTCTCCAGTAGCAGGTGTGCAAAACGCTCTTTGTGGTGATTTCAGCGGATCGTCGAAACGTATCCGCCGCGGAGTTCGCCCACCGGGTAGGGCAGCTTCCGTCCACGCCTGGCACAGCGCTATCCGCGTTACCGCCAACAGAGCGGCTATAATCCGGCGCACGGAAGGCCGGAATCCACTTAGGAATTGGCCTCCACCTGCTTGGCTCGACTTCGCTTGTAACAGCGATTGCAAAGCCCTTTCCTGGTAGGTTTAGTTGGGATTCCACATGACGAGCACGGCGCCGCCGCCTTTGTTGGGCGCGGCGGTGCATCCATCAGCAATGCCATCGACGGGTCCACCCCGGCATAAATCCTCTTTTGCGTGCTGCTATACGACTTCCCGAGTTCTTTGCACCACGACTTTAGGCTTTGCTCTCGTCCGCCAATAACAATCCTTATCGTTCGGCGAGTGTTGTTTGACTGCTCAGCCGTGGTCGCCCACCTGCAATTTCCAGGCTCGTAATTGCCGTCGTTATTTACCCTCTCGATTGAGTGTCGTTCTGATGGGCGATTGCCCATGTCAGCAAGGAAGTTGGCAAACGAGTGCCGCCAGCGGTCGCAAACACTGATGCCGCGGCCGCCGTATCGATCGTATCCCTTGATGTTCTTTTTCTCACATCGCGCAATCATGCCAACCCAGACATGGTATTCAGGAGACTTAGAACGCCCATGCGTTCTGGTGCGCCCGCCAGAAATTTCGTTTCTTAGGCATCCGCAGCTCTTCTGCTGGCCAGAAACCATGTCCTCTCCACGAAATTCTCCTACAGTCCCGCAGGAGCAACGACAGATCCACCACGCCTTGCTTTTTCTCGTTTCGGCGTATCGAACTACCGTAAGCCGCCCGAATGTTTTTCCAGTGTGATCGATGCGCTTCATTAGTTGCCTCTTACGGAGTTAAGCAATTGCACCCAGGCATGGACTTCTCCCCACGAAATGGCGCCTTGCTCCCTGTGCCTCAATTTGTTGATCGTGTTCAAGTCGAATAGCTCGCGATCTTCGATGAACTTTATTGCACACTGCACCACGGCTGGCAGCCAAGACAGAATAGAGTCGTGGCACTGCCGACACGTCACCAGAAAGTTTTCCTTACAGCACCACTCGCTAGACTTTGACCTCCTCGCAATCTCGTGAATGTCGAGAGTCCGTTTCTCGCGGCAGACGTGGCAGCGGTCGAAAGCCGCTCCCCACTCCGCGCGTTCCCTGAGCGCATCGGCGCTGGGATATGTCGGGCGGCGGCGGACAAGGGCACTTCGTTTCATGTCTTCCAGCACTCGCCGAACTGTTGCGACCACAGCCGGCGGGTTTCCAGGGCGGAGGATGAGGGGTACTTTTTCAAAAGATGTTCTTTCGCTTCTCGCGGCCCTTTGCGCAAATCTCGACATACTCTTCGTTGTTGAGGTATCCTGCCTGGCGACTGGCTTTGACCGCGTTCACCAGCACGTCCAGAGCATCATTGGTTTCCGCCTTGCCGATATCCGACAACAGCGCTTTGGCCACTTCGCGGAACGGCTGCGGGACTGGCTTGCCTTGCTTCACCAAATCAAAAGCGTTCTTGACCTCGATAGGCGTCATGTCGCGAGCATCGACGCCCGATCGACATAGCGCCCGAAGTTGATTAGGGGTCGGCCCGGATTTCTTCCAACACTCCCCTGGAATGCGGTTTGTGTGGGCAACCTCTTCCCGGCTCAGCCCCTCTTCTTTCAACTGGCCGATCATTCGTCCGGCCTGGCGCTTGGTTGGTTCCCAGCCGGTGAAGTCCATCCCCAGCATGTGCAAGAACTTGATTTGCCCTTCGGTCGCCATCGACGGGTCGCGCTGTTCATAATTCGCGGTCCCTACTTCGTGCGTGGAATACTTCACATCGGCGTCAAGTTTCGCCCGCCTCTCGGCTTCCTCGATTCTCTTTTGACGCTCCGCCTCTCTCGCCAGCCTCAGCCGTTCTTTCTCTTCTGCGTCCTCTCGCTTGGCTTGCTCGATAGCCGCCTCTGGATCGTCAACTCCGCCAGTCAAGGCAATCTGTTCTGCGCGGGCGACGATTTCATCCGGCAAGCCATCGGCATAGATTTGCACCGTTGATGCGCAGTCTGCCAGGCCAGTCACGCCCACCAGATCGATGATCAGGCAGTTGGCCTTTTCACTCTTGGCGATCGCCGCCAATCTCTCTTCCGGGGTGTCGAGTCCATTGATGCAGTTGCGCAGCGGCCGGCTGCCGCGCCCCTTCATTTGCTCGGCCAGAGATGAGGCTGCTTTACTGACGGGCCGGAAGATCGTCACGCAAGCGATATCAGGATCGTTGTAGCCCTCGCGACATAGGCCACATACTGAAAGGAATTGGAACTTGTCGCCCTTGTGGTCGCGGTAGACAAATCGCCTGGACTGCTCCGGGATCTCCCCGTGCAGGCAATGGGCTTGTATTCCTAATTTCGTGACGTTCTCTTTCTTGAGGAAGTCGCCGCACTCTTTGCACTTGGCCCCGTCGCCAACCAGAAGGGTTGGATACCATCGCTTGCTCGCGCATGATGGGCATTCAACCTCACTGCGGGCGTTGATGTAATCCGCGACGTTCTGCGCCATCGCCACCGACGGAGAGAATACCAGCGTCTTGCGGTCGCCAACCATGTCGAGCATCGGCTCGCACAACTTGGCCAACTGACCCTCGATGGCGCAGGCAACCTCCCTGTCCCACTTGCTTTGATCGGTCCCGCATTCATCTTTCAATCGGCGGAAGTCCAGCGACTCGACTTGTACGAATCGCTGGAGATACGGTACGGCATAGCCGGCTTTGACCGCGCGGGTGAAAGGGTAATCGAGAGAGATTCCAGGAAAGAGTTTGTAGCCGATGTTTACATTGTCGCGCCGCTTCGGGGTAGCGGTCACACCGGATCGTCTGGATTGCGGATTCTGCTCAAACCATTCAACGATGTGCCCGACCGACTTCATCCCCATACTGAATTTATGCGCCTCGTCGCAGGCCAGCAGCCAGTTGTCCCGCCAGTCGAATTTGTACAGCCGCGAGACCCGCTTCATCTTGTGGTCGCAGCGGTAGTCTGAATTGTGCTCCGCGATGCCGTCTGCGATTTCTTGTAAATCTCCTTCCGCTTGCAGGGCAGCAATCACGCGCCGGGCCGCGGCCTTGGTCAGCAGCCCGATTTCATTCAACCCGAACTTGCGAAGCTCTTCCCGCTGTTCTTCCGTGGCGAGTTCGTGCGTCATCAGGCTTTGCCGACTGGCAATCACGATCTGCGGAATGAAGCCGGGCTTGATTTCCTGAGACGCCATTTCGATCTCAAGCGTGAAGTCCGACCCCAGAACGTCCTCTACTTCCTGCGCGAACTGGCGGACCAACTCTTGTTCGTAACTCAGAACCATGCACCGATAATTCGGCCCGCGTTCCAGCCAACGCTTGAACTTCAAGCAGGTCATAATCGTTTTGCCGGCCCCCGTAAAAGCTCGTGTGAGCGTCCCGATGGTCCCGGAGTCCCATAGGTCAAAGGACTTATTTACGTCCTCGACCTGATAGTCTCGCGGAACGATCCCGCTGGCGATGGCTTCCGCGCCGAAGAGTCCCATCATGTCTTTACCCCCGCGACCTGATCGGCCTTGTACTTGGGCAGGTAGCCGAGTTCGCTACAGTACGCGCAGGCATCGCCCTTGCTGTTGACCCCATCCTCGCAAGCCGGACAGAGAACCGAACGCGCCGAACGAAGGGTTGCGCAGCCGGCCTTGACCGATGCCAGCGATGAACCAATCCGGCCGTCCGCGCTGGTCCAGTGCGTATGGGGTACGTTGTCCTCAAAGAACTTCGTCAGAGACCGGCAGAACGACTCGATCAGCTTGTTGTCGGCCTCCATCTTCGAGACCGTGGAAGGCTCATCCTCCGGTTCGTTTTCTTCGTCCAGGTCCGCTTTGGCGATGGATTCCTTAATGGCCTTGCCGACGCTCTTAGCGGCTCCGCTTGTGATTTTTTTTGCGGCGGCCTTTCGTTTCTTTGCCGGGAGACTGGCGAGGGCTGCTAGGTCTTTAGCTGTCGCCTTCACTTCTCCAGACAAAACCGCGATCTTGATTTCCTCGCCGGCTGCTTCAGCGGCGGCGTCAACTGCTTTCGCGAACGCTGTATTGTTGTGAACTGTCCTTTCCGAAATACCCTCTTTTTCCGCGATTTTTGCGGCAGTCGAGCATTCTGCAACGGTTGCAGAATGCTTCCCGCCGATTGGCTTTTTCGGTGCTTCGCGGTACTTCTTCCCAATCAAGTAACGCCGCTGCTCCTCCGTTACATTCCGCTTGCTCAATTGATGGTCGATGATCCAATTGTGAGCGGACTGCCGATCCTCAAATGTTATCTTCACAGGCGCGGGCATTTTCAATTCTGGATGCCGCGCCTTGATGGCATAGCGACGATGCCCGTCCAGAAGCGTGTTGTGGTGATTGGCCCAAACAACGAGCGGTTCAAAGATTGCGCCGTCGGAGAGAATCTGCGATTCAAGCTCGCCAGAATCTTCGTTTGGTACGGATGGAATGAGGGCCGAGAATTCCGGGTCTATCTTGATCTTCATCGTCGACCACTCCCTTCGCCACGATCCCTTCGTGTCCGATCCATCGCCCCGGCTACGGCGCCAGGGCTGTCCAAAACGCCTCAAACCTCCCCCGAATCCACTCCCAGCGCCCCGTAGAACAAATCCGTCGAGATGTGCTCCGGTACTTTCAGGTCCAGTCGAATTGCGCCGCGAATGACCGGGTTCACAATGCCATCCTCTGCCGCCAACTTGATCGCTTTCTTCTCCGCCGTCGCAAAGCCGCGGGCCTCGATCACGTAGCGAGCGACAATGGGAACGTCCATAATGCGACGCTCGTTAGTTCGCGAGCCGATCATTACTTCAATGCGTTTGGTCCGTTTCATTTCAATTTCCCCAACCCCACCAGCCGCTTCTCGATCGCCAACAACAGGTCCATGCCCAGCAGTTCCCAGCCTTGGCAGTAGTCCCAATGGACGCCCCTGACGTTGGCAATCCGTTCCGCCAACTGATGCAGCGGCGTGGCCTCGTGCTCAGCTTGCGCCAGCTCTTCGGCTTCGCGTTCGGCGGCCTCTTGCTGCTCTTTGGCGAGCCGCGCCGCTTCGGCGTCCGCGAGGTGCTTGTCGATAGTGGCGGGGTCGGTGCTGACGATGTAGTTATCGAAGCCGACTTGTTTGCCGGTGGCTCGCGTGAACAGATCGGTGCCACCATCCGTATGTTTGGCTAACAAATTGTTCGACGTACTCCAATGCCGTAGCAATTCGATGACTTCCCACACGTCGCCTTTCGAGTCCAGGAACCGCGTGCCCACGGGCAAGTCGTATTTGGGTGGTTTGGTGGTCATGTTCAACTTCTCAAAGCGTTGTCGAGCCGCCCAATCAGCGTGAGCTTCGCGGCCACGTATCGCGGATTTGTCGGCGCGTCCTCAAATCCTTCGGGTAGTTGCTCGACAAGTTGATTGCGCCACAACTGGACAATCTCCCGAAGCTCCCGCAACTTCTCGCGCAGTGCCGCAATCTCGCCCTCGAAGTCCCTGCCAAGAATCGCGGCTTCAATCTGCGACCAATGCTTGTGCGTTCGCGCGCATTCCTCGGTCAGCCAACCGGGATTGGGCTTGAAAACTTCAACTTGCATTGATTGTTACTCCCCGTGGATCGCTTCCGACGCCAACTCCGTCGCCTCAATCGCCTCTTTGAGCTGCGTCTCAAGTCGCTCGCGGATGTTCGCTGGGAACGCATCCGGCAGGGCTTCCAGGACGGTTTGCACGTTGCCAACCGCCATACGGCACTCGCTTAGCGCATGCACGACGCACGCGATCCTCGCCTGTAGGCTCTTGCTCTCCGGGAACTCGTGTCGCTTTGCCATGTTCGTTACTCCCCCGTGACGCTTGTGGCAGACTCGTTCTTTGCTTCAAAATGCGGGTCCACACCGAACTCTTCGCACAAGCGACATGCACTGGTGCTGCCCAGTCCGCAAAAGTATGCGACCTTGCCCCACGTCGAGCCGCAGAGAATTGGCGGGTCGTCCCCTGGCTTCCGGTTTCGATGAACCATTCTGGCGAGCGTCGAGACAACGCATCTGACGATTCGCCGCAGCCGCTCGTTGTCCCTGCGAAGTGAATCGATTTCGGCTTGTTCGTTTGCGATCATGTTCTCTGCCAGGCAATGGGGTGGGGGTTAAAGCCTCAACTCCGTTCCGTGTTTCTCGCGGCTACTTGCCCTTGCCGCCTTTAACCTTTTGCAACCAGCAGCCAATTAGGAATCCCACAAATCCACTAACTAGCGCGGCTGCAATCTCAGCTCGAATTAGTTGCTCAAGCGTGTAGTAGTTCATGGGCTAGCCCTCAAGCGAATAGACGGGCCAGTCCTCTACGCCTACGCCGTATTCGTTGAGCGCGTTTGCAATCTCAGATTCCATGCCTTCCAGGTCGCACCAGCGCACGTCGCACAGACCGGGGATTTCGACGATGTAATCCGAGTCGGCGTCGTCGGGGTATTCCTTCTTCGCGGTGGCCAAGAGCGCCTCAACGTCCGCCTTGGTGACGGTAGCTGGTGTGACCGTCTCAATGCGAGTCAAGACGCATACGCTCTTTCCGGCCACTTCGATAACCTGTCGAACCTTCTCGCCGGTGGTGGCAGTAAACGTCAGTTTCTTGCGTGCCATTGGATAGCTCCCAAGGTGGTGAACGTCAAGGTTCTTTACTATCGACTCTGGTCGCAAGAATGTCAAGGGTCTTTACTATCGCAAATCAGGCCGGCGGGAGAATGTGCCGGTAGTCGCTCAAGCCGAACGCCCTGCCCAGCGGCTCAAGCAAATCCTCAGACGGACAACCGCCGCCGCGCAGCCAGTGCTGGATGGTTGGCTTGCCAATTTCGACGCCTTGCTCGGCAAGCGCCTTGGCAACGTCGGCGGTCTGCCAGCCGCGCGCGTCCATGAGGGATCGTAGGTGCACGCCGAAGCGCACGGGGAACCGCTTCAAGTCTTTGCGCGTTGGCTGCTTGCGCCGGTTCGGCATCGTCGCGGTCGCTCCAGGTGTGCGACGATTATCGCCAGAAATGAGGGGCATGTGCAAATTATCCTTTCTTCGCGGGGTCGAATGGCTCTTCCTTGGCGACGCGCAGGTAATCCGGGAAGCATTCCGGCATCGCCTCATGCAACGCATACTGGCCCGGCGCACGATGGCAAGCCAACGTCAGCACCTTGCGGTATGCGGTCGGCGATGTTGGCTGCGTCCACCAGCCGATTTGGAATCTGGTCACGATTTCCGCCTGCGCGAGACACCAGCAGCGCCCGGTATTGCTGTTGCCGCCACGGTTGTAGAAATCGTTTACGCAGCCAACGCAATACCTCAGTTTATCGTGTGTTTCCATGTTCTCCTCTTCACTACATGCCCAATAGTCGATCGACCAACTTGATACTCTGCGGCAAGTGCCGCGCCATTCTCACCAAGCGAAAATCTCATCCGTATTTCGGCGACTTGCGATTCCGTTAACCGCGACTGGCAGTGACGTTCTCCATGAGCTACGCGACCCTTGCGCATGGCATCGTGGCTATTGTCGAGCTTCGTTCCCTCAAAGATGTGCCGAGGGTTTACGCAGAGACGAACATCGCACGAGTGACAGCCTTCACCGTTTGGCAATCGCCCGTGCGTCAGAAAAAACGCAATCCGGTGAGCGGTTGTCGGTTTCAAGTTGAAGCTGAACTGTCCATAGCCAGTCTTTTTGAAGACTGCTGCCTGCCATAACCAGCACGCATCGTCACCGCCAGACGCATCAACCTTGCTCCAGAATCGCGCGGCAATGCGATCAAGTTTGCCACGGCAGTAGGGCAACTTGGCGTCGTGCGTCGTGTCGATTGCGGCGAGGGGCATATCAAACCTCCGGGGGTTTAAGCACGGTTTTGGCGTATTCCACGATCATCTTCCATGCCTTTTCGGATAGCGGGCTGGGCGTCGAAATTAGGACCATTTCATCGCCGTCGTGAACGTGCCATTCGATTCGCTCACGCTTTGGCTTGGCGAGCAGCTTTCCGCGCGCGAAATCGGACACTGCGACTTTTTCCTTTGCGGCTGCTGCGTTCAGTTGGTCCATTTCCTCTTGGGTCAGCCGGCAGGTCAGCACAACCGTTTTGGCGAAGCCGGGCTTCATCTTCGGGCGTCCGCGTTGGCGCTTCATCAGCATGTCGGTTCCTTTGGCGGCGCGGGCAGGGGTTGCCATGCGGTCACTTCCCGCAGGCGGCCATTCACGGACCACCACGATTCTGTCAGCCAGCCGATTGCAATTCCATCAGCCGACGCCACGAGCACTTCGTCGTCGCCGGACGGCATCTGTTCCCCCACAGCGATCCAGCCCCCGGTTCGCTCGCGGGCTTCCGCCTCTTCCGAAGCATCGCATAGCTCAAGCGCGTGCCTGTACAGCAGAGCGTGCAGGTCTTTGCGAATCTGAAGCAAATCCGGGAACTCTGCCCCCGGTTCCTTCCATGCGTTGAACTCCGAGTGAAGGCGGCGAATCTCGGCGATTGCTTCGGTAAACGGTCCCGGCGGCAGGTTAGTCGGCGTCATACCTTCCCCTCGATCTCTTTGTCGCAGTTGCAAAAGTCCGCCTCGTGGTCGAACGGCTCGGTCTCCTTGACCTTGACGGCGTACTCGCTCACGTCGGACCAGTCCATGTTGTTGCTAAACCAGTCGGCGAAGTCGTATTCATCAAGGCTGCCAGCGCGCACGGAGCCGACGGTATCCTCTCGCTCGTCGGCGTAGTTCGCGTCGCGGTCATCGGCGATGATTTGCAGCGGCACGTCCCACCGCTCGCCATTGGAGAATGAGCATCGCATCATCGCCGTGGTGGCAAATCGCTTGTAGCCGAGGTCTTTTTGCTGGTAGGTTTTCGCCATGTTGTCTCCTTTCAAATCCCGGCGCTGCGCCGTGTTGCCACGTTCTGGACGATGGGGACCGTCCAGGGACGCAGCGCCGGGGATGGGTCAATCTGTTGCGTGTGGCAAGCACATTTCCTCATTTGCCAAGTCAATGACGCGATAAACGTGCATCGGGTTGAACGCGCCGCCGGATAGTATCTGGTCCGCCCATTGGTGAGCACTCGTCCAACTCGCCTTGTCATCATCGTTGAAATGCGCAGGCCAGCCGACGCACTGGAAGCCCCACATCATCCCCAGGATGAACGCAGCCTTGTCGCGGTCGGTTGCGTGTTCCGGGTAGGAGCGTTCGCCAATGGCTGGCTTGCTCATATGGTTCATTCCTTCGGCAATTCCGCCGCCAGCTTCACCATCTGTTCTTTGACGGCAAGCACTTTTTCTAATCTCGCAAACACGGTTTCGCTGACCTCCAGTGTGGTCCATCTGTGCCGGCACTTTCTTGCGACGCAAATCCGCCTGCGTATCTGTGAGGTATCGTTGCGGTGCGAGCGGCTGTTCTTTACTCGCGCGCCGGGTTTGCCGCACTTCGGGCACTTCACGGTTCACTCATCCTTGGGTAGCGAGTTGATTGCCGCCGCCAGCGCCGACCGCGCCTTACCAGCCGACTCGATTACGGCATCCGAATCGGATAGCCGGCAAAGATCTGCCAGGATCACGGACGCCTTTTCGAGCGTGCGCACCTCGCTCTTCTCGACGGTCAACTTACGGCTCTTGGTGTTCAGTCTCACGATTCGTCTCCCTTGGTGTTGGCTTGTCCTTCGTCTCCGAACGTATCCGGCGCCGCATCGAGCGCCGGCTCGTCGGCGTGGCCATTCGTGGATGGCTTCTTCTCTCGCACGCGAACGCACTCCACCATTTCGCCGAACGCCAGGCAGCGAGTCGGATAGAAAGTGACACGCTTGCCGGTCCACTTGTCGGCCTCGGGACCGTACAGTTGCGCGATGCTATCCGCGTTCGTCTTATTGCACACGAGCTTCTTCGCGGTCTTTTCAAAGCGAATCACCATCTTCGCTTTCTTGCTGCCGTCGATCATTTGCAGCGATTCCTTGCTGACGGCCGAGATGGTCAGCGTCACGTCCCTGCCCTTGAACTCGACCGCCGCCAAATAATCTGACGGAAACGCTAACTCACCGTTCAGAGTGACCTTACTCCTAGCCTTCGCCATCGTCGCCCTCACTTTCTTCTGTGAATGCAGCCCCGCCGCCGATCGTCACCACGCTATCCCCTGCGTCCGCCAGCCAGCCGGGCATCTCCAGCGTTACCACTTCGTTGCAGCGGCCAGGCCAGATCCCGGTTTCGCAGCAGACCTTGTATTGCTCAAGAATCGCGTAGGCTTGCTGCCGGCCGTAGCGAATCAGCGCCGGCGATAGCTCGAACGCCATCACGTCATAGGGTGGTGTGCCCTCGACGGCGATGAAGGCGAACCGCTCCCGCTCGAATAGCTCCAAGTAGACAGCGGCTTGCAGGTTGTAGCCGAACGACAGAACCGTATTCGTGAACGTCCGCACGTCGGCGCTACGGACCTTTTTCAAATCGATCAAGGGGTCGGTCGTGAGCGCATCGCACCGGCCCTTCATGCGCACGCCGTTGACCAGCCCGACCTTGCTGATTTCGACGTGATCGATCTTGGCCGTCCACTCGCGCACGAACGGATGCTTGCGCAGCGACCGGATCATGCCGATTAGGTTCGCGTGCTGGGCCACGGTCAGGATGATTTTCGTATCGTGCTCATCGCAGAAGCCGTCCCACTCCGCGCCGTAGCGCCTTCCCTGCCGCCAGACGGCGATGCGTTCAGCGGCAAGTTCTGGTTCAAGGAAGCAGGTATGCAGCGCGCTGCCCAGCGTCATATCGTCGGTGGTTTTCTTGACCAACTCGCGGTCCATCGCGGCTTTCAAGTGGGCCATGCTCGCGCGGCCCTCCTTGAGCACCGACTGCGACGGGATCGGCCAGCGCAGGTAGTCGGCGTGAGGGACGTGATGGTGCAGGCCATCCGCAATCGCCGTCGCCGGTTCAAGTTCAAGTTGCTGAGTCATAGCGCTGTTTCCTTCCGTTGCTGATGCCGCACAAGCCAGTCCCGCATGATCTCCGGGCTGCCCCAACATCCTGCCGGCGCGTGCGAATCGAACCACAGCAAGATTTCGCGCAGCCGCACGAGGTTGTCGTTGTCCGCGCGAATCACGGCCAAGCGAAGATCGTTGATAATCACCGCACGCAGGAAGCTGCCGGGCTGGATGCCATGCTCGATGTAGAGTTTCATCCCGTCGCGTAAGAGCGGCGGGAGCTTGTCGTAAGGCAGGCTCATGGTGTCCATTTCAATTCATCCTCGCGCTCAATCTCTCAATCCCCTGCTCGAGCGCATCGGCCGCGATCCGGTAGGCATCGATGATCGGCGCTCCGTTGGACTTCAGTTCACACCGCGAGACAGGCTTGCCGTCCGCTCCAGACTCTTGCTCGATCACCACCAGCACAATGCACACACCCGCTGCGCTGGCGGCTGTGCCCAGGTCGTTCAGTGCGAGTTGTACGGTGGCCGGGAGGGTCATTTCGGCAACGTCTCCCGTTCCTCTTTCACAGTCCGAACCATAATCGCCAGCGCCATCAGCCAGTCGTCGTAAATCGCCGCTGCATCCCAGCCGCTCGCCTGTGGCACGGGTCGCGGCAACAGCGCCCGCAAAAACCCGTCATCCTCATCAGGTGAGACTTCCGGCCCGTCGTGACGTGCGCGGCGACCGGAGCCCAGTAGCCCGGCGTCGTCCAGGCGTTGGCGGATTAGCTCGTCCGTCGCGGCCAGGAATCGCTCGGCGTCGTGGGCTTTGTCTTGCCAGCGGGTGCGGTCGGTGGAGGTAATCATGTGGCGGTCTCCTCGCATTTCCACTCGTATACCGGCTCGGTTTTCGTGCCGACCTGCACTCGCTTGCAAATGGCTCCGTCTTTCGTCGGGAACGCCATAACGCGAAGTCTGTACGCGTACCACTCGTTGTGCGTGCGCTCGCCAGTTGCCGGGTTGATGGTCGATGTATTTTCTCCGCTGCAAATCAATGCGTAGGTACGTCGCTCGATTTCGTGGTAATCTTCCGGCGGCTTGTCCTTGTCGGTGTGCCAGCCACGCGAAGCCAGATCGCGGAATAGCGGAATCAATTCGTCGAAGCTCTTGACGTAAACCATGATCGCAATGAACGGCTCGCGGCACGCCCACTGAGTTACGGAAACCTTTGGTTCAAACTGCGGGAACAGGTCGGCCACGGCATGTGCCATGCGCGCCACGTCCGACAGCAACTCGGCTTTGATGCGGAGCGCGTCAAGCTCGTCGAACTTGGCCTGGATAGCAGGAGGGACGGATTTACTTGCCATCGTTGTTCTCCAATTCCGCCGCCTTGAGCAGCAGTTGCCGTTGTAGGGCTTCGCAGTCGGTCGCGGCTTGACGTAGTTCGACGATTGCATCCGCATGGCCACGCCTGCGCAAATCGCTTGCCTTGTCGATGCGACTGCGAATGACGACTGCGCCGTTGCTGAGCGTGCTGAAGTGGACGCGGGTGGTTAGTTTGGTTGCCATGTTTGTTCTAAAAACGCCGCCGCCTTACTCGTGGTTCGTGCCTCACCTTTCGGTGATTCGGCTAGTTCGGCTTGCGGCTCTTGAGAGCCTATGGGCATTGCGCTTCGGGCTTCAACCTTTTGGGGCGGCGGCGTTGGTTCCTTTCGTTGGGCCTCCCGCAGAAGCGCCGCGGGTCGCTTGGGTCGTGGTGGCTAGTTCACAGCACACCGCTCATTGGCGAGCTTTACAGCCAGCCTGATTTGAGCGGCCGTCAGTCCCGCATTGCCGCGGTCAAGAGCGTTCGCAAAGCCAAGTAACTCACCAGCGGCTTGCGGCCATAAGACTTTCCGCTCATGGTCGGTTGATGCCGGGAAGTCCGGTATCGGCTGTGCAAAAAAATCAGGATTGATAGTTGGTTTTTCTGGCGGCATCAGTGCGTGACCTTTCCGATACAGGCGAGAATCCCGCGGCGCGCCAGGAATCGTTGCCTGGCCTGCGCCTCTTCAAGCGTCTGGAATTCGTCGATAGTCGCGCTGTCCACGTCGTCCGACCATCGCAGTTGGTAGAAGGGGAATTTCATCGTTTCGTTTTCCTTGTCCTTGCCCCGCGGCCATTGCGGGTGCGGGAGGGGGGTTAGGGTGCATCGACGATTCCGCCACTTGCGGCCAAGTCATCGTAGGATTGCTTGTTAGCTCGGCACTTCCGGCAGAGGGTTTCACCTGCCGAGAACAACTTGAACGGCTCGCTGCATTCGTCGCATTGGGCCATAGGCTGGCGTGGTGTCAGCCGAACATGCTCGGCAACTTCATCGGGAACCGTGGGGCGGTTGGCTGGCGGTTGGCCACGGGCGCGAGACAGTTCCTTTATGTCCGATTCGTCCACTGCCGATGCGCGCCATTCGTCCAGTTTGCGGAGCGTCCTTTCTTCGCCACGCTCCAGCAGCAAATGCCACTGATAGGCGTCGGCCGGACTGGCGTTTCCACCGGCAGCAATGAGAGCGGCAGCCCTCTCTTGGTGCGTCATGCTGTTCCACCACGCCATACCGGCCGCTTCATCGACCACACTTCCGCCAACGCAAACGTGTTCACGCTGCGGAAGTTCCTCATTCTCCGTGTCTGCCGTGAATTTGCCGCGCGCTACGGACTCTACGATGGCTTCGGCCTGTGCGTTTCCTGCGTCACGGCACACGTCACACGACCCGTAGCCGATTTGGACCTTGCAGGTACGGCAGTAATCGTCGTCAAAGCATGGGTCATTGTCGGGGTCCGCCTGCGCGTCCTTGTAGGCCCGGTTGCACGGCTCGCACCAGTCGCCTTCCTTGACGCCGTGCTCGCAGACGCTGCCGCCAATCCAGGAGAACAGCGAGACAACATCGTCGCCGGATTGTTCCAAGCCAGTGTCGATGTATTCCCAGCGGACGTTCCTGCCTTGTTCGTCTTTGGAGTCGAACCACAGGCCATCTGGCTTGCGGTTCGTGTTCCTCTCGGTCTTGTCGAGGTGATAAATGGCTCCGTCCATCGGACCATCGACGCATTGAAGAATCATGTAGTCCGTCCTTCCAGGGCAGCCGCGCCCACCGGCAGGCATCGAGAAAGATTTTCGACTTCGATCTCCAACCGCAAGGCATTGATTTCCTGCGCTATGGGAGATGGCGTGAAATAGCCTTCCGGCTTGTCGATGCCAAGATGTTTGATCGCCCCGCGAAGCGTACTGTGGGCTTGCGAGTGAGCGTCTGGATAAGTCGGAAAGAAACTCGCGTAGCCGTTCTTTCTGGCCACGGCCACGATGGCGTTCTCCTGCGATGACAGTTCAGGAAAGCACCACTCAAGCCACCATTGCTTTGACATAAAGGTTCTCCAAAAAAGCCTGTCGCCGGACTTGCCGCACAGGCACTTGGCAAAGCCAAGTCTCGAACGGTTTACGACTGGTAATTCATCGGCCAAGCGAACTCTTTCGCGGCCTCGATGCCGGCTTCTGCCATGATTGCCTTGAAGGTCATTTCGGCCACCTTGTCCATGTGACAGTCGAGGGCGGCCTTCGCGGCGGCCAGAGCCTCCGGCAGCTTGATCTTGCACCACGACCGAATACAGGCGGTGGCGGCTTCGTAATCGAGAACCTTCAGGCCGTTGGCTCGGACGTATTCGGCAGCGGCACGCATGGCGGTCTCTGCGGCAAGCGTTCCCAGGTTGTCGATGTTCGTTGTCATGTTCTTTTCCCTTTGCGTTTGATTCCCGCAAGTCTTGCTTGCGTGCGTATAGTCTAACAGATTAGATTATCGGGTCAAGCCCCCACGGGCATATAATCCAAAATACTTGATTACCGTTTCCGCCGCTTATTCCCGCCGATTCCATCAACGAAATCATCCGGCGGAATCAGGTCGCGGTAGTCGCTTTTCCCTAGAGCCTTGGCAATCAGGTTCAAGTTCTCGACGCTGGGCGACGTGGTGCCGCCCATGTAATTGAAGATCGTCGCGCGACTGATGCCGGTTTGCTTGGCAATCTTCGTTGCGTCATCGCCGATGAGGTACTGCAAATAGAGCGCGAGTTGCCCGGCTGGCGTTTTGTGGTCCGGGTTGTTAGTGCGTTTGCGGCCCATGCGGCTTGCCTTGGTGGGAAGATGGTCCCCCACTCTACGTTCGCAGCCGCGCCGCCGCAACAATTTGTCTGCTCTGACTGCTTCCATCGCTTTCCTCTTGGCATCTCTCATGGCTTTGTCGCTCACAATTCCCGGCGCAGAAAAACCGATCATCGGGGTATCGGCTTGAAAGTCGAACGCAGAAGCGTCGCGCCTGCCCAGCGCCTTGCGGAACGCAGCCTGCGCAATGCGGGCATCTCTGCTTTTCCGCCGCAACGTCTCGGGCTTGGGTCGGGTTGTGCTCATGGTGTTAGCCTCTTGAATTCAAACGCCTGAAAGTCAACCGACATAACTTGTGCGAACGCCTGCACGTCGGCCTTGTCGGCAAACTCGATAATCGCCGCGTGTCTCAGGAGCATCGGTTCCGGCTCGCCGGTGTCCCGATTCAGCGTGAGCAAGCTGCCGTCGTCAAAACGCCCGATGGACAGGATGCGGAAGTTGATCGGTTTCTCTCGCGTGGTGGTCGTGCTCATGGGCTTGTCGCTTTCTCCGCGTCAATCGCGGTCAAACTCTCCACCCCCAGCACGTCGGCCACGTATGCCTCGTGGGCCAGGTCCATAGCCGTATACGCGCGCCGCTGGCAGACGAGCAGGGCTTCGCGGAACTTGGCGTGCTCGGCCAGGAACGCGGCTCGTGCTTCGGGGTAGCCGTAGGCTTCGGTGGTGTAGATCATGGCGTCGGCTCCGGTTGGATGGCGGGGAACTCGTCCCACGTGCGACCGTCGAGCAGGCGGCCGGCGGCTTTTTTGCCAACGCGGAATATCGGACAGCGCTCGTCGTTCGATTCGAGCGGCGGGAACCAGACGCGATCACGCTGATTCGCCGCATGGATTGCGGACACGCCGCGGCGCTGCGAGTCATCCTGATCCCCTGGTGCCCACTCGCCCCACTGCTTGAAGAAAAACGGCACGCTAGCAGCTTCGCACTGGTCCCGCAGCGAGCGTGCCCAATCGGGGTGCATCGGGCGTGCGCCGTGGCCCGACTCGCCGCCAACGATTACCCACGAAATTCCGGTCAAATCAATCTCGCCCAAATCCTCAAGCAGCGGTTCAATCGACAGGAACCGCACAGCGGCAAGCGTATGGCGCAAGTGGTCGATCCGATCGATTCGTTTGCGATCTTCCACGCTCACGCCCAGCCAGACGTTCGGCAGTGGCCAGGGTCCGGTATGCACGGCATCGGCGGCAATATCGCCATCCTCCACCATGTTTCCAGCGCAGACGGCAATGGCGAATTTCAGATCGACAGGCTCACCAGCGTATTTGCGTTCGCCCTGGAAATACCTTGCCATACGCTCGGCTCTTTTTGTGAGCACCTGAAACGTGTGCTGCGGACAAACGGCCATCACGCCGAAAACTCGATCGATGAACCAGTCGGGCACATCATCATGGAACAGGTCGCTCATGGAATTGACGAACACCCGCTTTGGCTTTCGCCATTGCAGCGGAATCGACAGCGCCTCGGCGTTCAAGTTCACCTTGCCGGTCCACAGCACCTTGCCGTTCGTTTTCTTCGTCGTGCCGGAATACTTCGCCTGCCCCATCGCCTCAAGGCGGGCCGCGGTGCGCATGGCATAGCAGTTGTGGCAGCCCGGAGAAACGATCGAGCATCCCGCGATTGGATTCCATGTTGCGTCGGTCCACTCGATTTGCGAATTAGCTGCCATCGTGTTCACCCGTTAGGTTCGGCGTTCATGGGGACTCGGCGAATAGCGGGTGTCGCGTCTCTGCGTAGCTGGGTCCGTTCATCAAAAGGACTTCGACGGCTCGCGTGCTATTTTCTCCGCGATTTCCTAGCTGCCCGTGCGCCATCGACTTCGCCACGTCAAACGTCCGTTTCGTCCATCCGCTGTAAAGACCATCCAACCGCTCGTGGTCGTAATAACTGACGACAACGCGCGCCGCATGGAACCTTTCCAGCAACGCCGCCAGTCGCTCGTGGTCTGCGTCCGAAAAGTCGTGGACGTAGTTTCCTTTTTTCACCAAATACGGCGGGTCGCAATAAATCGCGGTGTCACCCGCGTCGTCAATCCGCTCAATGATTTCAAAGGCATCGCGGCAAAGGATCGTAACGGCCTGAAGGCGCTTGCGCCATGCCGGAATGCTTTGCACTGCGGAATTCCAGCGGACTCCCTCATGCCCGCCACCAGTTGTGTATCGCACGCCCGGCTTGTGAATCGTGTCGCTCGTGCCGGAAACTCCATTCCTTCCGAACCACGAGACAACAAAATAGTCGAATGCTCTTTCAAGTGGAGACTCGCATTCGGCCTGAAGGCGCTCCCAAGAATCTGTCAATTGCTGCTCTGAGAACAAAACACGACGCAAGCGCCGGTACAGTTTCGGACCATCGGCGCTTTGAATAACGCGAGCCAAATTGACCAAATCGCCATGCAAATCGTTTACTCTCTCGTGCGACGCGCGCGGCTTGTTAAGCAGGACGGACATCGAACCGCAGAATGGCTCCCAGTAGCCGACGTGCGGCCCAAGTTCGGCAACGATGTCAGCCGCGAGATTTCTCTTGCCGCCAAACCACGGTGCCAGGGCTGTGATAGTCGGTGCATTCATCGCTTGGCAAACTCCCTCAGCCGCTTAGCAATCTCCGCCTCAGGCATGAGCCACAACGAAGCGCCGACCGCCTCTTGCAGCAGATCCCGCGCGGCGTCGGTCCCTTGCGGCAGGTTGCGGCTCTCGCGGATGATCTTGCAGCACTTGCCGATGCCGTCGATTTCGACGACCGCGGCGCAGGCTTGGGCTTCGGTGGGGGTTAGCATGCTTGCGATTCCTTTGCTCGTTGACGCCGCTCTTTCAACCGCTCGCGCATCGCAATCCACCGCTTGGCATCTTCGCCGGGCCTGTATTCGTCCGTGTCGCTGTCGTACTCGGAATCCTCTGCGATGCACTCGTCGAGATATTCCCGCCAACCTCCCGGCCCCAGGCTGACTTCGTGCGCCTTGCCGAATTCCTTCCTGTCCACGTCGCACGCCATACAGCACTTCTCGTGGTTGGCTTCGCCCTCGAATACGTCGAAGTGGTCAACGTACTTTTCTCCTGGCTGGATTCTGCCGCCGCACGAGCTGCACTTATGCTGCTTGCGCGCCGTGCGTTCGGTTTCATTCCAGATGGTGCAGTATTCGTCGAAGTCAATCACGCACATGGTTCTCTCCAAAACAAGCCCGGCTTAGATACTCACCACCGGGCGAGGCTTTCCTAACCGGCTTCATGCCCGCCGCTCACTCCAGCGGCTCCGTCCGATGCGTCTCCACACGCAGCGGTCCTGTCGTGATTCAACTCGCGCCGCAAGACGCTCAGGTCTCGCGGGGCTTGAACGCCGATTCGCACCCGGTCGCCCTGGATGCGCACGACGCAAATCGAAATATGGCTTCCGATGTCGATGAATTCCCCGGTACGACGCGATAAAACTAAGATGGGACACCTCCTTGCGATGGAAAATTGAGCGATGCAAACTCTCCGTACACCGTGCTGGCGGCAGCGTCATATGCCTTAGCAGCGGCAACCTCATCTGTGAACATTCCCAGGTGGATCGGCTTCTTGTCCTTGTGCAGACACGCTCGCCACTTGGCGCATTTTGAATTGAAGTGGACGCCCTTGAACTTCGATGTTTTCGCGTCACGTCGCTTGCGAGTGTTTCGCATCTGCTGAACGCGGGTCGCCCAGCGGCAGTTATCCGGCTCATAATTGCCGTTCACATCCTTACGGTCGATTTCGAGATTCTCCGCGTAGCCGTTCGCATTGGCCCAATCGCGGAACGCCTCGAAACTAGCCTCCCACTCAGGACAGACACGGATTCCACGCCCACCGTAATACTCGTAAGCCTGCGATGTCTCGCAATTGCACCTGTTTTTCATGTGGCACCAAATGCCATGCAATCGCGTTTTCGATTCTCCGTGGGTCTGAATATGCGATCCGATCTCAGTCGCCGCACACTCTCTTGAGCAATAAATACGCTCTGCGCTTGGCGAGAATCCAAACTCGCGTCCGCATGCCTTACAGGTTGCCTTAGACGGAGGATGTACACACTTGCGAGAGCAGTATTTGGCCGTTGCAAGACGCCCAACATGCACCGAGAATGGCGAACCGCACCGCTGGCAGGTTGTCTCAACCTGGGGATTCCGCTTGCGTTCTGAAAACAGCATTGTCTGTCTCATGCGGATTCCTCCAACAGCGACCTCTGCACGACGGGCGGCGGCTCAGCGTCGATGTGCATTACGATTCCCGTGATGTAGCTGGACCACGCCCACCCTCTGACTTGCTTCAGCGACTCAACGAAATTCTCGCGCGGAAATATGGCGGCAAGCGACATTAGCGCGCGAACGACGTTTAGCATCGCGCCGGCTTCATCTTGGCATTTCGCTGCCGCTTGCAGTGCTTCAAGTGCGGCGGACGAATCACAGGTCGATTCATTTAGGGCTACGACGGGCGATTCCTTTTTCAGAGACCAAATTGCGAATAGGCAGTTGAGCGTTGCATATGGGCAGTGGATCGCCGGGCATTCTTCAGCCAGTCGCAGCGAATTGATTGCCATTCGGATGCTGCTGTGCGCAGACTTGAGACCGGGCTTTTCGTATTTGCGAGGTCCAATCGCGTCGATGAGAAACGCCGATGGAGATTCTCTGGTGCGAGCATCGATAAGCACAAACTCGTTGTCCATCACATGCGACTCGAATGGTTTCCAGTAATCCATCACGCTGCCCCCATCGCCGCGTCCAATCGTTCCCCAATCTCCACACACTCCGCATCGCCGACCATGAAAAGCTCCCGGCAGGTCGTCGCCGCAGCTTCGCGCATGTGCTCCCGTTCGGCCAGCAACTCGCGGAGCATGGCGGCGGCTTCGTGGAGGTTTGATCCTGGCACGAATTCGCGCTGCGACCACGAGTTGATTTCGGTTAGGCGTTGGGGGGTCATCGTCAGTCCGTGAATTGGAATACTTCCTGCTCAAGCCGACGTGCGGCGATTTCGCAATAGCGCTCTTCAATCTCGATTCCAATGGCTTTGCGGCCCAGCAGCTTCGCGGCTTCCAGCGTTGTCCCGGTGCCAGCCTGCGGATCAATAACGCCGTGGTCGCCATACTGGTTGACCAGCCATTTGACGTGCTCTAGCCGCCGTGGGCTTGGGTGGGGCAGATTCTCATAGTCGATGCCGTCCGATGTTCCTTGACCCCTGCCGGTGTGCTGCCGCTTGTTGGAATTGTTCCTTGCCACAATTTCGCCGCTCAACACACGCAAGCCTTCCCGCGACGGCGGCGGCTCACCGAACACGTAGGCAATGTCTGAGCCAACCAGCACGCGCCCGCGATAGGATGGTCTCGCATACCGCAGCCAGCACGCGCGAATGAACGGCAGCGCCGGCGGCACAGCCAAGAGAAATCTGGGGTCGCTCGTGCATCCCATATGGACGACGAGCGTTTTGACGGTCAAGGCATCGCACGTCTCGCGAAAAAGCTGCTGCGGGTCGGCAACTCCCGGAAAGACGGAGTTCGGCCATACCGGATCGCAAATGCAAACCGGCGGCTGCTGAATCGACGGCAGCACCTCACGGCAATCACCGCAATAAATCTCGATGCCGTTCCGTGAGTAGTAAGGGGTCATTCGCAGATCCTCACAACAATCGGCTCAGACTCCAGCTCGTCGACCAGCAGCACCGACAGCGGATAGCCGGTGTCGATGATGCTCAGCACGTCCAGGGCGGGTACGAGCCGCTCGAGCTCGGCGTCTGCCAGGGCGTTGATGCGGGCGTTGTATTCGGATTCGGTCATCAGTTTCGTCCAGCCCTGCGACTTGCCAGCGAGCATTGCAGGTGCTCAATTGCCCGCTCCATTGCGTACTCTTGCAATTCAGGTTCGGGGACATTGACCCAGAGCGAACAATCGTCCACGCCTTCACGCTGAATAATTCCGACCGTAACCAGCGCGACGCAGTTATCCGCCGCTACCTCGTGGGTAACTCCAATCGACTCTTGCACGTCGTCCGGTATGTCGTCCATTTCGTTCATGCGTTTCGCTCCCTCACGCACCCAAGCCAGGTAATCGCCGCGACGCAAAGGGCACAGAATCCGATAGCGGAGAGCATGGTCATACGACGCACTCCGATAGTAGTTCCCGCAACGTAATCCCCTCCTCGCGCGCCATCTTCTCGAAAGCCAGCCGCATCTTTTTCAACGCCCGCAGTTCCGATTTCTGAATTGCTCGCCGGCACACGCCAAAGCGCTGCGCGAGCGATTCGTAGGTGACGGCGCCGGTTTGCTGGTACGGTCGCTCGACGATCAGCCCCCGCGCGGCCGACGACGAAGCGTGATCGCCGGTCCGCGCGGGTACCCGTTCTTGGCCGACTTGCTCGTGTTTTGTCGCCGGCAGACGGTGCGCGTCAGGGTTGGGCAGGAAACCTGATTGCGAGCCGCTGCCGGCGGTTGTTGGGGTCGTGGGGACCATGCTCATACTGATTCCATGATTCGACGCCCTATCCACTCCGCGCACGCCGGGAACACGCTGTTGCCGATTCCTCTAATGCGCTCCACGTAATCGGGAAACCCTGCGCGGCTTCTAAGTCCGCGGGATGCAAGTAGGTGTGCCCGGTCTGCTGCTTGTACCAGTCGCGGAGATTCAGTGTCCCGCCTTTGGGCCTGCATGATTTGCCGCCCTTCCAGTCCGTGGCCGTTGGCGTCGGCAAGTTCGGCGAGCAAGAACACTCGTTCCCGCTCGTGGTCAGCCCCAAAGCAACAGGCGCGCAGTCGGAAGGGCAGGACAGCGTAACCAAGCGATTCAAGGCCAGCTCGGAATCTCCACCAAGGCCAGGGAGCATCGCGCCGGATGTGCGACGGATTCTCTCGGACCACAAGGCGCGGGCGAATCGCATCAACAATGCGGAGGAACTCACCGCCGAGGCTCGATTGACTTGCGACACCGTAACCGCGCGCTCCGCTGTTCTCTTGGCACGGGTCTCCGCCAGCGATGCAGTCAACTCTCCATTGCTCAATTGGCTCTGGCGGGAAGGTTCGCACGTCGTCCCATCGCCGCACGTTGGGCCAATGCTTTTCAAGGACTCGTCGGCAGTAAGGGTCGATTTCAACTTGCCACCTGCATTCCATGCCTGCGCGTTCTAACCCAAGGTCCATGCCGCCAATGCCAGCGAACAAACTGCCGAACGTCACCCGTCTACCCATCCAATCCCCGGCACGCACACATCCCCGCACGCTTCATGGATTGCTTGCCCCAACCGAACCATCGTGAATCCGTTCAAGTCGCGGCGCTGGTAACGGTCCCACAGGTAATCAATCGCGGCCTCAACTTCCGTCCCCCAGAACCGCACGATGTAGGTCTGTCCGTGCCGGCTGTATTCGGCTTCCAGGATTTCGTCGCCGTCGTCATCGCCTCCGAAGCGGGGTCCAATTGGCAGGCACGGTGCGTCGATGGTCAGCATTTGGTGGCCTCCGGTTTCGCAACTGCCGCGCGAAGGTCGGCCGCCAGTTCTGGAGCATGCCCGGTGAGTTTTTCCAGGGCGACGTGAAGCGGCCAGGTTTCAGGTTCGGCTGCTTCGCTTGATTGTTCCGGCGACTTGCGCGGCTCACGTCCAATTCCTTCTCTGCGGCTTTGGTTTCTTCGATGTGCCGCTCAAATTCGGCTTCGTCGATTGCGGCGATGCGCTGCCAGCGGTGGGAGTCTTTCCTGGAAACGCCGATTTGTTCGAGGGTAAAAGGTGTTCCCACGTGGGAACAGGTTTCACTCGGCCGCCCCCCGGTCGAGCGCTCCGTGTTGGCTAACGCATCACCAAGCCATCTGGCTGACCTCATCTTTAATTCCGTGGCAAGGCTTTGGGTTTCCCCTGAAAGCCCGTTCATTTTGGCGAAGTGCCTTGCGGACTCCGCCAAGTCCATAATTTCCTTTGCCTTGTCGAAACTGTTGCACTCGGCCAGGAGTCGCTTTGCGTTCCCCAGTTTTTTTACGATGGCAATTTCGTTCATCGGCGAAGTTCTCCGATGAGCGAATCGACCTCAGGCGTGTAGCGAAACCACTCTCCATGAAGGTGCAGGTGAGCCAGTTTCTTGTGGCACTCGTTTTCCAGGTGTCCCGCGCTGGCAATCGTCGCGATGAGTTTCAGCGGTCCTGGCGCGCCGGTTTGCAGGTCCGCAATGCGTGCCGGCGGGTCTGACGACACGCCGATCTTCACCGCATCGCCGCACAAGGCAAAGTAAAGGCTCTTGTTTACGTGAAGTCGGTCGGCACCCTTCGCCGGAAACAGCGCCCTTGCGTATGCCGCTTGTGCGCTGGCCAAGGCTATCGTCTCTCGCAGCCTAGCCATCTCTGCTACTGCTTCGGCCGTGCTCATGCTTCCCATGCGTGCCGCCGCGCGGCCCAGCCGCGGAAAAGTTTTGCGGGCTTCGGTTTCGCCAGCGGGGCGATTAGAAGACCGACGATTTGCGTTACGTCGGCTGATTGTACCTATAGCGGTACAAATTACAAGTGGTCTATTTCCAGAAAAACAGAAACGGCTTTAACTCTGCCGCGGTCCGGGCTTGCGCGGGATTTTCTTGAACGCATCAAGCGATTTTTGCGGAATCAGATAGGTACGTTCGCCTAGCGTTTCCGCTTCGATGCGCCCATCGCGGATATACCTGCGCACGAGGCTTTCGGTAATGCCAAGCGCCTTGGCTGCCTCGACGGTGGAAAAAGACTTTTCGATAGTTGTTGCCACGGACATGCTCCTAGTGTACCTTTGGCGGTACAGATTTCAATACCTAACGGACTTCTCGGCACTGACGCCCCTCCCGGCCGGATGGCCGCGGCTTCTCCCGCTTCTGCGGTGGGCGTTAAACCTTTGCTCCGGTCCACAAATGCGAGCGAGAGGACTTGAACCTCCACGGGATTACTCCCACGGCGACCTCAACGCCGCGCGTATGCCAATTCCGCCACGCTCGCCAATTCCTACGCCGCTTTGCGTTGATGATACCCTCAACTTTATTTCCTAAAGTTCGCTTAGCTTTTTGCTTGGCGCAGCCGCGCGCGTTAGGCAACGTCGAATGCGCACGCTATCGCGCTTAGGACTTGAGGAATTTTGCTTACAAACGCTCAAGCTCTAGTCAGTTTCTTGCCAATAAAAACAAGTGGGCAGGAGAATCGAAATGGACGACCGCACTTTGCTGCTGTTCGTCGGGGATTACCGTTTAGAGCGGGACGTGAGCGACGGCACGATTGCCTATATCCGGGTGACCGTGCGGCGCTTCTCGGATTGGCTCAAGAAACCGGCGACTCTGGACGACCTGGAAGACGATCTGGTCAACCGCTGGCTGGCGTCGCTCTTGGACGATGGGCTAGCGCGGCCCAGCGTGAAGGGACATAGAGGCAACCTCTTGAGTCTCTGGCGGTGCGCATTCGAGCGCGAGCTTGTGAGGCTGCCGCCGCGCAGGGTGAGAAAAATCAAATGCCCGCGCACGCTCCCCGAGGCGTGGGAGATTCAGCAGCTTCAATCGCTGCTGACTGAGGCAGAGAAAATGCCTGGCTGCTTCCGCTATGTCCCGCTATCGTGGGCGGAATATCTGCGGGCGCTGATTCTGGTTGCTTGGGATTCCGGGCTTCGCCTGGGAGATTTGCTGACGCTCCGCTTCGATCAGGTTGGCACGGACGGCTCGCTGATCGTCCGCCAGAACAAGACGGGGGAGAGTATCCTGCGCAAGCTGCGGCCCGAGACGATGGCGGCCGTGCAAGCCACGGAACGGGCGCGGCGCGAATTGATCTTCGGCTTCGTCCACTCGCGGCAGGTGATGACCGTATTCAAGCGGCTGGTGAAACTTGCCGGGCTGCGCGGCGGCACGAGGAAAATCAGAAAGAGCGGCGCGTCGCACGTCCCCCGTGAAGAGGCTAAGGATTACCTGGGGCATCTGTCGGACCATTTGGCGCGCAGGCACTACATCGACCCGCGGCTAGGCGACCGGAAAGATCCGCCGCTTCCACCGAAGATCGCATAATCGATTGGCGGCAGGTGCAAGCCCATCGCCAGCCCGTGCTCCTGCGCCAGCCCGGCGAACCCCGCGGCGACCGGGGAAGGATTGGTGAGCTTATCCCACTATCCACGCCACGGCGCGCCACACGGCCCGGCAGACGACGACCGCGAGCCAGAGCGCCAGCGAGCCGAGAAGGGCACGGCGGTAGGACGGGTAGGGCATGGCTCACATGTTCACATACTTCTCGGCAGGATTGGAGGATTGGTGAGAATCCCCCAGACTAGCCGGCCTCCAGGTCGATGAATCGCTCACGCCGAAACGGCACTTCCCGCTGATCCTCCATCAGCTCGCGGATGTGGCTAGCGGCAATGATGGCGTGGTCGCTCGCGTATCCGTCGGGGTTGATCTTGTCGGCTTCGATGCCGATGTTCTCCAGCAACGCTTGTGCGCGTGCCAGGAGTTTGACTTCAGCCGCCGTGAGCATGAGCCGCGCCGGCAACTTGCTAGGCGTAAAAATATCGCTCATGGATTGCGGCTTGTCAGGTCCGCGAAATGCGGGGTATGTATTCATCCGATTCGCCTTGGTGATTTTTGAAACAACGGTCAACGCCACGATCCTGCCAAAGTGCAGGCTTCCGCCCTCTGCCCAGGGCGGTAGCGTGGACTCAGGAGGCTAGCTTTCGAGGATTCCCGTGTATTCGCCGGGGGCAGCGGCAAACACCGCGGGACCATGCGATTTTGTCAGGCGGACAGTCGTGCGAGGAGGGCTTTGTAACGCTGGCCCTCGCTGTAACGCAAAGGGTGCTGCCGGTCGCACCCTCCCAGGCGCGCCCGGCAGATAGGACGCACCGCGTCCGACGCATCCCGTCGGGCGCGGTGTTTTTGTGCGCCGTCGGGTAGAATGGCGGGCATGGCAAACAATCAGGTTAAGCCGGGGCGGGGAGCGGTCTAGGCTGCACAAAGCCATTCTGGTTAAAATAGCCGGGCCGGCACGCACAGGGTCATAAGTCCTGTACCGGCCCGGTAGAATGGTGGGCGCACTGCGCCAGCCGGCGATTACGCGCCGGTCGCCGCGAACCTTACGGCCGCGGCCACCATCCCGCCCTTGCGGAGCCAGCCGCTACCAGAATAGCGGCTTTCTCCCGCGAGACGCGGGAGCCGGACGGCGCAAGGGCGTTTTTGTGGTGGATTGAAAAACCCGACCGCTGCGGTAACAGCGGCCGGGCCGTGAAGCGCGGCTATCCGACCTATTTACCCTCATGACGGTACGGCCAATGGTGCCGCTAGTCGGGGTCACGCACTCCACTGTGTAGCCCTGTCCCCGCGTGGGGGCAGGGCAGCTTTTGTTGTCCCGAGATTCTTGGCCCAAAACAAGACGCGACTTTCCAGAAATAAAAACGGCCCGCGCAGACCGCTAGGACTGCCGGGCCGTTTGTGTTTCGGGATTGATTCGTCGATCCATCAGTTACCGCTTCCTATTTTGCGACGCTGTATTGGTGATTCTTCGCTGAGATTCTGACGGACGTTATCTTTCGCCTGCGCAGCAGACTGGATAGCGTGGCATAGACCACCTTTTTCGGATTCTCTGCCGACGTTTTAATCTGGTCGTGAAGGGCTTCAGCAATCGCCGCCGCGTTGCTTCCGGGTTTGGACTGCAAGTAGTCGATGACGATCTGCGTAATTGGCTGATTCTTCTTCCTGGGCTTCCTGGGCTTCTTGGCCACCGGCGCGCCGTTCGACTCTTTTGATCCGGCGAATTGGTTGAACAGATCCGGGTACTGCGTGAAAATGTCCCGTAATTGCCGGGCAGCTTTCGCGCGTTCCTCCGCGTCCCGAACCAATTTATCGATCCTGCTGCTTTCCATTTTTGCGCTCGCTTCAAATTTGCCGGTTGACGAAAAATCACCGTTTCTATACCATTAAACGAAGAGCGGACGGGAACGCCTTTCGGCGAACGCGCCTACTCTATCGGTCGCCACCTCGCTAAGGTTGCGACCACTCTAGTGCCTTGACGTGAGAACCCAGGTTGATGTTGTGGTCGGCCTGGGTTTTCTCGTGCGCTCTCCGCACCACCCTGAAATCTATCGCGATGACAGCATCGTGACAATCTGACTTGCCTTGTGCAAGAGCAATGCACGCTGGGAATCGCGACGGAGTTCTGGCCCGAAGAGAAGCCCGCGCTGCCGGTTGAAATCCCGCTTGAGGCCAAGCCGTTTGACTTCGATTTCGCGGAACTGGAGTGGGTCGGCTAGCGGCGGCCGATGCGCCCCAGGAACGACTGGAGTTCCTGGGGCGTGTGCAGCCTACTGCTGACCATAATACAGAACATCCAATTGTGATGGCTCTGTATCTAGGGCGAAAGCCAGTTTTTCGATTGTGAAATCGGCCGGAGCATGCTGGCCCGACTCCAAGCGGCTGATGTGACTTTGTGGCAGCCCGGACTTTTCAGCCAGTTGTTCCTGTGTCATGCCGAGTTCTTTCCGCCGCCGGCGGATCATTTCCCCAACGTGGCGATGGTATGCTTCAACCTTGGCAATTGCGGTTGGAGGTACTCCCTCTTGTGGGTCCGCTGTTCCGTGGCGTTGGCGCAATTCGGGAGTACAAATCTCCTCGATGGCCCCCGCGATTTCCATTTGCTCGTCGCGGTCATCGGATTCCCGGAGAAGCTCCCACAGGCGATCAACGCGCTTTTTCTTTTTTGCCGAGAGCCTGAGATAGCATTGCACGAATTCCTGAACGGCTCCTCCATTGTTATCTGATACAGTTTGCATAAAAATAATCCTCCCGGTTAGGCTGGTAGACTCCCGTTCCAAATTGGGTGATGTCCAGATCGGCAAGTGCGGGTCTGTCGCCGAAGTCCACCAACCGTTTGATGGTCTTTACGACGTGCCAATACTGAAAATCTGTAAGGAGCGCCCGTCCTTCGTCTTTTGCTTGCGACAACACAACCAGCGTAATTGGCTGGTTGCCTTCTACGTCATTTGCTTTGCTATCCCCGTCCCCCCGTCGTTCACCGTCTTCCATTGCTGCGTCCCTCGCATTTCTACCGAGTTCGAAATACTATTCGGTTCCATCGGCTTCCTTTCTCCAACCAAATATACAACGATATGCAACACCAGACAAGTCGCCAAATATACAACGATATGCAATCCTTGCAAGCGGTTTTTCCGCGAGAATCTGGCGGCAGTGCCAGCGAGCGGTGAGCCCCTTGTAACGAAACGAAATAGGCCGGTTTCAGGGGCTTACGTTACAAAGCCGTGCGAGGAGCGCAAATTCCCTGCGTCGTTTTCGGGGCGATCGTCGTGCGAATAAGATTGTCGCCAGCATCGTAAGCGTTGCATTCCCGCGAAAGCAGCACGGCCGGCATGCCACCGTCGTACTCGTACTCGCACTCGTGGACGTAAAAATAACCGTGGCCCTCTACTTCGGCGACCCCGGAAAAGCCGGCGACTGCGATCCAAGGCCGCGCTACTGCTCTGCGATTCCGCCACCGTCGTGCTGCTATTCGCGGCCGGCGTGTTCACGCTCAAGGATCTGGTATTCGAGGGCTGCGTCTGCTACGCGCTGTCGGCGCTCAACTGCGCTGCGGGCCGGCTGCTGGTGCTGCTGCCGGGTGAGCCGTGGTGGCGGGATTGGCGTCGGGGGTAATGGTTGGTAGAATAGGTTGAGTCACTTATATGTGGGTGCTTATATTATGCGCAAACCGGCGCGCGAAAAGGACAGCGAAGCGGTGCGAGTCAAGATCGCCCAATGGTATCGATCTGGGTGGACTCAAGCTCTTATGGCTAAAGAACTTGGGATGACTCAGCCAGCAGTTTCCCAGCATCTTGCGTCGATTCGCGCCGAGTGGAAACAGTCACGACTGGAGGAGTTCGAGGCGGTAGCGGAAGTCGAGCTGGAAAAGCTCGACGCACGGGAGGCCGAGTTGATCGCTGCCTACGAGCGAACGCCGCTGGAAAATCGCACCGTGGAGCTGGCGGCCAAGTTGTCGGATTCCGTGGTGAACATCGTAAAACGCCGTTGCGGCATCCGTGGCACGGACGCTCCGAAGAAACCTGACGGCAGCCCAGTTGATGCCGATCCGATGGAGCCGCGTCAGGTGCTTCACGAGCGGCTGCGCACCAGGTTGAACGAGCTGATTAAGGCCGGGCTGGTGCGGCCGGGCAACAACTAAGGCATCATCAAACCGGAACCGTGGTTCCGGTTTCAAGTCTTGACGCTCTGGCTCATTCTTGCCAAAATGCCCACAGTTGCACGCTGGGCGCGAAAACTGCGCATACAGTCTCGGCGTGCAACCACCGAGCTTTTGAGAACCCCGGTCAGCACGCTGATCGGGGTTTTCTTTTTTCTCAGGAGGTAAGTCATGCTCGCGCGTACCGTGGAATTGCTGGATGCTGTTGATCGGGTGTTGCAAGCAGAGGAAGACTTCGAGGAGCCGGATCAAGGGTATTGGGACATCATCGAGCACTGCCTGACCACATTCCGCGAAGGAGACCTTCCGGCGGCCTGTCGGCCAATCTCCGAGATTGTGGGCCGCATTGCCCCGGAACTGGATCGAGTTGACGCTGAGGGGATTCCGCTGGGACGGACGCGGTATTACGCGCTCCTCAAGCAGCTTGCGGCCGAGCGAAACAAGGCCGAGCCGCGGCAAAAGACCATCGAACCGATCGAGATGTTGGTCGAGCAAGGGGTCAACCCCAAGCAAATATGCGCGATGTACGGGCTGGTCGATGCCTCGGGCCCGCGATTGGACTGGCTGCGACAAGAGCGCGAGAACCCCGGCACGGTGCTGGGCCCGGTCGTGCCGCATCCCGACGAAGCCAGCCGGCAGGAGGTCGAGGCGTTCCGCACAGCCCGCGAGGAGTTCCAGGGCAAGAATCCAGAGCGGCAGAAAGCCTCACGGGAACCGGAAGATCAGCCTTGCCACGAATCATGGGAGGAACTGTTCGCCCTGCGCCCCCCGGTCAGCATCCAGCAGCTTGCAGCCATGAAGTGCTGCACGCCGGCCGAAGTGGTGCGGATGGCGCGCAAGCTCAAGGCGGTCGAGCATTTGCCGATCGCCGAGCGAACGGCCGTCGAGCGAGCCGAGCGCGACAAGTCAGCCAAACCGGCCAAGAAAACAGCGAAAGCCGCCTCGCCGCCACCGGACGACCTTGAAGACGACGATCCGGAAGATGGCTCAGGCACGGAAGGCGATGAGGTTCATGCGCGAATCGCGGAGTTGCACAAGGAAGGGACCGGCCCCAAAGAGATCGCGGAGTTACTCGGCGTTGATGGCCGGACCGTGGCGGCTGTGATTCGCAAGCTGGAAAAACAAGCCGTTGCGGTGTAAGTGATGCTGCTCTCACCCGGACAGCTCGAAGACATTCTCGCGCTCAAGGACGATGAGCAGATCAAAGAGGATGTCAGAAAGGAGTTGACGTACCAATATTACAGCTTTCACCCTCGGGTTGATATTCCAGAGGATTTTGAGGAGCAGACGGCGTTTATTGAAGCGGACCCAAGCGTCGTCAAATTTGCCGTGGCGCTTGGTGGAACAGGATCCGGTAAGACAATTGCCGCCGCCGCCAAGACAGTCGATTTTCTGGCTTACAACAAGCCGCCCCGTCCGCGCTGCCCATTCTGGGTCATTGGAGAAACCTACGATCTAGCGTGTGGCGTATGCTGGAATGAAAAGCTCTTTAACATGATCCCGAAATCATGGGTGATTCATACTGCTTGGATTGACCGCGCTCGCAACTGGCCTGCGGCAGTTCTACTCAAGGACGATCCGCTGTCAGCACACCCGGAGATCGGCTGGATTCTGGAATTCAAATCATACGCGCAGGGCCGTGAACGGATGCAGGCAGCGAGCATCGGGGGCTACTGGTTCAACGAAGAAGCCCCGTTCTCGATCATTGAGGAGGTTCAGGGTCGCTGCCGGGATTACGATTCCCCAGGTTGGGCCGACTTTACGCCGGTTGATATCCGCTCCCCCGAGTGGCAGGAAGCATACGAGAATCCGCCTGAAGGCTGGCAGTTCTTCCACCTGAACACGGAGCGCAACTCCTACATCAACCAGGAGTGGATACGTCGCTATCTGGCCAGGCTGCCGGAAGACGTGCGCGAGACGCGCCGCGTGGGCGCGTTCAGCAGTTTTCGCGGGCAGGTGTTCAAGGAGTGGAACAAGAAAATCCACGTCATCGAGCCGTTCGAGATTCCACACGATTGGCACCGGATACGCGGGTTGGATTTTGGCTTCAACAATCCATTCGTGTGTTTATGGTGCGCCAAGGACCACGACGGCCGCTATTACGTGTACGATGAGCACTATCAATCTGGCCAGCTCAACGCCTACCACGTCAAGAAAATCAAGGAACGCGAGTGGAACGATAACAGCCCGTACTACGGACAGACCTACAGCGACCACGACGCCCAGGAGCGCGCGGAGCTGATGAACCTCGGGATCCACTGCACGCCGGCGCGCAAGAATGTTTTGCTTGGAATCGAACAGCTTCGATCTCTGTTGATGGTCCAGGCTGACGAACGGCCGATGCTGTACGTGTTCAAGCAGTGCGAAAACCTGATCCGCGAGTTCGGCAGCTACAAATGGCCGGAAGGGACAGACCGAAAGAATCCCAAGGAACTGCCTCTGCCGGTCAATGACCATTGTTTGGATGCGCTTCGCTACGTCACGCATTCCGACGCTATCCGCCTCTCCGGCCCGCCCACGGCCATGAAGCGAGTCTGGCAGCCCAAGGAAAGCCTGCGGTTCAAGCGGAGTGTGCGGGAGCGAGTCGCCTTCAACGGGAATGGAAAGAATGGAAACGGCCGAAAAGATTGATGAATTGAGCGAGTTTCGCGACGCCATCCGTAGCGTTATCCGAGCCATTTGCATTAGCATCAAAGCAAATGAATGGCCGGAAACAAAGGAACACGATTGGCTCTTCGGTATATTCCTTGGCTTCGACATCGACGATCAGTTTTTGCGCGAAGTAACAGAGAAGAACGGATGGAGCGAAGACGAGGTTGCTAGCCTGATGTGCTATCGGCGCGGAATACAGACACTCATGAAAAAGCAGTTGCCAGCATGATCGAGACTAAACCCTCCCGCGCCCAAGCGGATATCCGCGAGAAGGAAGCCCTGCTGGCGCGGCTGGAGCAACGCATCGCCGCTGGGGACCGCAACCCGCGGCTGGTGCTGATGGCCGAGAAGGTGCGGCAGGTTGTGCAACTGCTGCACGAGATGTGGTTGCTGAATCAGGAGGCGCGAAGGGGATGAGTCGTAAAAGGTGAAACCGGCTTATGCTTGACTGGATCGACAAATTGACGTGGTGGCAAATTCCACTTTTCGTGTTTGCAACCATAGTCCTATCCCGTGTGGCCATCGCGCCCTACTGGATGTACCAGAAGCATCAGCAACAGAGAAAAGCGCAGTTGTTTGAATCCGGTCCGACCACGACCCTGATCTGCAAGATCGAAGCAGCGCTCTCGGACTGGACTCCGGACGGCCGCGAGTGGGAGTTGATCAGGTATCTCCGCGGGACGGCTGACATGATCGAAGCTCGCGGCATGCGGATACAATGGCAAGATGAATTTAGAAGCAGCACCCCAAGGCAAAGCGCCCTTGGAAGCCCGGAGTAAACCTGCTGGAAAGCAGTGGGATAGCCGGGCACTTTTGACATCGGAAACCGGAACAATTGTTCCGGTCAAAAGTTCTGTAACACGGCAATTATCGATAAAATGGCCTACAAGAAATCCAAGCCCGACCAGAATCCAGCCGCGCGCATCAGCCAGGCTGCCGCCGCCGCGCGCAAGCTCTCCGGCCAGCGTCTGGAGCAAGTGCGCAAGCGGGTTGGCAATTATCTATCGAAGGGCTTGGACCGTGAGATTGCCCAGCGTTCCGTGCATCAGGGGACCTCGGAGTTAACCGGATCGCTCCGCCAGTATGCCAAGGGGGGCAAGCTCTCTGGGTCGCTATTGAACAAGTTCGGCCCGCTGGGAAAGGCCATCGAATTCGTCCTGGGAGGTCCGAAGCGCCCCGGGGTGACAAACCAATCCGTCCAGGATGCGATTGACCTGCTCCGCCAAGTCGCGCCTGAGACGCTGGCCCCTGAGTATCGTTTGCCGCATCCGGCGCGTGGCCCACGGCCGATACCGGTTACTCCGGTTACGCCTCCTCCGGTCCAGCCGCAGCGCACACGCTCGCCGTCCGGAGTCCCCCTGCCGGAAGCCTCGCCGCAAGAGCCAGGCGGTCCGACAATTCTCCCAAAGCAGCTTCGCCAGCCGGATGAGCCTCCTCCGAGAATCCCGCAAGCGCAGCCTGTGCCGGCCGGTCAGGAAGAAGAGTTTGTCCCCGCCTCGCAAGTCTCCGGGATCCAGATGATTCCGGTGGACAACTCCAGCAACGTCTATTCCTTCGGGTACGATCCCCAAACGAAGGTCATGCGGGTTATTTATCTCGCCGCCTCGGTGCGTGGATCGTCAGTCAGCGGAAACGTTGGCACGGCGCAAGGCAAGAGCCGCCGCCATCGACCACGCGGCGCGCTGGGGCGGACCGTGACGCAAGATCGCCGCGGCATGGGGCCGGCTTACGATTACTACAACGTGCCGGCCAACATCTTCGAACGCTTCCAAGGGCAGGCCAGCAAGGGCAAGGCTGTGTGGGATTTACTGCGGGTTCGCGGTACAATCGAGGGCCACAGATACGAATATTCCTTGGTGGCAGCGGGTCAATCGAATATCCTGGGAGCGCAGGGACAGGTAACAGGCTCGCTGTTGTACGTGCCTCGGCGGGCTGTGCGCGGCGGTTTTGTAGGCCGAATTGGACCTCGCGGCGTGCCGGGGAGATTGAAGAGCCTGTTGCCGACCGCGATGCGACCGGGGATGCCTCGACCTCGGCCGCCGGGACAGCCTAACGATGGGACAAGGGGGTTGTATCGATGGTAGGAAGTAGACTTCCGACACCAAAGCAAGTGTCGGATACGAAGCAGTTCGTGTTGTGTATTTGCGGCACACGTGGCGCAACGCAAGTGGACAGCGAGTTTCGGGTGCTTACAAAACAACAGGCACTCGACCAGTTGCGTGGGCTTTTGTCGGATAAGCACGGATATTCGCTGGTGTTTGCTACAAGCCCAGGTGGCCTGCCACGCGGCGGCATGGGTTAGCCGTACGGCAACGGACGGCAAGACCTCACAATAACGTCGGATGAAACTTCCGGGGCCGCCACCAAATAAAGGTGAGATCGATGGTAGGAATGCCGGAAATTCGCACAATTGACCCAATAGATACAGGGCACCGCAAGGGAGTTGCCGACGCATTGCGCGCTATCGCAGACAGAATCGAGCGAGGTGAAACCGGTGGAGTTGTGGTGCAAGAAAACTTCACGTCTCCGTATGGAGTTGACAGGTACGGCGCATGCCAAGATGCCGTGCTGATCGGATCAGCGATCCTGATAACCAACTTGGAATTCCTGCCGCAGCATTTTGCGCGCTTGTGTGAATCGCTGAGGCTCAAGAGGTGAATGATGAACGCACAACACCCCGCTGGTGAAGAAATCCAGGCAGGCGAACACGTGGGCCTCGATACCGATGGGAAGCTCAAGGAGATCGACAACTCTCGCCGGCTCAAGATTCTCCGCGCCGATCGGCAACTGTTGGTCGAGTGCTTCGCGGCGCTGCGGCAGTTCCGCTACCTGAACCTGCCCAAGATTCAATCCGTGCCGGCCGATGCCGAGGTTGTGGACATCCGCGAAGATTGGGATTCTCGCTCCCTGAGCATCCTGCTGCGACACCCGTCGTTTGAACGCGTGCCAGACGGGGCGTGCATTCCGTACATCGAGAATGAGTACGTGACCGCCTTCGAGAACATCCCGCTGGAAAAGTCGCTGCTGGTCGTTCGGCACGCTCCCGGCGCTCCGGATTCATTTCGCGAGTCCGTGGCAGAGATTTCAAAAACCGTTGGTCAGCACATCGTTTTGATGCCGCACGGGTATGAGATTGAATCTCTGGACGACGAAAAGCTGGCAGAGATTGGCTTGCAGCGCGTAGATCAGCCCAGCGGTGCAACCTACGGCAAGTCGCCAGTTACCCTATTCGCGGAGTTGCGGGCCGAAAACGAATCCTTGCGGAAAGAGTTCCGGCTGTTCGCGCTGGCCGTGTGCGAAATGCACGGTGGATTGGTCGCCATTGACGATCGCACGATGCACGCGATTAGTCCAACCGATACGCTGATGGTCCACGCAGACGAAGCGAACCGGCGGGTTGTGTACAGTCGGAGCGAGCAAACGACCAGGGGCTTTCCGCCCACGTCTCCAGAGCTGCGCCGGATGCAAGTCGATCAGGCGCGGGAAAGCGTCGGATTGCCGCCGATCGAATGGCCAGATGCACCGTTGCCCTACGATGCCGCGCAATTCGAGCGCGACTACGCCACGGCTTCCGGGCTGACCATTGAACAGAATCGAGAGCTGGGCCTGCGCGTCGAGCCGTGCGACTGCGGAGAGGGCGGGTGCAAGGGCTTCAAGATGGCGCATTCTCCGCCCGACGCCGGGATTGCTCTGGTCAACGCCATGAGCCACGCCACGCGGCGGATTGCCCGGCGGCTCGTGGCGGAGCGCGAGCAGGCGGCGCAAGAGGCGATTCTGAAATCCGACGGCGGCACAACGGCCGTTCCGCCGATCGACTCGCCGTGGGACACCTCGCGCAACATCCGTTCCGCCGTGGAACGTGCCGAGGCACGGCTCGTGAGGCAGCAAGTCAGCCTCACTGCGGAGCAAGCGGCTGCGGCGTACAAAGGCGATACGCGGCCAATTCCCGGTCGAATTGGCACACTGGGCATCATCAAGACCGATACGCCAGGCGAGCCGGTCGTGACGCGCCCCTTTAATGATCGTAGTATCCCGGATCCTGGCATTGTCCCGTGGGCAGAACAGCCGATGTTGAAGGCCGCGCCGTGGGCCGAAGAAATGTTGGCGGATGCGTTCAAGTCTGGGGAAGCGAGCCCTGCGTCACCATGCGAACCGCTGGCCGCTCGCTCAACGGAACATTCAATAGAAACCAGCGTAGGCGCAGCAGGTGAAGTTCGGTTGCCCTGTCCTAGTCGCGCAGGTCTCCTGGGGTCTGAGCGCGCGACATCAGCGAATCCCCGCGGGATGCGGTTCGAATCCGCCGATACGCTGGCTGATAATCCCTGCCCCGAGTGCAAAGGCAGCGGAATCTATCAAGGGTTTAGCGTAGAAGAAAAGTGCAAAAACTGCGGAGGAACAGGAGCAGTATGTTAGAATGTCGGGCGGGCCGCAGCCTGCAATGCTGCGGACACCGCCCTAAACACTGTCACCTTCTTAGGAGGCGAGCAATGCCTGAAAAGCATTCTACAGCGACACGCCAAAGGCCACAGCGCGGAGATTTGACCGGGAGAAAGTTCCGGCTCTTGATGGTTATCAAGTATGTCGGCAGGGACAAAAACAGGAACAGCCTTTGGCTGTGCCATTGTGAATGCGGCAAAGAAACGATCACATGCTCGGCCTATTTGAAAAACGGCGACACTAAATCTTGCGGGTGCCTAAATTCCAAGACGACGGTAGCTAGGAACACCACGCATAATTTGTACGGCACTCCAGAGCACAGAAACTGGACGGCAATGATCGCAAGGTGCGAAAACCCAAACGTCAAGGTGTTCCACAACTACGGTGGGCGAGGCATCCGCGTGTGTGAGCGATGGAGAACATCGTTCGCAGCGTTCTATCAAGACATGGGTCTAAGACCAACGGCTCAGCACACAGTGGATAGGTTCCCTGATCCAGACGGCAACTACGAACCGGACAACTGCCGATGGGCAACAAGGGCGGAACAAAGTCGCAATCAGAAAAGGAATCGCTTGCTCACGTTTAATGGGAAGGTGCGATGCCTTCAGGATTGGGCCACCTTGAGCGGAATTAGTGCAGCGTCGATTTCCAAGCGACTCAAGAAAGGCTGGACAGTCGAGCAGGCACTATCGACTCCGACCAGAGGAAAGCCCGGATCGGGCCTGAACCAGACCGAAGATTGCCGCGCGTGCGGCGGGAGCGGCGTGAAGTGACTGGCCAGTGCATCTCCTGCCGACTCGAACTTGCCGCCGGCATCTCGCTGGGCGGCGACCTGCTGCACTTCTGCGCCGTCTGCTGGAAGGAAATGACACCCGCCGAACGCTCCGCAGCGCAGGCCGCCTACTGGCAGTACGTGGCATCCTGCCGGCAAGCGTACCATCAGGAACAAATCGCCGCCGCCACGTCGGCGCTATACGACTTGGTACGGGAATGCGTCCAGCAAGCCCGCGCGGAAAACGGCTTTCCGTGGGAGAGGAACTAAATCGGTAGGAACCCCTGAAAATGTCGATCGGTTTACAAGAACAGAAGATCCGCAACAAGTCGCTCACGGACGAGGCCATCAAGTTTCTCTCCGACGAGTTGGGCAGAATCCTGGTGCCGGGCTATCATGGTTCGGTCGAGGTCTGCGTATGTGTCCAGGACGGAATAGCGCAGGTCGTGAAGAAACGGATCGAGAAGCTCAAGAAGTAAACTCCCTCGCGGTATCAGATTCCCTGAGCCACGCAAAGCCATTCACCCTGGCCGCGTGTGCTCATGCCATCCATCAACGGCAGTAAATCCCGCCGAGACGATCCCGCCGGCAAGCATCGCGGCATCCCGCCAAACTTCGGCCGCGGCGTCGTTCCCCACGTTGCTACGTTCGTCGGCTTCATCTCCAGTTTCTCCAAGAGCTACCGGCCCAGCGACGAGGCCCTGCGGCATTCCATCGAGCAAGCCCGCTACATGCGGAACGACACCTCGATTATGGAATGCCTGGAGGCCCGCCAACGCGCTACGGCGCTGCTGAATTGGCACATCGAGCCGGAAGACGAGAAAGACCCGGAGCAAGTCGAGCTGGTCGAGAACCTGACGCGGATCGTGGAATTGACGCCGCGCTTCACGGAGTATCGACGCTGGCTCCTGGAAGCCATTTGGTTCGGCCGAGTGGCCAGCCAGAACATCTACGGCTGGGACATCCGACCCAGGCAGAAGAAACGCCTGTACGTCCGCCGCTGGATGCCGATTCACGGCGACAAGCTGGTATTTCGCTTCGACGACGGGACCGGGAAGTACAGCGACGATCAAATCGGCATCAAGTACACGCAATTCGTCGATGCCGAGGATTTCAGCGGGCGATTCGAACTGGAGCCGACCGACTACGGCATGGCCTACTTCCTAAAGCCCTGGGAGCGGTCGCTGCTCACGGTCCATCGGCACATGATCGAGGATGGGGCTTACGAGGATCCCCAGAGCGCCGGCAGAATCCACGGCGTCGGAATTCGGGACAGAATCTACTGGACGTGGTATCAAAAGCAAGAAGTGCTGGGGATGCTGATAGAACTGATCGAGCGAACCGGCATGGGGTTCAACATCTGGTATTACCCGGCCGGGAATGATCAGGCTTATCAGGACACCGTAGAAGCCGCCAAGAATCAAAGCGGCCAGAATGCCGTGCTGATTCCCCGCACTCCAGGTGACCCGGCGCTAGACGGCTACGGATATGACCGCATCGAGCCGTCGGGAAGTGGAATCCAGAACCTCAAGGATGTGATTCACGAGTTCTTTGGCCACCAGATCAAGCGCTACATCCTGGGGCAAACGCTGTCGAGCGAAGCGGACGCCACGGGGCTGGGGAGCGGCGTCGCTGATTTGCACTTGGAATCCTTTCTGCAAATCGTCAAATACGACGCCACGAACTTGGAAGAGTCGATCACCACGGACCTGATCGAGCATCTCAAGCGGTTCAACTTCCCGGGGTCAAGTCATTTCCGGGTGAAGTTCAAGATCGACACGGAAGCCGCCGACGTGCAAGCCAAGCTGCAAGCCGTGTTCACCGCCTGGCAGATGGGCGCCGCTGTCCGCACGGCCGACGTGTTCGACATGATTGGCTTGTCGGTCCCTGGCCCGGATGATCAGGTATTGGCCAATCCGCAGTTGCAACAGCAGCCGGCGCAGGAAGGGCAAGAGCCGCCGAAGTCTCCGCATCAAGCCGTCCTGGAAGCCCATTTGAACGAAGAGCCGAACGCGCACGGGGAATCTCCGCAGCAGGCGTTGCTTGAGGTCCTGACGCCCAGCAACAGCCCGGCGTCGGACGTGGCAGGCAAGGTGGTTCCACGGGGAGTAACGCGGCGGAGCGGGAATTGGAATATTACCCAGTACAATCGCAGCGGCTGGTCACGGGCGCTGAAGTTGTGGGGCGTGAGCATCTAACCAGGGATTCAAACATGGAACGCAGGTCTTTCTTTGGAATGTGCATCGCGGCGATGGGTGGACTGCTTGGGACGCGCTCTGCCAAGCCGGAATTCAAGGGATCGGTTGTTGAGTGGCAGGGCGAGACCGGCACCCTGTCAAAGCCGCTGGAATCAGCCAAGCCGCTGGAATCAGCCGACCCATTTGAGGTAGTCGATGTCATGTACATCGGCGAAGTTTTTGATGCCAATGGCGAAAGTGTCGATTGCATCACGCTACCGGTTCGCCGGATCGACGTGGATCGTTTTGGACGGGCCAGCAATTGGATGCGCGAAAATCTGACGACGACACCAAGTCGCGAGTGTCCTAAGCACGGAGATTTGATTTACGCAAAGCCGATCGGCGACAAGACAGCGTAAGCCGCACCCATAACCTTATATGTTGTGCAAGTTTTTGACCCACAAGGGGGGTATTGGCGATGGGAGTGCTGACCGTCTCCGAAGCAATCCGCGTGCTCTACAAGCGGATCACTCCCGCCGTTGGCCAGAAGGAGTTCTGGTCCAATGAACCGCGCGATGCCGGTGGAAAGTGGACGACTCCGGCACATGAGGCTGTGGCACGACCAAAGGACGACGACGAGCATTTTAAGTTGAGCGATCGCCCGTCGCCAAAGTTCGAGCCGCTTGTCGAGGATCCTCCTCGGGACGAGAAACAGCCGCCACCACAACACGAACCACTCCCGGGTCAGAAGGAGATGTTCGGCGCGACGGTGTCTGCAAAGACCAAGCCGGCCACCAACGAAGCCCTCTGCGCCCGCATCAAGTCCGGCGACAGCGGGGCCGAGGATGCCCTGCTGAAACAGAATCAGGGTCTGGTCTACAGCATTGCCCGGCGATACACGCGCACCCCCGGCGATCTTGAGGACTTGGCCCAGGAAGGAAATATCGGCCTTCTGGAAGCCGCCCGGCGCTTCGACCCTGAGAAGGCCAAGCATTTTTCGACCTATGCCAACCTCTGGGTGCTGGCCAAGGTGGGAAACTACGCCAAGAAATCCTGGAAGCAGTCCACCACGCAAGTAGGTGGCGACGACGACGAAAGTTCTATCGACGATCTAGCCGTGGACACCGGGGACACCTCGCCTGGATCTGGACTGGAAACATCGGAGTCACAAGACAAGCTGCGCGCCGCGGTGGCAACGCTTCCTGAGCGAGAAGCCCTGGCGGTCCGACTGCGGTTTGGTCTTGAAGGTAACGAACCGCACGAGTTCGAAGAGATCGGAGACAAGTTGGGCATCTCTCGGCAACGGGCGCACCAGATCACCGAGAAGGCGATGGAGAAGCTTCGCCGCACGATGAAATACCGGCGCGTGGCGGACGTGCTCAAGGCGCTATATGCGAAGAAGCACAAGCCCGCAGCCAATCAGGCGTCGATGTGGGGAGAAGAACAAGAGAAGCTCCATCCCCGCGATGAGGGCGGGAAGTGGACGCACGCGCAAATGAGCGTCGCCAAGAAAGCCGTCGAGCACATGAAGGGCAAGTTGCACGGCCCGAAGAGTAAAGAGGACCTTGTGTTTGCGGCCGGCGATCACTACTTCAACGATTCCGAGGCACGAAAGCACTTTGATTCACACAAGCATTTTCAGGAGGGCGTGAAGGCGCATTTGGAAACGTCGGAGCAACAGGCTGCGCCAGAACAGTCGGCGGCAAAAGAGCCGCACGAAATGACGCTGGACGAGTGGGTCCAATCGATGATTGGCAAGCCATATAGAAACGGCACCACGGGAGAAAATGCGGTCTATAACGAATTGGACTTGGCCCGCCTCAATCAACTGCACGAGAATCATGTCGCCACCGAACTGATTCACGGGGGAACGGTTCTGCCCGAAGTGCTGGCCGATTATCCCGACCTGCAGCCGAAGGCCACCGAGAAGCCTCAAAACATCACCGGTAGATACTCCCGCACCCTCTCCACCCGCGACGCCCTGCGCAAGGTCATGTACGCCTCATACCGCGGGAGCGCATTCGTCGTTCCAAAGATGGTATCCCTACAGCCGCCAAAACCTGGCGTTGGCCAAAAGCACTTCGGATTCGCAGGCGATTCGGGAGTGCATCAGCCGCCGCAGGACCCGGAGTTCGAAAAGCTCCATCCTCGTGGAAAAGGCGACAAGGGCGGCCAGTTCGCCGAGAAGCCGGAAGGCGAGAAGGCAAAGGACGATGCCGAGAAGAAAACCGAGAAGCCGGCAGCAGAATCAGCGCCACACCCTCTGGCGGCCAAGCATGCCGAGGCCAAGAAGCACGTCACGGTCCCTGGATCAGTCACGCTGTTGAAGCACGGTTCGGAGTTTCACGCCTTCGGGGACGATGCGGCCAAGCTGGCGGAACATGGCATTGGCGACGGTCAACACGCTCACTTCGGTATGGGGGAGTTAAATCGGCACTTGACGAATCTGACGGGCAAAGGCCAGCGTGTGGCGATCGCCGAACCTCGCGGGAAAGAGCCGGTCGCCGAACCTCCAAAGCCGCCGAAACCGGAGCCGATTCCGGCCGAGCGCCCCCCTGCGATAGCACCGCCTGCCAAAGCCGCGCCAGCTCGCCGCGTTGCACCAGCGCCGGCCGTCAAGGCACAGGCGACAAATCCACCACAGCAGCATCCCAGCGTCCAGCAAGCTCTGCGCGACCTGGAACAAAAGCACGGACTGAGGAAGTCTCCGCCGCATCAATCGGACGTTCAACTTGCGCCGGAATCGCCATCCAAGCCGCAATCCGTCAAGGAAATCATCGCATCCGTTCACGCCAAGCATGGATTGCCACCGCGAGCGAAGCCGGCACCATCCAAGCCGCCAACCTCAATGACCCTGGCCGACATCGCCGCATGGAACAAAGCCGGACACTTGAAGATTCCGTCAAGCGTCACGTTGGCTGGCATCCAAGAACGCATGGCCAGCCGGCAATACGAGCCCGTCACCATCGCCAAGCAGAAAGACGGCACGCTGGCGGTCATCGGCGGAGCGGAAAGCCTGCTGGCTGCGGCCAAGAATCACGAGAAGCAAGTCGCCGTACGACTTTCGGACAATGCCCACAAGCACTTCGCACAGAACTCTCCCAAACCAAAGGTAGATCCGGAGAAGATTGCCAAGGGAGTGAGCGCCATCAAAAGCCGCCTGATGAGCATTTCTGACCATTCCCCGATTCACGAGCGGGTGCATCAATCGCTTGGAACGAAGTCCGTCCGGGAAGTCGAGCAGCGATTGGACGCCGCGGCGCAATCCGGCGACATGAGCACACTAAAGGCAGTCGAGCAAGCCATCTGGCCGGATCGATACCCGAAGTCCACAAAACAAACGCTGTCCGACCTGTTCAAGAAATCCCATCAGCCGTCGTCGGAAACTCCAACCCCAGCACCGCACGAGACCCCCTCGGCATACGAGGATTGGCTGCCATCTGAATTTCACCAGAACATTGCCAGCATTTCTCAAGAGCACGGCATCGACCCGGGCGACCTGCGCGAAGCAGTGGATGACCTGCACCGGGAATCCGTTGATGGCTGGCGAGAGCGTTTGAACATGTTCAACGCCTACCAAAGCAAAGGCATGACCCCCAGCAGCCTCAATGCCTGGCAGGAGTCCGGCAAGGACTTGGAAGAGTACCCCGGCATGGATGAAGCGGTAGCCAGATTCTCCGGGACGTGGGGCGAGCACGGCGGGTATGGCGCTGGCCAATTCAACGTCGGCAAGTCCAGAACCAGCGCTGCCGTAGACAGCCCAACAGAGCAATTCGTCGCCATGATGCTGGCGGGCCGGCCGCGGAAGCCGGTCAAGGACGAGGGGATGATTCGCACGGCCGCCGCACAAGTTAAATCAGCGCAGCAGTATCGTCCGGCTAGTGGCGAGCAAGTTCCGTTCTCGCGCGAAGGCCGGAAAGAGCGATACCTGCGGGACCTTTGTGAGCATGTGAACAAAGCGGCCGGTGACTGCCACCCAAATCCCAGCGATCCGCAACGAAAAGCCGGAAACTTTCGCAAGGGCCACGTATGGGTGCATGGCCTGCCCATCAGCATCGAAACCGCTAAGGGATTCAAGCGCTGGCCCGGGGGACCGCCTCTGGCTGCGCACTACGGCTACATCAAGGGGACCAGCAGCCGCGACGACCAGCAGCTTGATGTATTCGTTGGCCCCGTGCCGTCGAGCCAAATCGTATTCCTGATCGACCACCGCAGAAAGAGCGGGCGATTCGACGAGACGAAGGTCCTCATTGGTTTTTCCAGCCGAGAGCAAGCCGTCAAGGCGTATCTCTCGTCCTATCCTCCGGGCCGCAGGGCATTCCCGTTGACCAAAATGACGATCTGGCAATTCAAGGCCTGGCTCAAGGAGGGCGACCAGCGTACCCCGGTCGAGCGACAGGTGAGCAAGTTCGCGCGGTCGCCAGCGGACGTGCTCAAGCAGCTTTACAAAAAGATCAAGCCAGCCACCGGGCAGATCGGACTATTCGCTCCGCATCCCGCCAAAGCCTCAGTGCAGCATACCGCCACGGTCGCGCTGCCCGAGCCCAACTTCACCGGCGTTATCAAAGACAGCCTCGGCCGCGAGCAACACTACGTTGACGGCGTGCATGTGGCCGGGCCGCAAGATGCGGAGACGCCGAAGCCGGTCAAAAAGATCGAGCCAAAGCCTCGGCAGAAGTCCATGTTCGACGATGACGTGCAATGGGTCGAGGTCAACAACACCCACGTCGCGATTGAGCCGGATGGAAAGATCGTCCACGGTCCGGAAGGCATGGAAGGCAAGCAGATCGACGAGATCGAGAAGGTGGAGGAGCCAACGGATGTTATGGCCGAATCGTCGGAAGACACCGTAACGGAACCATCGCCATCTCCCTGGAAACTCTCCCGGGGCGACTTTCACAAGCAGCAGAAGCCGGGCTACGACGTTGCCGCCACGAACCGCGAACACAGGGAATCGGTCGAGCAAGCCCTGGCAGAAGGAAAGGATGTTCCCGCTGAGGCATATCGGGATTACGCTGATTTGAAGCCAAAGGCCAAGACGGTTGAGGAGGCGATTCGGGGCGTGGTGGCTCCGAAACCGATAGCGAGCGCTGCGGAACCAAGTACAATAGGATTGGAAGGCGGTCAAGAGCGTGCGCGAGGCACTGGTGGGGATTTCCTCCGTATGACGCAAAAACCGTTGACAAGTCAGCCGCAAAAAGCCTAGTATTACGGCTGAGAAACCGAAAAGGTATTGGACCAACCAAGCCCGCCGTCCCGCAAAGGGACGAGCGGGCTTTTTTATTTGCCGAACGATGCCTGCAACCTTAGCTCCAATTCGCACGCCTCCTCTGGACGAATACTCCGTCGAGCACGACGTGCCGATCTTCACGGAGCACACCATCGAGGTCGAGGGCGACAGCGGCGAGAAAGAGTCCGACTGCTACGGGCTGAAGGAACTCCAGTACATCACCGACAACCTGAACAACCGCATCGAGGATACCGGCGACTTCGTGCCGATCGTCGTCGGGCACACCGACCCGGAAGATAAATCGGTCAAGCCGCCTGTCGTGGGGTTCGCCGGCCCGTACAAGATCGGGCGTTTCGGCCGAACGAAACCGCGATGGGCCATCTTTGCTGAAAATTGGTGGACGCGCAAGGATCCCGCCACGGTCGAGCTAATCAAGCAGCATCCGCGGCGCTCCGTCGAGCTGTGGCGAGAGGATCGCTACGAGGATCGGTTCTTTGACCCGATCAGCCTCCTGGGCGCAGACACGCCTCGTCTGGACCTGGGATTGATGTTCAGCCGAACCAGCGGCAAGAAGATTCGCCGCTACTCCGCCGTGGCACCCAGCGGCACCAATACTTTCGCTCCGACGTTCGGGGATGAAAAGAAGAAGCTCAATTACGCCGGCCCAGAGCCGGACGACATTTCCTCCGAGGAGGGCGATATGCCTAGCGTCGATGAAATCGTTCAGGCCCTGGAACAAACCGACGTTTTTCAGTGGGCGCGCGGGAAGATGGCCGAGGAATCCGGCGTTGGTGGCGATGCCGATGACGCTGCGCCTCCTGAGGCTCCGCCTGCCGCCCCGCCACCAGCCAATCCGCCGCCCGGCGATCAGGAGAACATGAACATGCCCTACGCCAGAACCGGCGACAAGGACCGCTACGCCCGCCTGGAGCGTGAGTTGCGGGAAACGAAAGACTTGTACGCCAAGACGGACCGCGAGAACAAGGCCCTCAAGGATCGTCTCGACGCCAAGGACCAGGAAACGACTCGCGCCGTCCGATACGCCCGCCTGCAAGAGCTTTCCATGCAGCACGTCCTTGACCCCGAAGAGGAAATCGAGGAAGTGCTGGCGATGGACGACAAGACGTGGGACAAGCATCAGGATCGCATCCTGAACCGCTACGAGCGAATCCCCGCCGGCCGCGTGCTGCCCTACGAGCGCCCCGCGATGCTCAAGAGCGAAGCCGCTGATTCGGCCGCGGAGAAGGAAATCGCCGAAGAGGCCGCGAACCTGGTCACTTCCAAGCGGAACGCTGGCGAGAAGATCACCTACTCGGCCGCCCGTGAACTCGTTGTCCAGCAGCGCAAACAAAAGCGAGCCTAAGTTCGCAAACTGAACCTTTTGGTATCGGACCAACCGAGCCTGTAACACCCTCCATTCAGGAGTAACAGGCAATGTCCGGTATCCCAGGTTTTCAAGGCGTGGCTGGCGGCGACATCAACACCAGCCGCTTCGTCAAGATTTCCACCGCCGCCAACAAGACGCTCTTGGAAGCAGGCGCTAGCGAGCGTTGCTTCGGCATCTCCCAGGAAGGCACGGCGCTGGCCCCGATCCCCAGCGCAAGCGGACTAGCGGCCGTCGCCGGCAATCCGATCCACGTCTACATCCCCGGCCAGTTCTGCTTGCTGAAGATCGGCTCCGGTGGGTGTGTCGCTGGTGATCAGCTTGCTCCAGGAACCGACGGCAAGGGCGTCATCAACACCACGGACAAGCGCTGGACCGGTGCAATCGCCTTGGAAACCGCGTCCGAAGACGAGTTGGCGCTGGTCTACGTGATGGCCGGATTCAACGCGGCGTAACCCCCGAACAACCAATTTTTTCGACTTCTGGGTACTGAATCACTCAGGCCCGTGAAAGCCCCTAACAAGGAGTTGACACGTGGCTGCTTACCCATCCGGTAGTAACACCTTCGTATTGAGCCACGACGCGACCCAGAACATGGTCGTGGACTTCGCCCGCAACATCGAGGATTTTGCGGTCAATGAGTACGTGCAAATTCGCAAGGTCGATAAGGTCGCCGGCTACTGGCTGCAAATGACAGTCGAGGAAGCCGGTCGCATCCTGAACACGAACCTGGCCGACTTCGAGTGGGCGGATGGCACGGTCGATCCGGAAGCCAACGACGGAACCGAGTCGTTCGAGTTCCTGTCCTACCTGGCCAAGCGCTATCGCTTTGGATTCAACATGGGCTACCTGGCCAGTGGTCAGGCCGGCTGGGATATCATCGCCCAACACTCCAGCATCAAGGCCCGTCAGGCGATGACGGCGCGCACCCAGAAGGTCGCCACGCTGTTGCAGACTTCCGGAAACTACGACTCCACGCACACCTCGGCGGTCGCGTCCATCACCGGCGTATCCGGAAAGTGGGACGTATCCACAACGGCGCGGTCTGACATCAAGCGGTCGCTCGATTACGCGGCGGACATCATCTACCGGGATACGCTCGGCGCGGTCAGCAAGAAGGACCTGAACCTGGTCGTTTCACCGGGCTGCTTGCGGAAGATGAGCGTCTCGCAAGAGATCGTCGATCTGCTCAAGGGTTCTCCCAGCGCCTACGGATGGCTGCAAGGCGCACTGGCTGGAGAGAAGGTGGACTACGACGTTCCCAAGGAGCTGTACGGCTACCGCCTGGTGGTCGAGGGAGCGGTCAAGGTCACTTCCCGCAAGGGCGCCACCCGCGCCACGAGCTATGTCTGGAGTGACACGTCGCCAGCGCTCATCAGCCGCGTAGGCGCGTTGGAAGCCAAGATTCCTTCGCAGGCCCCCAGCTTCTCGACCTGCACGCTGTTCATGCAAGAGGAAATGACGGTCGAGACCCGCGATGAACCGGACAACCGGCGCACGAAGGGCCGCGTGGTGGAATGCTACGACACGAAGCTGACCGCGCCTTCGAGCGGGTTTTTGTTCACGTCGGCTGTGGCCTAATTGCTTGGGGCAGCGGCAATGGCATACGCAACCGAAGCGCAGTTGAAAGAGAGATTTGACAACCGCTTGCTTGGCCAACTTGGATCGGATTCGGGACAAGCCTGGGACGCCAACTGCTCAACCAACATCGCGGCCGCCCTGGACGACGCCAGCGGAATGATTGAGGCCGCCCTGTTGATGGGGGGTCGATACACCACGGCTGATTTATCCGGACTGACCGGAAACTCGGCCAAGTACCTGGTTCGAATCACTTGCGATATTGCCATCTCCATGCTGATGGAGCGGCGCAAGTATTCCGACGACGACGCGCGGGTTCACGCGCTGGAAAAGACCGAGGAACACTTGGAAATGCTTCGCAAGGGGTCGCACATTTTCAACATTCCCGCGGTGGTCGCGGCTGGCAGCATTCACGGCGAAGTCGGTCCCACGATGGTCGAGCTGGAAAACTCCTCGCTGATTCGCTACCGCACCAAGCATTATTACCCACGATCCAGAACACCCGGCGACAGGTAGGTGATACATGCCTCTCGGTACAGGCTCCATGACGGTTCACGTCGCCGGCCCGGCGCATTTGCAAGTGGCAACGCCAGCCTCCGGGGCACTCGAAGACCTGGGGTACTCTCGCAACGGCGTGGACGTGACCTTCCGCGGGTATTACGACGATGTGCCTTCGGACTTGATGGGCGGGGAACTTGGCCCGCCGTTGGATGTGCAGTATTTCGGCGAGACGGCCGACATCCAATGCCAACTGACCAGTTACCAAACCAGCGTCTACAACAAGGTCCAAGCACAGCTTGCGGCCGGAACTGCTGGCACTCCGGGAACCCCCGGAACATTGATGTTCTCGGAATTGAAGGCGTTCCGTCTGCGGATTACGTCCACCATTGAAATCCTGAACTTCGTCAACGTCGTCTTCCGTCAGCCGCGGGAAATCAACAAGGGAACGCGGTTCAGCCAAGCAGTCGTGGTGGCCACGGCTTACGAAAACGACTCCGGGGTCTTGTACAACGCGACGTAGCATGTGGAACTGGCTCAAATCGCTCTTCCGGCGGCACGACAGCCGGGAAATCTTCTCCTTCTGGGATGGCGTGCGCGAGCGCCGCGCAGACCCGATCACGCTCTATCGCGGATTGTCCAGTCACAAAGATTACAACCTGGAAAACGACATCCCCGCCACGGTTGAAGGCGATCCGACTGCTCACGCCCTCACGGTTCGCGTCGTCCGGGAAGTGTTTGACGTACCCGGCTGGTCGGAAGATAGCCCAGGATTGACCGAACGGGAAACCGTCGAGTTACTTTGGCAGTTTGACGGCTACCTTGAATCGCTAAAAAAAAGTACCAATCTGACGCTGATCTCGCGGCCTGCTATGGAGCCGCCGCCCTCGGAATCCTCTCTCACGAGCAGCGAGTCGGACTCTGGCTCAACATCTCACGAAGCCAAATCCGACAAGCCTACGGAGTGCTTGGAGCCGTTAGCAGTGCCCTAAAGGATTCGGTCGGTGCCGAGTGGTTCAAGGCCATCTCTGAGACCGAAGAAGAGGGCACGGCGATGTACAACGTCCATTCCGCCATGTCTGAAATGATGGGCGATCGCAACGGCCATCCCCTGGGAGGCCATCGGTAATGCCTGCCCCTCTCATTCCCATCATCGCCCGTGTGCTGACGGCGATCCTGCCACGCGCAGGGGCTGCTTTGGCTGGCCGGGCTGCCGTCGCTGGCGCAGGTGAGGCAGCCGCCGGAACCGCAGCACGAGCCACGGCAGGCCGCACGTTGGCATCCCACGGGACAAGCAAGGCCGTATTGGGAACCGGCGAAGCGGAACTTGCCGCAGCCAGAAAGGCCAGGATCGGCAGAACCTTCCGGATGCCGACAAAGGCGGATACCTCCGGAATCACAAAGCACGTCAGCGACAGCAACAATCAGAGTTTCATCGACAAGATTCAGAATGCTCGCGATTTGCTGAAGCAGGTTGCGCCGCAAGTTTTGGCCCAGAAAGACACGGCGGCATTTACACCTCCGGCCGCCACGCCGACGCCCGCCCCACCAACGACTCCCGCCCCTCAGCCGACAGTTCTCCCTCGTCCGCCGATTCAGGCTCCGACTCCGCCAGGTCAACCAATTGAACAGCGAGCCGGAGCGCCGCCGGTTCAGCCGCAGCGGCCAATTATAATCCAGCGACAACCTCAAACATTGCCAACTGCGCAGGCTCCATCCGCGCCGGTACAGGCTCCGCCGGTCCAACCGTCCGCCCCAAAACCCCAGCCAGCACCACAACCAACCGCCTCTAAGATTCTGCATTCCCCGCGCGCCAAAGCTCCGGGCTTCATGGACCAACTGAGGAAGTTCGCCACCAAGGCGGGGAACTTTGCTCAAGACGCTGGGTTGTACGATCCTTCTCGGGCAGCGCGAGGACCCGGCGAATCAATCCTTCGCGGTGCGCATACCTACCTGACGACGACGCCCGAGCAACGGGCCGCCGAGAAGATCAGCCCCGTCAAAGATTTCGCGATGGGCTGGCTGCGAAGCTGGCGGCGCCCACCGGTCCCACGGAAAGGAAAGAAAGAGGACGAGGGCAAGTCGCCATTCAAGAAGGTCAAGCCTCCGCCAATCGCCGGTACGATTCCACCCAAGCCGCGCAGCCGAGAAGAGTACGAGCCGGAGAAGTCTCCGCGCACAATCGAAGAGCTGCACAAGGAGATGCTGGCGCTGTACCAGCGTGGCGTCACCAAGGGCAAGGAAGCCGACGCCATCCTGGATGAACTCAAGCGCGCCGAGGCCCTGCAAGCCAAGGCCGATGGCAAGGGCCCGCTCTCACAACCCAGCAAGGGAGCAATCACGCTCGGCGGCCGGACAGCTCCGCAAGCGCCTCCGACGCCAAAGCCCCCACCGGTTCCGGCTGTCCAGCCGGCTCCCGGAGGAAACCTGTCGAGCGGCAACCTCGCCTCCGCCTTGGCTGCGAACACCTCGGCCGTGCATGGCCTGACTTCGGCGATGCAGTCCCAACCCAAGCAGAGATTCGCCACCGGCGGAATGGTTCCCGGCGCTGGCCGCGGAGATAAGGTCTCGGCGCTCCTGGAGCCTGGAGAATGGGTGCTGACCCGCGATCAGGTGAAGCGCATCGGGGAAATGAACCTGCGCAACCAGCGGTTCCAGCACGGCGGCCCGGTACAGAAGTTCGCCGGCGGTGGGCCAGTCAGCGGCGCGGCAGATATCGACGTGCCCGGGCGGCATTTGAGCGACGCCTTCTCCGGAGCGCTGGATCGCGGCAAGCAGGCCCTGAGCGGACCGGGGGGCTTTATCTCGGCCGTGATGAGCACCCCGCCGGCCTTGAAGCGATTCAGTCAGGATGTGCTACAGTCGAGCGAATCGCTGCGAAGGTTTGACGGCCGGATGAGTATTGCGTTTTCCAAGTTGGAATATGGGCGACTGAGAAGGGAAGTTGAAACGGCCGGGGCAACTTCGGGAAGCGCTGCGGTATTGGCGTCAGCCGTGGATAGCATGGAAAACGATCTGCAAGGCATCATGCTCATAGCGAGGATCGCCACAAACTATCTTGCGGTAATCGCAGCCCAATCGGTTGGTCTTCTGGCGAAAATTGCCAGTAAAACAATTGGGCCGGCCATGTTAACCGTGCTGGCAGAGATCGAGAAAAACACTAGGGACTCGAACGCCAAGGCGGGAATTCCGGTCGTGGAATTCTTAAAGAAAGCGGCTGAGTACAACAAAAAAAACAGGCCCTAGGATAACGGACGCCAAGCTTGGCTTCATCGCAATGGCCACCGCCAAAAGAACATACGCCGCGACGACCCCCGAAATAGTTTTTTTCATGTGACTACCCAAGTCCATATTGAAGAAGGTCGAGAACCGCGCCAATAACAGGCAGTAATTTCGGGGTCACCAGTAGGCCAGTTGCCAATAGCGCCCAAGAAGAAATAGCCAGGATTGACAACCATCGGGGTTTCATGTGTCAACGACTCTAAAGTACAACGGCGTGCAAATCAAGAACTGCACGCTCAAGGACTTCCGCCAAAAGCTGGAATACGATCCCAGCGGCACAGACCCAGAACTAAATCGGTTTCGCATCAGGGTCAACGGGTATGTTTATTTGCATTCCTCTGCCACGGCCGCGATTAACGTAAACGAGGATGGTGCCGCCGTTCCTAAGCCGCAAGTCACCGTTCCCCGTGGACAGACCAGCGCCGTTGGCATCTTCAAGCTGGCTCGCAAGTTGCTGATGGAGCCTCGGCGCGACTTGGAACTCCTTTTTAATGGCCAGTCGGTGCTGGTGGCCCAGCCCACAACCTCCCCTGGAGACGTAAAAAACGGCATCGGGGACGTGGACAACGGCCCCAAGCCGATGTCCTGTGAGATTGTAAAGGTTGTCGGGAAGAAATCTATCAGAATCGAGTTTGAAATCGAATGTGCCCTGGTCGAGTGTGATTCCAACCGCAATACCCGTGGGGTGCTCTCCAACCGCTGGGGGCAGACTGACGATTACGACGAGAATTTCTACACGACGCGGACCACGACCGGGAGACTGCGGATCGCCAGCCAGTATTTGGGCGCGATGGGTCCGCACTCCTTCCGCTCCTGGGTGATGCCGCCACTATCGAAGGGCTTCAGGCGTCATTCCATGAACTTCGTGGCCACGCCAGATCAGTTGGTGCTAGAGTACCAAATCGTTGACCGCCAGATTGACGCCGCTCCGCCAGCGCCCGGAGTCACCTGGAGCGGAACGCATAGCATGAGCACGGCGGATCAGCTCCGCATCCTGGAAGAGGTCAACCTGACGATTCATGGCCCGCCGGGGCAGCCGGACAAAAAACCGCTCATCAGCATTGCCGCCGACGTGGCTATGGACAAGCTCGATATTTTGAGCAAGCAGAACGGGGAAGAATTCATTCTCGAACAGGCGTCAATCGTCGATCATATCGATACTGCTCAAGTTGAAGTGCGGATTCAGATCGCCCGAGTCCCCAAGGATCCGATGGCATTGCTGAATTTCGACACAACGAAACTTGGTCTCTGGCCATCGCCGGTTAATCAGGGAGCTTATGATCGGCTGAAGTCGGCGATTCCCACCGCCTTCGGCGTGAACAGCCCTGGCGGGATCCTTGTCAGCCATCTGCAGACGCAATGCGACAACGCACATGCCATGCCCGCACAAGGCGAAAAGGACCCCTCGGAGAAAAAGAAGGCAAAGATCGAGGCCACCACAATTGCGACCTATGAGGGCTCGAAGGGGACGCTTACGACAAGCAGCCTTCAGGCCAGGAGTTACTCCTCGGCCCATCGAAAATTCCCCTACACCCACTACGAAATGTCCGCATCGTACTTGACCAGCATGAATCGGATTCAACTTCCGATTGCCAGGTCGAACAACGATAGGGAGAAGGATTCGGCTGCAATCGTTACGCTGTCCCCGGCCACGAGTAAACTGATCGTCGAGGTGCAGGCTGAGCGCGCCGGAAAGTGGCCGGACATTCCTGATTCGTTAGATATGAGCGATGAGACAGGAAACCGGTATTGGCTCCTGAAATCCAAGGTGACTCCAGAGACCCCACGGCTGGGAGTGAATGCCCAGCGGGACCAGACCGTATTTGCGGTGAAATGCCACTACGAGTACGGAACAACTCGCCGGGCGACTAAGATAGAGGCCGGCCAACAACCCGCCTTCGCGAAGAACCTGTTTTCGCACACCGTTCCGGCGTCGGCCTTCTTGACGGACATTTTCGATCTGAGATCTGGTGCAAGTCTCACGAGAAGATAGCTCGCCATTATGCAAAACCTGCTAAACTAACCGCCAACTGGTATCGGACACACCGAGCCGCGCGTTCCCTCCGGGGACGTGCGGCTTTTTTCATGGAGATAGACCATGAGCGCCACAACCATCGAAGCAGAAGTCCTGGAAGCCTCGTCCGCCAAGACCGCCAGCAGCACGGGCACGACGGCGATCGGGGGCCGCGGCGAGTTCCGAGCAGCGGAGTTTGAGCTTGACGTGACGGTATCCGACACGGACGCCGGCGACACCCTTGATGTTTTCATTCAAACCACGATCGACGGGACCAACTGGCTGGATGTCGTGCATTTCACCCAGGTCATCGGAACGGATACCGCCAAACGGTTCGTCGCCAAGATCGTAGGCACGCTGGCGGAAGCCATGTACGAAGTCGCCTCAGCCTTGGCCGCCGGTTCCGTTCGCCACATCCTTGGAAAACGCTACCGGGCGCGATGGGACTTGGTGGACGCCGGTGCCGACAACGCGAGCTTTACCTTTTCGATCACTGCGAACTTCATCCCCTGATGGCAGTCAATCTGACAACGCTGTTCACTCGCTGGGGCAAGATGCTCTTTGCCCTGAACACGCTCAACACTGCGCGTCTGACCACGGTTCCGGATGAAATCCAGGATGTACTCGACGAGTTCGCCTCGGCCTCGGCGGCCATTCTCTCCACGGTTGACAATCTTCCCGATGCCATTCCCGCCTGGCAGTCAGGGACCGGCAGCATCGCCACGGAGCTACAGGCTTCATTTCAGGCCCTACTGGTGCAAATGGTCAAGGATGACAACGTGCAACCCGATGACGCACTGCTGACGGCCTACGACGAGCTATTGCGGCAAATGGACGCCAGCAGCGACACGGTAGACGCCAGCGTGGTTGCGGGCACGGCGACGGCGGACGCTGGGAATACCGGGACCGGCGCCTTTCTGGTTTCCGTAAAACGTGGCGATGGGCGCAGCGAAGAGAACCTCTACGCGGAAGATGTCCGCTTCATTTGCACGGCGCGCGGAGAATCGGCGACGTTCAGCTTCGCCGGGGAACCCACGGTCGATTACCTCTCTGAGCAATGGCCAGATGGCTCGGGCTGCTCGGGCAGCGTGACCGTCATTACCTCAGACGACAGCCTGGCTGACAATGGCGGCTTTGAGGACGAAGACGATATTTCTGACGTGCCCGATGGTTGGGAAGTGATCGTCGGCACTCCTGGGACCACGTTTCGAATTACGGAGCCCGAAGTTCAAACGGTTGTGATTTCCGGGACTCCCACACTGGGAACCTATGCCCTGGTGTTCACCAACGCTGCCGGAAAGGTGCAAATCACTGGCCCACTCGATTTCGACGCTGACGGTGGGACCGTGCAAGCAGCCCTAAATGCCCTGATTGGCGCGGAAGGCTGGACGATTGACACCACGGGGACCAGCCCAAACTACACGCACACGATCACCATGCTGGACGGACCCGGAGGCAACGTCACTCAGCTTAGCAGCATGGCCTCGGCCACGTTCAATGGCACGATCGGCCACGCGACGACAACCGTTGGTGGGGAATCCTTCCGTGGCTCGAAGTCCCTGGAGTTCATCGGCGGGGCCACGCTCAATGCGATTCAGATTCCACTGGCAGATCTGACGGCCGCGACCGCCTATGCCTGCAACATCTGGGCGAAGGTGAGTTCCGTTCCCGGCGCGGGGGACTTTCGCATCTGCCTTTGGGATGGCTCGGCGGTCGTCAACGATGATCAGGGCGTAGCCAACAGCCTGACTGTCAACTGCCCCGGTTTGACAACGAACTGGGCCGCCCAGAAGGTGATGTTCCAGACCCCGTCCGTTATGCCGCCAGTCTTGTATCTGCGGATCGAACTGACGACCGCGCTTTCCGGCGGGGTGTCTCTGTACCTGGACGAGCTGGCGTTCGATGCGGCAGATTTGTTGTACATTGGCGGGCCAAATGCTAAACTGTTCTCCGGTTCAACCCAATGGGAAGTAGCGGACGCCTTTACGCTGGCAATGACGAACGACCGGGCGGGAGAATTCCAGACAGGAGTGTTTCGCGCAATTCAATCTCCGGAAAGATTGTTGCCAAGCAACGCGGCGGCTGGTGAAACGATCAGCGACGCGCTGGTCAGCTAGAATCAAAAACGGTGCAAAATGGTGATCTCCTTGAAGCTTGGCGTGATCCGACAAGATTCTCAGGGAGAGTACCGTTATGCCACGAAAAGGACAGCCGCGCACAAATCGTTTTTGGAAAAGAAAGCGACCGCTATTCGCGCGAGGTTGGCGGTTGCCGGTTAGAAGAATCGGCCACGGCCGACGAAAGTAAGGAACGATGTCGATTCACGAGATGTACGGCCGCATGGCGGAGGAAAACCAGCGACTTGCGCAGGAGTACAAAAACCTCCTGGGATTGCTGGACAGCGTGCGGACCGGCAAGGTCGATCCAGCGAGAATCGAAATCAACATGGCCGCCGACTCGTGGACGCTGCTGCCAGATAAACCGGTCGCGGAAAAGTCAGAGAACGGCGAGTGGAAGAAACGTGATCCAGTCACCGGAGCGGAGTTAGCACCGAACTAAACTTAACTGCCTTTCGGTATCGGATTCCACCGAGCCGCAGAGTCCCAACGGATTCTGACGGCTCGTTTCTTTTTGGAATTCGATCATGGCTCTTACCGCTTCCAACGGCTTGGCGATGGCTGGCACGACAGCCCAGCGTCCCGGATCTGCGGAGACCGGTCAGCCGTATTTCGATACCACCATCATGGGCTGGATCGTGTGGAACGGCACGACCTGGCAAGATGCCGCCGATTCTGCCTCGGCTGATGCCGCAATTGGCTCAATCACAGGCGGAGACTCGTCCCTTGCAATCGCCGGCCTGGCAGCCTCCGGGAGCGGTGCCGGTGGGTCCGTACCAATTTCCGGGTCAGTCGGCGGAACGCATACAACGGGCACTGGTGGGGCTGGTGGGGCATCTGGAATCACGGCTGGAGCTGGCGGCGCGGCGAGCGGCGCGGCTGGTGTCGGCGGGGCCGGCGCGGCAGCGAACCTTACTGCTGGTGCTGGCGGCGCTGCGTCAAATGCGGCGAGCGGAAACGCTGGAGCCGGTGGTGCATCTACCGTCTTGGCTGGCGCAGGCGGGGCCGCGACCGGGACTGGCGCTGCCGCTGGCGGAGCTGGTGGTCTGGCGAGCGTAACAGCCGGCGCTGGTGGCGCAGCAGCGGGAACGTCTGCCGCGGGCGCGGGCGGCGCAGCTTCCCTTGTCTCCGGCGCTGGTGGCGCGAAGAGCGGCACAGGAACGGCCAACGGCGGCGCAGGCGGGACAGTCTCGATCACTGGCGGCGCTGGAGGGGCAACGGCGTCAACCGATGCAGGATCGCTTGGTGGGGCTGGCGCACCTATTTCGATCACTGCCGGAGCTGGTGGGGCTTGCTCTGCGGGAACCGGCGCAGGTGGTGTCGGCGGCACGATCACGCTGGCTCCCGGAGCCGGCGGTACGTCAGCCGGCGGAAATGCTGGTGCGCCGGGTCGAGTCAAGGTTGGCGGCGCTGGCCTGTTCGCGTTTGCCAATGCTCAGACGATCGACATGGCCGACGCCACGGTGCAACTCACGCTGGTTCCCGGAGTCCCAGCCGGCACGCTACTGACTTCCACGGTGCTGTACATCGACGCCAACTCTGGCGCGACCGAAGACCTGGAGTTGCCGCACGAAGCGGACTCGAACGGCTTGGTGCTGATTGTCAAGAACACGGGTGGGGAAGACATCGTGGTGAAAGACGATTCTGGAGTCACGACCATTTGCACGATCAGCACCACGGAAAGCGCCGTCCTGTTCTGCGACGGCACAACTTGGAGCGGATTCGTCGGACAAACAACGTAATTATGTGGTTTTGAAACAAACTAGACATGATAAAATGACCCCGCGATGTTGTAAGCATCCGGGGTCGTGGCCAAAACCTGAAAGGAAGGTTTCGACGATGATTAGGGTACGCGAGGAAGCGTGTGGCGTAAAGCAGGGAGACAAGTTCGAGCGACTTGAGGTAATCGGCTGTCCGTTCAGCAATGGAAAAGGCAGGTGGTGGGCTGTTTGTTTGTGCGAATGCGGAAACGTTATCGTCTCAGACGTGCAGAACCTGAAAAAGCCAAACCATACAACGTCTTGCGGTTGTAGACATAAAGAAATCACCAGGAGCCAAAAGCCGAACCTTAAGCACGGAAAAACGGATCACCCGCTTTACTCTGTTTGGATTGGAATGCGCCGGCGATGCACAGACGAAAAAGATCAGGAGCACTTTAGGCGATACGGAGGTCGGGGCATCTCGGTTTGCGACGAATGGCAGGACTTCGAGGCATTTTACCAATGGGCAATTGCGAACGGATGTAAGCCCGGCCTGACCATCGACAGGCGAGATAACGACGGAAATTACGAACCAGGAAATTGCCGCTGGGCGACGGATGTTGAGCAGTCAAGAAACATAAGCACTAATGTGCTCATTGCTGCGTTTGGCGAAACAAAGTGCGTAAGTGCGTGGGTCGAAGATGAACGATGTGTCGTGAAGCATCACACCCTGCTAGGCAGAGTCCACGCAAACAAAATGACCGCTGAGCAGTGCATTACACAGCCGTCTCGAAACCGACGGTAAACACATTTCTCGGTATCAGACCAACTGAGCCGACGGACTTCCGCAAGGAGGTTCGCCGGCTTTTTTGTTTAACAAGGAGTCTTCGATGCCAACCCTAACGCTTTTCGGTCATGACCTGTCAGGAACAACGGCCCAGCGACCAACTAACGTAGAAATTTCTCAGCCGTACTTCGATACCGATCTTGGCCAATTGATGGTCTGGAATGGAACCGCCTGGCAGGCCGCGGCTGATGCGTCCGATTCAGTGGTCGATTCGATCACAGGCAATGATGCCACATTGGACATTGCCGGAAAGGCCGGAACCGCAGCAACCGGTGGTGCAGGCGGGGCCGTGCCGATCGCCGGTGGAGTCGGCGGAACTCATACGACTGGAACCGGTGGCGCGGGCGGGCTTGTGACCGCCTCGGGCGGTGTGGGTGGCGCGGCGTCTGCCGCTGCCGGTATCGGCGGCGCGGGCGGCGCTTCTACCGCATCTGGTGGAGCCGGCGGTGCTTCGACTCATGCCTCTGCCGGAAACGGCG